GAAAGTGAAAGAGAGGAGAAAATAAATATGATTGATAAGAACAAGGCTCTTGAAGCATGGAAGCACCTTGATGCAATTATTGACGATCTCGATTGGAGTGGCGCACTTGCCAATAACGAGATGTGTAGAGTTGAAGAGTCTATGAATATTATCTATCAGTTTATTAAGGAGGAATAATATGTATACTGTCCCTTTTCTTTCGTTTGCTGAACATCAGCAAGATCTCGAGGACGCGGTTAATATCATTCTTGAAGCAAGAGCAAAAGGAGAGAATTGTTCGATCGAGTTTGAAACCGAAGTATCTGATGAAGATATTGCGTGGGTTATGGCAGAAGTTAATCGAAGAATGAGAGGGGTTATTTAAGATGTGGGATCCTTTTATTGAGATTTGGGAGGGAAAAAGCTATGAGATGGCTATGTTTCTTTGGTGTCCATGAGTTAGAAGACAAAGATCGTTTTTCTAATTTGCTTGATGACACGTGGATAAAGAAATGCAAATACTGTAATCGCTATACGGCATATTGTCATGGTATAAAAACAAATATGTCGCAGAAAGCAGCTAAGCGTCTTATAAGAAAGGTAAATAACATTGCAACAGGAGAATAATTGCAAACACTGTAGTGCACCAAATACAAGATGTATTCATTGGCAAGGTATCTTTTGTGAGCTAGATATGGAGGTACGAAGAATGACGACTGAACTTAAAGTAATGGTAGGTGTACCCGGTAGTGGTAAATCCACTTGGGTCAAGCAAGAGATTGCTCGACTGGAAGATGATCACCGCACCACTTGTGTAGTTTCCAGAGATTTAGTGCGGAAGTCCCTCTTAAATGATCGCGATAGCTACTTCGATAAGGAAACCGAAGTATTCAATGAGTTCGTGCGGCAGATCAATAAAGCCATGGAGCTTGGTATTGATGTTGTGTTTGCTGATGCAACGCACATTAGTCCTGCTTCTCGAGCCAAGTTGCTTGGTCGACTGGCGGCAGATCCGCACACTAAGCTGACCTTTGAGGTTATTGATGTTCCTCTTGATGTTGCAATTAAGCGCAATGCGCAGCGTAGTGGTTTCGCTAGAGTACCGGATTCTGCAATCAAGAATATGAAGAAAGGATTTTCTATCCCGAGTGCAAAGGAGTTTCCTAAAACTAAGTGGGGCTTTTCGGATATTAAAATCAATGTACATGGATATGAGAGAAAAGATTGAATGTAGAGGAGGGTTTTAGCTATGCAGTAGTAGAAGATTTAGCAAGAGTAATAGACTACTTTATTAACTAATCAAAAGGAGTGATAACACTGAATATTTATGTTTCTAGCGACTACCACCTGAACCATGATAAGGAATTTATCTGGAAGGCTCGCGGTTTTGATAGTGTCGAAGAGATGAATGAAGCCATTATTACACGAAATAATGAGCTTGTTTCTCCAGATGATACTTTGATTATCTGCGGCGACCTGATGCTTGGTGGAAGCGAAAACCTTGAAAAAGGTATTGAAATGCTAAACCGCATGAATGGTAAGAAACTCATTGTTGGCGGTAATCACGATACTCGCGCGAGACGCGAAGCATATCTTAAAGAAAATATTCCGGTATTTGATGCTTATGCTTTCACTTATCGTGGGTATCATTTTTACGCATCGCATTATCCTACTTTGACCGGCAACCTTGAGCAAGAATCCCTCAAGCAGGTGACTTGCAATCTTTTTGGACACACCCATCAGACTACCAACTTCTACAATGAAATTCCTTTCATCTACCACGTAGGCGTTGACTCACATAACTGCTACCCTGTTCATCTTGATACCGTAATCGAAGACATGAAGCGGCAGGCAAAGAAATGTATTGAAATGCTTTAATTGGCATTTATAAATAAATAAACAATTTAATATTAAGGAGTAAAACACATGGAAATTCTAACCACTATTCTTCCTTTTGTTCCCGTAGCGATTATCGTAATTGCGATTATCGTATTTCTTGTTTCGAGCTATGTAAAGGCTCCGCCGGATGTAGCATATATCATCTCTGGTATGCACAAGAAACCGCGAGTACTTGCTGGTAAGGCTGGTATTAAAATTCCTTTCCTTGAACGAATGGATAAGCTGGCACTTGGCGCTATTCAGATCGACGTAAAGACAGGATCTGCTGTTCCTACCGCGGAATACATCAATGTACGCGTTGACTCCACTGTTTCTGTACGAGTAGGACAGACTGATGAAATGATTGCTCTTGCTGCACAGAACTTTCTGAATGTATCCCGCACGGAGATTGCTCAGAAGATTAACGATCTCCTTGAAGGTAATATCCGTGAGATTGTAGGTCAGATGAAGCTGACCGAGATGGTTGGCGACCGCAAGGCATTCTCCGAAAAGGTACAGGAAAATGCGGTGCCTGATCTGGCTCGTTTCGGCCTGGAACTGGTTTCCTTTAATGTTCAGAACTTCTCTGATGACAATGATGTTATCACCAATCTTGGTATTGATAATGTCGAGCAGATTCGCAAGGATGCTGCTATTGCTAAGTCTAATGCCCAGCGTGAGATTGCAGTCGCTGAAGCAGAAAATGCTAAGGCTTCTAATGACGCTCGTGTAAAGGCTGAGGAAGAGATTGCTAAGCGCAATAATAGTCTTGCTATCCAGAAGGCTCAGCTGAAGCAGGAATCCGATACTAAGCAAGCTCAGGCTAATGCTGCTATGGAAATCGAGTCTGAGAACCAGCGCAAGCTGCGTGATGTTGCAGCGGCTGATGCAGATATTGCTCGTCAGGAGAAGGAAATCGACCTTAAGGAACGCGAAGTTACTATCAAGGAACGTGCTCTGGAAGCTGAGGTAAAGAAGACCGCTGAGGCTAAGAAGTATGCCGCTCAGCAGGAAGCTGATGCGCGACTCTACGCAACGCAGAAGAAGTCTGAGGCTGACCTCTATGAGCGTCAGAAGACCGCAGAAGCTGAACGTTTTGAAGCAGAGCAGCGAGCTGAAGCACAGCGTGCAACCGCAGAAGCTATTCGTATTCAGGGTGAGGCTGAAGCCGCAGCTGCAAAGGCTCGTGGTGAAGCAGAGGCAGCTGCTATTCAGGCAAAGGCTGAGGCAGAAGCTGAAGGTCTTATGAAGAAGGCAGAAGCCATGAAGCAGTATGGTGAAGCTGCTAAGATGGATATGCAGATGGAAGCCCTCAAGATGTACTTCCAGCAGCTCCCGGCTATCGCAGAAGCAACTGGTCAGGCGTATACCAATGTTGATAAGATTGTGATGTTTGGTGACAACACAAGCAAGCTCTCTGGAGATATTATCAATAATGTCGCTCAGATTTCTGAGGGACTGAGTGAGTCTCTCGGCATTGATGTAAAGGCTATGCTGGCTGGCTTCCTTGGCGGAAAGATCGCTGATAAGAACTAATTTTAAGAACCTCGTCTATATAGACGAGGTTCTTTTTTTTATCGCCAGTGTCGTCAGGCTCCGAGTTTCCGTGCGCATATGCCCAGCAATTTTTTTTAGTAATTAGGCCAAATTTGATTTATCTATAAAAATGTGCTATTATATAGATAAAGAGATAGATAAGGAGAATTAAACAATGAAACTAATTAAATCTATATATAAAGCTCCTGTAGTTGTAAAAGAATATTGCGAAGAACAAGGCATAACTTTTGTAATAATCAATTATAATGGAAAAAATTTTTATGGTACAGCCATTTTAAGCAAGCAAGATGAAGGTTTTTATTCTAAAAAAGTAGGCTACAACATCGCCCTATCAAAAGCAAGAATTCAAGCTCTTAAATACTCTTATGGGAAAGAGGAAAATAAGCTCAATGCCCGCAAGCAATTCTATCAAGAGGTATTAGGTTTCGGTACTAAAACTTCTGCGGAAGTTGACCCCTCTAACGCCTTCCACCACAATATTGCGCGTATTGAATCTCGCCTTTCCGCGATTAAATCAGCTCTTGATAAAGAGGAAGATATGTTAAATAAATATATTATTGGTCAAGATAAAGCGATTGAATCTGTAAAGCGTTTTAGACGTAAGGCCAACGATAATTAAAAATTCCTTTTTATTTATCATTATAAATAAGAGGTGGTTTTATTGACAATATTATTATATATCTTACTGGGAGTTCTTTTGATCACTGTGGGTACCACCTTATTGACTAGTGTTACTGAAATCATCAGCGCACTAACAGAACTCGTTAAAGTTAATATAAATGAAAGGATTGTTCGACACAATGTTACCATTAGTGAACTTAGTGAGTAGAAAACTCAAACTAGAACAATCGGATTCACTACCACAACCGAAGAGGACAATGAATATGTATAATGAATTTCGCTTCCCAACAGACACTTATTTTTATGATACTTGCTCTCTATTGTTGGGAGGAGAAGAGTTATTTGAGCAAGATACTAAGCCATTTTTAGTATCCTCTATTACACTTAAAGAGCTTGAAAGAATTAAGACAGCATCTAATAAAGACGCTGATGTAAAATATTCCGCTCGTCTCTTGTTACATCTATTTGAGAAATATCCAGATAGATATGAAGTAGTCCCGCATAAGATTTGTTACGAAAAAGTCATTCTTAAAAAGGGATTTGATATTACTGATGACACTAGAATCTTGTCTGATGCAATCGCGAGAGATAAGGATGAAGATATTGTATTCGTGACTAACGATCTTAGTCTTAAACATATCGCAAATCAATTTCTTGGTCACGGAATGATAGAAAGCGTGAATGAAGATGCTGATAACTATACAGGTTATGTAGAAGTAATCTTAGATGATAATGAGTTAAATGATTTCTATCAAAAGGCAGAGAATAACTTTGGTTTACTGCCAGGACAGTATCTCATTATTAAAGATAAAGACAATAAGATTGTAGACCTGCGGGTTTGGACAGGTGATGAATTCAAATATCTTGTTTCAAAGCCCATTAAATCTAAATGGTTTGGTAAGATTGTCCCGTATCAAGATGACATCTATCAAAAAATGTTATTTGATAGTTTACGAAATAATAAGTTGACTTTAGTAAAAGGCCCTGCTGGTAGCGGAAAAACTTATGTTTCTCTTGCTTATTTAATGGCAAAATTAGAAGCCGGAGAGCTAGATAAAATTATCGTATTTTGTAACACTATTGCCACAGCAAATTCTGCTAAATTGGGTTATTACCCTGGAACAAAAGATGAAAAACTACTAGATTCTCAGATCGGTAATCTGCTAAGTAGTAAATTTGGAGGCAGAGAAGCTGTTGAAAAAATGATTGCGGACGGCAAGCTAGTTCTTCTACCCTTTTCTGATATTCGTGGATATGATACAACAGGAATGAGTGCGGGTATCTATATTTCCGAAGCTCAAAATCTAGATCGCACACTTATGAAACTAGCTTTACAGCGAGTTGGCGAAGATTGTATCTGTATCATTGATGGTGACGAAAAAACCCAGGTAGATGACATTCATTTTTCTGGAGCTAATAACGGTATGAAACGTGTCTCTAAAATCTTTAGAGGACAAGACAGTTATGGTGAAGTCACTCTTAAGAATATCTATCGAAGCAAGATCGCGGCGATTGCTGATAAAATTTAATAGTTAAGCCAAGAGTTTGAAAAAAACTCTTGGCTTTAATTATATCCTTAGCAACAACTAAGATTTAATTAATTGTTACTAAGATAAAACTAAATAACTTAATTCACATTTGGAGGTGAACCATTAATGGAAATAAAATTTATTCCCGCTCATTCATCTAATTATTATAGTGGGCGTAGTGGTAACTCTATTCTATATATTGTAGTCCACTATACTGCGAATAACGGAGATACAGCCGCTGGTAATGGCAACTATTTCTCTGGAGCTAATCGTCAGGCTTCCGCACACTACTTTGTAGATGAAAACAGTATAGTTCAATCTGTGAAGGATTCAGATGGTGCTTGGCATTGCGGCGGCTCTTTAGAGTCTTCACACCATCCGTATCGAAATATCTGCACAAACCGAAATTCTATTGGCGTCGAGATGTGTAGCGATATTGTAAATGGTAAATATGTCATTACCGAAGCAACAGTAAATCGTACAGTTGAACTAGTAAAGATGTTAATGAAGAAGTATAATATTGCGGCAGACCATGTTATTAGACATTATGACGTAACTGGTAAGCGTTGTCCAGAACCTTGGGTACGCGATGAAAGCAAGTGGATTGATTTCAAAAAGCGTCTGACCGCAACTGTACCAATTAAAAAGGAGGAAGAAATTGTGACACAGGATCAATTTAATAAAATGATGGATACTTACCTTGCACAAAGAGATCTAAAGCCTATGACTTGGGAACAAGAGGCAATGAAATGGGCACAGGAGCAAGGTCTAATTAAAGGTAACGAAAAGGGTCAGTTGATGCCAAAAAGCTTCCTGACTCGCGGCGAATTCGTTACTGTATTGAAGCGCTATGCTGAAAAGCAAAACTAAATCAACTTAGCAAAAAAAGCATAGACAAAAATCTAAGAAAGAGTTTTCTAAATAGCTAATTTGCGATATTCGCTTGCTGTTATGGGTCGTAACTCTTTCTGGTATTTTGTTAGCGTTTTATTGCGTGCACTTAGGATATCTTGGGTCTTTACCTTGGATTAGTGCGTTAGTTGGTTTACCTTGGTCAGCTCATGGGATAGTTTGCTCATTCTATCTTAATATGAGTAAGTCAGATCATAAAAAGGGTGGGATTACCTACGATCTAGCTATGTATAATGCATAGTAGTAGATGACATACCCCTCTGATGAAGATTCAACGATCTAATAATAAAGCTCGATAGACTTTCGTCTATCGAGCTTTTATTTGTTTTTAATTTGATTTTTTATAAAAAATATGATATTATATATACAGAAAAGGAAAAGGAGAACTTAAAAATAAATGAAGTATTTGAGGTATTCGCTATGATTGTGATTTATACAGATGGTTCGACCTTGAAGAACGGCGATAAAAACGCCAAAGGCGGTTTCGGTGTTGTAGTTTGTGAAGCCGAACCGTATCAGGATCCAGAAACTTATAAGGTAATTGCCGCGTACTCAGAACGAGCTGAAGGCACTACAAACAATAGAATGGAAATGTCCGCTATCTTGTGGGCTATCAATAACTATGGAGCTAAAGATGGTGATTTCTTTGTTCCTGTTGTTTATAGTGACTCTATGTATTGCGTGAATAGTTTCACTAATTGGATTAAGAACTGGAAGGCAAATGGCTGGGTTCGCGCCGGCAACAAGCCGTTAGAAAACAAGGATTTAATTCTTGAATATGATAGACTTACATCAAAAGAAGGATTAAAAATAGATTTACGATATGTAAAAGGACATAATGGAACACTATTTAATGAGCTTGCTGATCAATTAGCCACGGGCAAAATTACTGAACAGCAAGTATTAGATATGTATGGAGGTTAAAGATGGGAAAACTATATGATGAGAAGTCCATTGAGTCACTCTCGCCTCTTGAATTTACAAGACTGCGGCCAGGTGTTTACGTCGGCAGTACTGAGTACTCTACTCAGCTGTTGATTGAGATTGTATCTAACGCAGTTGACGAATTTAAAGCAGGCCACGGCAATAAAATTAACGTGACTATTAAGAAAGATAATACTATTATCGTAGAAGATAATGGTCAGGGTTTTATTCCTAATGCCAAGCGAGACGATGGAAAGACCGTTCTTGAAGCATCTTTTAGCGTACTCAATACTTCTGGTAAGTATTCTGACGATGGTGTTTATGAAGGAACAGCTCTTGGCTTGAACGGTATCGGTAGTAAGCTGACCACTTATCTTTCTCATTGGCTCGAAGTAATCAGTCATAGAGATGGTAAGTATGAACATATCTGGTTCAAGGAAGGCGTCTTTGAAAAGCGTGAATGTGGTGCATGGGATAATAAGAATTATCCTTCTGGTACTCTTGTTCAGTGGCAGCCAAGTGAAGAGTTCTTCACTCATCCAGAAGTAGATATGAATACCATTCTCAATTTGTTTAAGGTAATTGCATGCTTGTGTCCTGGTCTTACTATCGAGCTAAATGTAGAAGGTAAGCCGCAGGTAATTTTCTCTTCTAAGAATGGTCTAATGGATCTTGTGGACGAGGCAGTACAGGGCAAGGAGATTTTAAAAAACCGTCTGAACTTCAACTTTTCTGATAACAAGAACAAGCTGGATTTAGTTCTGACCTACACAAATTCTTATTCCGCAACCATTGTTCCGTATGTAAATACTGGTCTTACAGATTCAGGTCCGCATATTACGCAGGTAAAGACTATTCTCACTAGAGAAATGAATAAGTTTTTCCGTGAGAAAGGTTGGCTGAAAGATAAGGACGAAAACCTCACGGGTGAAGATTGTCAAGAAGGCGTATATATCGCGTTCAACGTAACTGCGCCAGGTGTTGCATATGATGCGCAGACCAAGAGCAGAGTAGTTAAACTTGATATGAAGCCATTTACTTCGGCCATCGCTGAAGAGCTTCAGTATTGGCTTGCAGCGAATGAAAAAGATGTCAAGAAAATCGCGGATAAGGCTCTTAATGCGCGTAAGGCTAGAGAAGCAGCACGTAAAGCTCGTGACGCTGCTCGTGGTGTAAAGGGTAAGAAGGAAACTGGTTTAAAGGCAAAAATGCAAATCAGTAATAAGTTTATTGATTGCACGAATAAGAATCCCAAAAACCGCAATCTTCTGGTAGTAGAGGGCTTGTCTGCAGGCGCCTCCGCAGTAGAAGCCCGCAATCCGAAAACAGATTGTATCTATATGTTGCGTGGTAAAATCGTATCTCCGCTTAAAACTGCGGTAGAAAAAATTCTTGCCAACCAAGAGATGTCTGATATTGTACGCGTAATTGGCGCCGGATTTGGTTCTTCTTTTGATGTTAACAAGATGAATTTCGACAAGGTTGTTATTACTTCTGATGCAGATAGTGATGGCGCAGACATTGAGTTGCTGCTGATTACTTTCTTCTATACTTATATGCGTCCTCTTGTGGAAGCTGGTAAGCTATACAGAGCTGTAACTCCATTGTATATTATTCGTCATAAGGGAAATGAGTATTACTGTTACACAGAAGATGAACTGACTGAATGGAAGAATACTCATACCGGTTCATACGATCTGCTTCGCGCAAAGGGTCTTGGTGAGTTAAATCCTGAGGACTTGCAGAAAGTATGTTTTATGAATGAGAGATATAAACGTATTTCTATCTCTGATGCAGAGAAAACCACGGAATTGTTAAATATTCTCATGGGTAGTGCAGTGGAACCTCGTAAGCAGTATATCTATGATAATGCTAATGAATTAGGTTTCAATTTTGAGTAATAAGGAGTGATTTTATGAGTTTGATTACTGAAGTTGATATTCTTGATGAAGCGAAAGATAATTTCTTAACATATGCAGAAGAAGTCTTGACTGATCGAGCCATCCCTGCCGCAGAGGATGGACTCCTTAGCGCTCAACGAAAAATCTTGTGGACTATGGAAGATTACTTAAAAATGGATAGCAAGAGTAAGACAAAGAAGTGTAATGCTATCATTGGCTCTACGCTTGCGACTTCTTATTTCCATGGCGATATTGCTTGTTATGGCGTTCTTCGTAAGATGGCGCAGGAATTTCTTATGCGTTATCCTCTTGTTACAGGACAGGGACAGTTGGGTACGCAAGAGAGTAATGATATGTTCTCGTCTTCTCGTTATACTGAAGCTAAGCCATCTAAGTTTACTGATCTAATGATGAATGACTTTGCTAAGAAAGTTGTTCCAACAAAAGAAACTTATAATGGTGAATTCCAGGAGCCAATTATTCTCCCGTCGTTGTTCCCTAATGCTATCTGCAATGGCCGTCAAGCTATTGGTATTTCAATGGCACATAATTCCGCGCCACACAATCTTACTGAGGTATGTAACGCTGCGATTGCACTAATTGAAAAGGGCAATCTTTCTATTGATGAAGTATTGTCTTATATTCCCGGTCCAGATTTCCCTCTCGGCGGCACGGTTCTTAATATTAAGGATGTGCGGACTGCTTTTGCATCTGGCAAGTCTAATGTATCACTTAAAATTCAAGGTGATTACGAGATTGATGGGCAAGACATCATTTTTACAAGCATCCCTTATCGAACTTATCGTAACAAGATTAAAGAGCAGATCGAAAAGAATATTGATGTTCTGAGCGAGATGATTGACGACTTTGATGATGAGTCTAATATCGGTCAGAATAGACTGGTATTTCATATTAAAGATGGTGTTTCTGTATCTAAAGCCTTGAACAAGCTATTCCTGCTGACTGATTTGCAGTCTACACTATCTTACAATATGAATTACATTGTCAATGGTACACCTAAGTTATGTTCTATGGTGGATCTGCTGCGAGCTTATGTAGACCATCAGGAAAACGTGTTAATCAATGCGACAACCTTTGATAAAGAAAAAGCAGAAGCAAGAGCACATATCTTGGAAGGTCTAATTGCGGCAGTTGATAAAATTGACGATGTAATCGCGCTTATCAAGCAATCTGCTGGTCGCGCAGACGCCCGCACTAAGTTGATGGAATTTCTTACCGTTGATGAAGTGCAGGCAAATGCAATTCTTGATATGAAGCTCGGTAAATTAACACGCATTGACAAGGAAGAACTTGTAAATGAGTTGAAAGAAAAGAGAGCTTTTATCGAGGAGTGCGTCAACCTTTTAACTAATAAGGAAATCCGCAACCGAGTTCTTATCGAGAAAATCTCTAAGTTAAGAGATACTTATGGTGACGCTCGTAGAACTAAACTTCTCAATGTTGATATTCCTAAGCAGGAAAAAGAGATGATAGTAGTCGAACCGAAGGACTGCGTTGTAGTAGTTTCTAAAAAGAATACTATCAAGAGAATTGATGCTAAGAGTTTTAAAGCGCAGAAACGCAATACTGTTGGCGTTAAGACTGGAGATATTATTGTCTTTTCGCAGAGAACTAATACTCAGGATACTTTAATGGTATTCTCGTCTAAGGGTAAGATGTATCGTATACTGGTAGACAATATTCCAGAGGGTACTAATGCGTCTAATGGTGCGCCTATCTCTAGCTTAATTGAATTTGAGAATGGCGAAGTACCTATGGCATTTACTACTCTAACAAGAGATACAGATAAGAAATTTATTTTCTTTGCTACCAAAAATGGTACTATTAAAAAGGTTCCGTTAAATGAGTATGATAAAATGAAGCGTACTGGCATTATTGCAATTAGCTTCAAGGGCGATGATGAACTCGTAGATGTTACATTTATTAATCAAGAGCAGATGATTCTTGTAACTAAAAATGGTATGACCATTCGCTTTGGAACTGCGGAAATGCCCATTTCTTCTCGCACAGCGCAAGGTGTAAAGGGTATGAAACTAAATGATGGAGATAGTGTAATTGCGGCTTTACCGATCACAGATCCCGCAGACTATCTTGCTATTGTTTCTAAGAATGGCTTAGGCAAGAAAATTAAGATTGATGAACTTACACTCCAGAATCGTGGAGGTAAGGGTCTGATGTGCTATAAGGAAGAAATTGCAGGTGCGGAGATTATTAAGGAAACTGATAATCTCCTCATCAATGGCAATAAATCTTCTATTGTTATTAGTGGTAAGGATATTCCCACTCTTGGAAGAGCTTCTATGGGTAATATCATGCTGAAGAATAACGATCAGACTATCTCTATTACGCAAGTATAATAAGAAAGAATGGCTACGCCATTCTTTCTTTTATTGACTTTTCTTTTTAATTATTCTATTATATTCATATAAAAGAAAGGGTAATAACAATAAATGAGTTTTGATAAAGAAAAGATACATGAATTGTATCCCGAAGCAGAGGAGCTAATGATTGAGCCGATGCTTATTTGGAAGCTCCCAGCAGGCAAGAAATCTATGCTTTCTGAAGTATGCTCTAATGGAGAATACTTTCTTGAAGAAAAGATCGATGGAGCCTTTTATCAGTTTGTAAAAACCGAAAATCATTGTTATCTTTTTGGTCGCACTATAAGTAAATTATCTGGTATTCTTACAGAAAAAAGTGACAATGTACCTCACCTAAAAGAAGCATTGAACTGTCTTCCCGCAGGAACAATTCTCATTGGAGAAATTTATGTTCCCGGTGGTACATCGAAAGATACTGTAAGTATTATGGGCTGTCTTCCAACTCTTGCTATCAAGAGACAGAAAGACGCTCCAATTCATTACTATGTGCATGACATTATTGCATATGATAGTGTCAATCTTATTAACTCATCTGCGGATTTGCGCTATAAAATTCTTGCAGCAATTTGGAAGAAACATAATCTCAACCAGTATAGTTTCTTGAGACTTGCTACTCGTGTTGACGAAGATATGGAAGCTGAAATCTCTCGTATCTTAAAATCTGGCGGTGAGGGCGTAGTCTTAAAGAAGAAAGACTATCCATATAGTCCTGGTAAAAGACCCGCTTGGTCTACTATTAAAGTTAAACAGATGGATTCTATTGACCTAATTTGTACGGGTTTTTGCGATGCTACTAAAGAATATACTGGTAAGGAGCTAGAAACCTGGCCTTATTGGGAAGAGCGCGGTGAGCAAAACCAAGATGATGAATATACTTGGCTATTAAGCGAAGGTCAGTATTATGAAGATTATGTTCATAATCCTCATATTTATAGACCAGTAACCAAGCCTTATTTTCTTGGTTGGAAAACCGCAATTAGAATTGGCGCATACAATGATAAAGGTGAACTTATTGACTTAGGTACAGTTAGCTCTGGATTAACTGACGATAACAAAAGAGAGATGACTGAACATCCAGAATTATGGCTTGATAAGGTTGTAGCTCTTGATTGTATGCAAGTTGACAAGAAAGAACACACTCTGCGGCATCCTGTTTTCAAGTGTAAGAGAGATGATAAGGATGCGAAAGATTGCGTAATATCAGAAATTTTTTGTTGACTTAAAAAATATTTTCTGATATAATATATAATGTAATCAGGAAGCAATAGAAAAGTTAAAGGACAGATTATATGACCCGAAAACAGATGAAGAAGTTCGCGGACGAAATCTACAAATGCGAACTTATTCACCAAGATGAAAATGCTTCGAAAGAAGCAAAATCTCGTGCTGAAGCTAGAATCATATCTCTTACTAATCAAATTATGGCTCTACCAGACGGGATAAATGCTTTACTGGAAATTGATGCAATGATAGCATCGAAAAATAAATAAATGTATTAAGAGAGGAAAAATTATTATGATGAAGGAAAACACTCGTAAGGTTTTTGATTATCTGAAGGACAATGCTGGCAAGGATCTGACCGCGGCTGATATCGCTGAGGTTCTTGGTCTTGAGAAGCGCCAGGTTGATGGCATCTTTACATCTGCTCTACAGCGCAAGGATCTTGGCGTTCGTGAGCCGGCTGAGGTTGAGCTTGCCGATGGCTCCCATCAGAAGGTTAAGTATCTCCGCTTGACCGACAAGGGCATGGCTTTCGATCCTGACGCACAGGAGTAATAAATTGAGAGTCGGTAAGAGAATATCTCTTACCGACTTCTTTTAATTATGGTATATTTACTATTAGGTTTAATTATTGCTGCTTTGGCAGGATATACTGTCCACCTCCGCAATGATCGGCTTAAAGTAGTATCAATAAATAGAGAGCGATAGGCAGAAAATGAGCGCATTGAATCAGATATTGAACGACATAATCTAGATTTAATGTAGCTAAAAGCTAACATAGATTAGTAGAATGAAGTTATCAACTCTTTAATTGATACAGCTACTAAAATGCGGGAAAACGCAGAGCAGCAAGCAAAAGAGAGCGCAAAAACAATATATGCGCGAGAAACTGAAAAATTAGAAAAAGTCTATCAAGAGTTCGAACAGCAAAAGGAAAAAGAACTCGCGGAAATCGCCTAGTAGGTTCTAGTAGAACAAGACAAACTGGAGCAGTTAGAAGCTAAATAGTTAGCGTATATCCAAGCTCAATAGCGTCAAGAAGAGAGTGCTGCAAATTAGGACTATTATCGACTAACTATTGATGATTTAAGTGTTAATGATATAAGTCTATTACGAGAATTATAGACTCGTTTCTTCAAGAAAGAAGCTATTGATAAGCTAATCTGGGAAACTTATTATAAGCCATCTTATGATGCACTTATGAGTAAGTTATTTCCAAAAGCCTCTAAAGTCTGTGGTATCTATAAGATTACTAATCTAATCACTGGCTAGGCCTATATTGGCCAATCTGTTGATATTAAAGAACGTTTTAGGCAACATATTAAAACTTCTTTAGCTTACGGTCCAGCGACTAATAAGTTATATCAGGCAATGCAAAAATCCGGATAGCATAATTTCATGTTCGAAGTTTTGGAAGAAGTGCCTCGAGCTTAGTTGAATGAGCGAGAGACTTATTGGATTGAGTTCTATAAAACAAAAGATTATGGTCTAAATAGTACCAGAGGAGGCTCCTAATGTTTAAGGTAATTACAAATAGAGGAGCTGGTAAAACAGCTACCTTAATGCGATATGCTAATTAGCTTGCTAAAGAAAATCCCGACAAGCAAGTTTTATTTGTTGGTAATGCTCCTTCTTCTCAGGTAAAACGATTTATTACAGAAGTGGGACCGCTTCCATCAAACTTGGGATTTATTAGCTATTCATATTATATAGATAATTTTAGAGGCAAGAGATGCGTCGCCGTTGTAGATGATTTAGATTGTTGGTTAGCTAGCAATTTTAACGTCGTAGGCTATTCTAATACAGTGGGAGAATAATAATGCAAGTAAATAATGTAAAGATTTATGACCTTGAAGAGAGTCTAGTCGCGGCAGGCTATCCAATGCGCACGACCGCGGAAATGCGTGAAGCAACAGAGTAGGATGTAAAGCGTGGCACTAGACTATCAAAGGCAGCATCGAGTGGCAATGGTGCACATAATCAGTTTATGACTGGTATTAGAGTAGCTTTTGATTTAACCTGCTCTAATAAAATGTGGGTAGAGGCTGAGAGATACCGCTTCTTGGAGTTTGTAAGTTCTCAAAGTACAATGCACCGCATTACCAAGTTTGATGTGCGAGAGCAATATAATGAATATGTTGATCTTCGTGTTATTGATATTATGGAAGAGAAGATCACTCGTTATAACGCGCTTGATCAAGCAAGGGCGCAGGCTGTAAAGGACAATAAGGTTGCTCTTGTTGTCAAATTAACCGAACAGATGAAACGATTATATCTTGAAATTCTTTATACGAATCCCGCGGGATTTGAGCTTACTGCGCGCATGACCACGAATTATCGTTGCCTAAAGAATATTTATGTTCAGCGTCACGATCATCGTCTCCCCGAATGGAGAGAGTTCTGCAAGTGGATTGAAACTCTTCCGTACGCACAAGAGTTAATTCTTTGTGAAGCATGATGGATAGCGCTAGTTGACATAACTTCTTTTTTATTGTATTATATATACATAAGAAATAAAGGAAATGAATAAATGAATAATAAGTATAAGAGTTTTATTGAATATTTCGATTGGCTCATACAGAATTGTAAGGAGCCAGTAAATCTTCCTGATGAGGTTCAGGACGTCTATAATCTGTTGCGTGAGCAGCAAAATATGGAGAAGCCAATGTTCACAGAGAGTGGACTGGCAATTTTGGAATACTTACAGTCCTGTGATGCTACAAGTTGGAAAGCAAAAGATATTGCAGATGGAATGGTTATTTCATCTCGTAAGATCTCTGGAGCTATTCGAAAACTCGTAACTGATGGGTTTGTAGATAAATATGGCCAGAATCCTGTCATTTATAGCTTGACGGAAAAGGGTAAAAATTTTGATATTAACAGCTATAAAAACAATTTGAACGAGAACTAAAAGGAGAATAATAATGTCCAAGAAAATGAAAAATGAGTCTCATGTTGAAGGTTATGTTTACGAGCACAAGCTGGAAATGAAGAAGAGTGGTCCAAACTCTAAGAATCCTGGTACTGAATTTATTAGCGGTATTCTGAGTGTTGCGACAGATGATGAACTGCTCAATGTTGTGCAGACTCATTTCACTTATGTTACTGCGGTAACTGCCAAGGGTAAGCCCAACAACACTTTCAATGTTCTTCAGTCTATCATCAGTGGTAAGATTGGTTCTGTTATGGAACATGGTAAGGAAAATGCGGGTAAGGTTCGTATTGATACTGCCATTGGTCTGAATGAGTGGTATGATAAGGATGACAAGCTCGTCTCTATTCGTCGCAATGAGGGTGGTTTTGTTCATCAGGTACAGGAGCTGTGTGAGCCGAAGAGTCGCGCAACTTTCAACACTGATATGGTAATTACCAATGTTCGTCGCATTGAGGCAGATGAAGAGCGCAATACTCCGGAAAAGGTAATTGTTAAGGGTTGTGTATTTGATTTTCGTAATGCACTGCTTCCTGTTGAGTTCAGTGTTTACGAGCATTATGCTCCGGCAAAGGCACTTGATTACTTTGAAAATCTCGGTGCTTCTAGTAGCAATCCGGTATTTACTCGTGTTCAGGGTGTTCAGGTATCTCGAACTATTGTTCGTAAGATTGAGGAGGAAAATGCTTTTGGCGAGGCAATCGTCAAGGAAAGCCGTTCTTCTCAGCGTGATCTGGTAATCAACTGGGCGCAGCCAGAAATTTATGAGTGGGATAGTGAAGATACCCTGCTCGCATCCGAGTTTGCTGAAATGATTTCTAACCGTGAGGTTCACCTTGCTGAAATCAAGCGACGTCAGGATGAGTATCAGACTTCTCGCGGTAACGCATTGACCGGTGGCGCAACTAAGGCTGCGACTCCTGCGAAGGGCGACTACAACTTCTAATTGAATAAGGGGTAGTTAATCTACTCCTTTTAATTCCTCATTAAATAAAAGAATATATAAAGGAGAAAAATCATTTATGAGTTTGCTAGACCTTAAACCGCATGAAGTATCAAGAGATCTAAGAGGATATTCAGTTTTGTTCTATGGCACTCCTAAGTCTGGTAAGACTACGATTGCCAGCAAGTTTCCGGGAGCACTGCTTCTCGCTTTTGAGAAAGGTTATAATGCACTGCCAGGTGTATATGCCCAGCCGATCAATAGCTGGGGCGAATTTAAAAAGCTATTTACAGAGTTAAAAACTCCAGAAGTACAGGAAAAGTTTCAGACCATTGTTATCGACACCGCGGATATTGCTTACAGCTATTGCGAGAAGTATATTTGCAACCGCGAAGGCGTTGATACCATCGCCGACCTTGCTTATGGTAAGGGTTATTCCATGGTTGGTACCGAATTTGACGAGGCGATCCGCAAGATTCTCCAGTTGAATTATGGTCTAATTCTTATTTCTCACTCTACCGATAAGGTATTTAAAGACGAGGAAGGTAATGAGTATAATCAGATTGTTCCTACTCTTGATAAGAGAGGTCGTTTGATTTGCGAAAGAACCTGCGACATCATTGGTTATTCTACTTCCGTAAATACTGATGAAGGCGTCCAAACTCGTCTCTTTATGAGAGGCACTCCTCGTTATGTAGCAGGTTCTCGTTTTAAGTATATCCCCAATTCTATTGAATTTACTTACGATAACTTAGTAAGTGCGATCGCGGGAGCTATTGACAAGCAGGCAGAAGAAACCGGTGGTAAGTTCATCTCTAACGAAGCAACACAAGTTGTTACGGAAGATGTTGCTTATGATTTTGACCGACTGACAGCTCGTTTTCAGGAGCTTGTTGGTGAGCTGATGTCTGCAAATCAATCCAACGCCGCAAAGATTACAGCTATTGTTGACAAGTATCTCGGTAAAGGAAAGAAAGTCGGAGAATGTTCTCCTGAGCAAGCTGAACAGATTGATCTTATTGTTCACGACTTGGAGCTTCTGATCGCTGGCTAATATAAAGGAGAGTATTATAACTAATACTCTCCTTTGATTTTTTATCATAAATTTGATATAATATATATAGAAAAGTAATAAAGAAAGGAGCGTAATATTATGGCAAAGCATATGGTCAAATGTTTATATTGTGGCAAAATGTTTGACGCTAATATGGAACCATTTGTGAAACCAAATCCTAGACGTTACGCTCATGAATCGTGCGCGAAGAGCGTAGAAGAAAATCAAAGTCAAGAAGAGAAAGATAAGAAAGAATTAGAAACATATATCAAGAGCTTATTTGGAATTAACAGTATCTCCGTTAAAATTAGAAAACAGATGGAGACCTTTAGAAAGGATAATAATTATACCTATTCTGGCATGAGAAAGACATTGAAGTATTTCTTTGAGATACGAGGAAACTCGATCGAAAAAGCTAATGGTGGTATTGGTATTATCCCATATGTCTATGATGAAGCGTTCAATTATTGGAGAGCTTTATGGGAAGCTAAGCAACGCAATCAAGGAATAGAAATTCAGAAATATAATTTGCCAGTAAGAGAAGTTCACATTGTTCCTCCTAAGCGAGAACCGATGAAGCATACGCGGCAATTATTTACATTCTTAGATGAACAGGAGGAAGATACATGAATAGTAGCTTTGTTGATACTGCTGCTATCACTCAAATCATTGGATGTGTCTTTAATAATGCCGCAATTCTCGATGATACAGATAAGTATATAATCCACGAAGATGACTTTGTAGAGAACTTCCACAAGATTATATTCGGTAGTATGTATAATATTCATCAGACAGGAAGCCAGGTGAATATTGATGCAATTATTGATTATCTTGCAAATCGACCGAAATTTGACGCTATTTTTAAGCAGAATAAAGGCGTTGAATATCTTCTAGAAGCATCACAGAATGCTCGACAGGATACTTTCAATTACTATTATAGTAGAATGAAGAAGTTTTCATTACTGCGAGCATATGATAGTTATGGCGTAAACGTAAGCGAGCTTTATGATCCAGATAATCTACTTGATACTAAGAAGCGCCAACGACAAGAGGATTGGCTTGATGCAACTTCATTGACTGATATAGCTACTACTATTGATAAGCGTATTGATGAAATCAAAAGCAAATATATCGAAGATGATTTAGGCTTGGGATACCAGGCAGGCGACGGTATTATAGATTTGATCGAGCGCTTGGAGGAGCATCCTGAAGTCGGTATTCCTCTTTATGGACCACTTATCAACACGGTAACAAGAGGTGCAAGATTAAAGAAGTTTTACTTACGATCCGCGGCTACTGGTATTGGTAAGACACGAAGTCTAATTGCGGATGCCTGTAACTTCGCCTGTAATAGAATTTATCACGAACAATTTGGTTGGATAAAAAATGGCGCATCACAACCTACTTTATTTATTGCAACAGAGCAAGATAAAGAAGAGGTTCAAACTATGATGTTAGCTTTTCTTTCTTCTGTTAATGAGGATCATATCTTGAATGGTCAGTATCTTGAAGGAGAAAGAGAACGCGTAGTAGAAGCTGGTAAGATTATCCAAGAAAGTCCAATTTGGGTTGAAGAATTGCCAGATTTCTCGTTACAGGATGTCGAAAACAAAATTAAGAAGAATATTCGCGAGCATGATGTAAAATACGTCTTGTTTGACTATATTCAGACCTCGCTAAAAATTCTAGAAGAAATTTCACGAAGAAGCGGCGGAGTTCGATTAAGAGAAGATAATATCCTGTTTATGTTATCTGCTCGACTAAAAGATTTGGCGAATAAATATGGTGTCTTTATTATGTCAGCTACTCAGCTAAATGGTGATTATAAAGATAGTGAAACTCCAGATCAGAACTTGCTGCGTGGTGCTAAAAGTATCGCAGATAGAATTGACGTAGGTATGATTTTGTTAGGTGTGTCAGAGGAAGACTTGGTAAAGCTAGAACCTATTTTGGAAGCAAATCCAAATCTTCAAAGACCAAATGTTAAAATGTCAGTATATAAAAATAGACGAGGAGCCTATAAAGGAGTATTCCTGTGGTGCACCGCAGACTTAGGCACTTGTCGTATTCATCCTCAGTTCTGTACCACTTGGCATCACGAGATGGTAGGTATCGAGGATCTGCGGGTTATTATAGACGATGAACCCAGTGCATGGGATAGTAAAAATTAAGGAGAGAAAACTATGAAGATCGGTTATCAGATGAATAAGAAGCAGTTTGACGCACTCGTTGCAACTCGTAAGGGCGCAGACGCAAAGAAGAATCCATATCAGTATGTCATGGAGATTATCAACACATCTTATGGTCTGCGTGGCACTGTAACTCGTCTTTCTATTGTAGACTGATGTCGCGTTACTATGATAAAGACGAGCTAAAGGAGAAACTTGAACTTGAGCAGATATATGATTTAATTGAAGCCTGGGGAGGTGAGCCTGAATATACAGATGGCGGGCTTATCTCCCAAACTATCTGTCATAATCTGCCGGGAGAAGGTTCTCGCAAGCTCTATTATTACACAAATACAAGATTGTTCAGATGCTACACTGGATGTGTAGATCCTACCTTCGATATTTTTGATTTGTGTATTAAGGTAATGAAAAATCAAAAGGACTTGAAGTGGGAGATGTATGATGCAATGAATTATATTGCATCATACTTTGGCTTTGACGGTGTAGAACAACGAAATGACGAACAACCAGAACTGAAAGATTGGGAAGTGTTTAAGCGACATAATTTGCGGATGGCAGAGAAAAAATCTACCAATCAACTAAAAGAATATGACCCAATTATTCTTAGTCGTTTCGCCTATCCAAGAATAGAAAGTTGGGAACAAGAAGGAATTAGCGATGAAGTGAGCAAGAAGAATCTCATTGGCTACTATCCTGGCGGTGAGCAGATCACAATCCCGCACTTCGACATTAATAATCGCTTAATTGGCATAAGAGGTCGTTCATTAGCAGAAGATGAAGCTGAACGATATGGCAAGTATAGACCTCTATTGATTGGCAAGAAGCTGTATAATCATCCTCTTAGTATGAATCTATATAATCTCAACAATAGTAAAGATAATATTGCTAAGATGCACGCAGCGATTATCTTCGAGTCTGAGAAATCTTGCCTTATGTATCAGTCTTACTATGGTCATGAGAATGATATTTCTGTGGCAATTTGCGGAAGTAGCTTATCAAGCTATCAAGTTGATTTATTAAAGCAAGTTGGAGCGAGAGATATTGTAATTGCTCTTGATCGACAATTCCAAGAAATTGGAGATGATGAGTTTAAGCGATTAAAAGCTAAATTAATTCATTTCTATAACAAGTATAATAACTCTATTAGAGTAACAGCTATATTCGATAAAGCTATGATTTCTCCTTATAAGGCAAGTCCGATAGATGAAGGTCCGGAAGTCTTTGAGAAGCTATTAGCTTCGCGAATTATTCCTAAAAACTAAGGAGGTTAATCATGGATTATCAGTTAATTAAACCTATTCAAGAAAACTATTCAGCGATTGAATAGGTTCTTACTAATCGAGGTATTAAGTTTGAAGACATCGCTCATTATCTTAATGTAACAGAGGAAGATAACTTATCTCCACTGTTATTAGATAATATAGAACAAGCAGCTAAGATGCTGTTTAATCAGTTACATAAAGATGGTTTCCATATTCATGTGCAAGTAGATAGTGATTGCGATGGTTATACTTCAGCAGCCTTACTATTGAATTACATTCATGCAATTATTCCATCTGCTATTGAGCATATCTCTTACAGTTTCCATAATGGCAAAATGCACGGAATTAATCCAGCTCTTATTCCACCAGAAACAACACTGGTGATTGCTCCAGACTCGAGTTCAAACGATTATGATATTCATAAGATGTTGCATAATAAAGGAGTTGAAGTTCTTGTACTGGACCACCACCAAGCAGAAAAGATTTCTGAATATGCGTGTATTGTAAATAATCAGTTATGTGATTATCCAACCAAATCATTATCTGGTGTTGGTGTTGTATATAAGTTATGCCAGTTTATTGATTCTCTACTTCCAGCTAGTGAGCAAAAGGCAGATCAGTTCTTAGATATGGTCGCAGTTGGTCTTGTTGGAGATATGATGGATTTGCGAGATTTTGAAACCCATTATTTTGTTCAAACTGGTTTAAGTCAGCTTCAAAATCCTTTTATCAAGGGTATGGCAGAAAAAAACCATTATCAATTAGGTGACAATCCCACTCCAATAGGCGTAGCGTTCTACATTGTTCCTTTAATCAACTCGATTACGCGAGTAGGTACATTAGAAGAAAAGACTTTATTATTCGAGTCTATGTTGAATTGGAAAGCCTTTGATTTGGTGCCTTCTACTAAACGAGGATGCGCTGGCCAGCAAGAGACAAGATTAGACCAAAGTTTGCGGACTTGCACTAATGTCAAAAACCGCCAGACTAGGAACCAAGATGCCGCGGTTGAACAGGTTAAAAGTATTATCAAAGAAAATAATCTTTTAGATCATAAAATCTTACTTGTTAAGTTAGAACATCCATCTTTTGATAGAGGTATTACTGGTCTAATTGCCAACAAGTTAATGGCAGAATATCAACGTCCTGTTGCTCTACTTGTTGAAGTAGATGAAGATGGTAAAAAGGCTTGGAGTGGCTCTGCACGAGGATATGAGAAATCTAAGCTCAATGATTTTAGAGGTTTCTGCCGAGATAGCGGTTTGATTTATCTCGCGGAAGGACACCCTAATGCGTTTGGCTTTGGTATCTTAGATGAAAATTTTGATGCTTTTGTTGAGTACGCAGATACAACTCTTAAAGATATTGAGTTCTCACCTAGCTATAAGGTAGACTTTATTCATTCAGCCAATGACGTTAGACCTAAAGAAATCTTAGAACTAGGTAATATGAAGAATCTTTGGGGACAGAATGTAGATGAGCCGCTTATCGCGGTAGAACATTTATCTATCACTAAAGATATGATTACCTTAATGTCTAGAGATCGAAATCCCACTTTAAAGATACAGTTATCTAATGGAATAACCTGTATCAAATTTAAGTCTAGCGAAGAAGAACTAGAAAGTTTATTTAGCGAGAATGGTTGTGTTACGATTAATCTCGTTGGCAAGGCGGAGGTAAACAAGTATTTCAATAGCGTGACACCACAACTAATTATTCAGAACTATGAAATCATAAATCGTCAAGAGTATTTCTTTTAAATAGATTGAGGAAACTGCGAACTGGCCGGAACCTAGACGGTCGTTCATCGAAACTAAAACAGGGTTTACTATTTTTAAAGTAAAATCTTAGAAAAAAATAAAAGTGAGGAAATATTATGCCATTAAATAAAGGCTATTTAACAGCCAAAACTGATAAAGAAAGTGATGAAGTTTACACCCCAGAGTATGCGGTTAGGCCATTACTAAAGTATTTAGACAAATCTTTGACTGTATGGTGTCCTTTTGATAAAGAAAATTCTCAGTATGTTAAAGTTTTTAAGGATAATGGAAATAAAGTTATTTTTTCTCATATTGATGAAGGGAAAAATTTCTTTTATTATGAGCCTGAATCTTATGATATTATTATTTCTAACCCACCTTTTAGTATTAAAGATAATATTTTGAAAAGGTTATGGGAATTAGATAAGCCGTATGCTATGCTACTGCCCGTTCCTACTCTACAAGGGCAAACAAGATTTCCCTATATAAAAGATGGGCTTCAATATTTAGGTTTTGATAAAAGAATTAATTTTTATACCAATCAAGATTTAACCACTATTAAAAAAGGAATTTCTTTTGCTTCCTGTTATTTATGTAAAAAATTTCTGCCTAAAGATTTAATCATTGAAGAATTAAAAATTTGAGGAAAGAAGGAAATTATATGAATATTTTATATGTAGATTTAACTAGCATGAATATTTCAGAAATGGCACAACTACATAAATAGCTCTCACATGAACTAAATGGCGATTTGATTACATTGCCGATGGACACTAGATTACTTTATGATGTGGGATTGGAGCATTTGTATAATTTAAAAGCTAAAGTAGATGCAGCGATTAAGGAGAAGGAAAATGGAACTAACACGTAAACAAGAGGAAGGACTCAAGATTGCCGTTGATAGATACCATAACGGAGAAGCATATACTGTAATTAGTGGTTACGCCGGCACAGGTAAATCTACCCTTATCAAGTTTATTATCTCCGCTCTCGATATTGACCCCGAAAGAGTTGGATATATTGCTTATACTGGCAAAGCTGCACAGGTACTAAGAAATAAGGGTTGTCCCACTGCTATGACCGCACATAGACTCTTGTATAAATCTGTCCCGCGCGCAGATGGCAGCTTTATTCACATCCCTAAAGATAATATTTCTGATTATGATATTATCGTAGTTGACGAGGTATCTATGCTACCTAAGCCTATGTGGAATTTGCTGCTGTCGCATGGCATTTATGTAATTGCTTGCGGCGATCCCGGTCAGCTACCGCCTATTGGCGAAGAAAATGGCATTCTTGAACGTCCGCATATCTTCCTCGATGAAATTATGCGCCAGGCCGCAGAAAGCGAGATTATCCGTCTGTCCGCAGACATTCGAGAAGGTAAACTTATCAAGCCTTATAAGGGCACTGAAATCAATATCGTGCGTCATAGAGAAATGTGTGACGGTATGTTTACATGGGCAGATCAGATTCTTTGCGGGAAAAATATTACTCGTCATACATTAAATAATTATTACCGCAATATGCACTATGGTGAAGACATTCCTAATCCTATTGTTGGAGATAAAGTCATTTGTCTTAAAAACAACTGGGATAAGATTACTGAGACTGGAGACGCTCTCGTCAATGGCACTATTGGTACTATTGATAAGATTACTACTGTCCCAAATAAGTGGCTTAATCCTATGTGCTTAATTGATTTTACCCCTGAGACGATTGATAATGCTGATAAGAGAGATCAGACATTTCATGACCTCTTGATGGATTGGAAACTTATTACCACCAAAGAAACAACAGTAAATCGAGAAAACTTTCGACTGTTTCCTAAGCAGCTGCGGCCGGAACAGTTTGACTATGGCTATTGTATCACGACTCATAAATCCCAAGGTAGCGAGTATGATAAGGTATTAGTAGTCGAGGAAGTATTAAGACAAGCAGATCATGCTCGGTGGCTATACACAGCCGTGACAAGAAGTGCTAAAAAACTCACACTTGTATTAAAAGATTAAGGTCGAATTTTATTAATTGCACTTGTTCATTATTCATATACTATGAACAAGTGCAAGGAGGAATAAAAATGGCACGCTATGTAGATTTAACAGGTAAAAAGTTCGGCCGATGGACTGTTATGAATATTACAGATAAAAGAACTAAAAATAGAACTATTATTTGGCATTGCAAATGCGATTGCGGAAATGAGAAAGATGTAGATGGTTATACTCTTAAATCTGGACAGTCCAAATCTTGCGGTTGCTTAAATAGAGAAATGGCGGCAGAAAGATGTAGACAAAAAAGAATAGATCTAACAGGTCAACGCTTCGGAAAATTAGTAGCTTTATATCCAATTTATTCTGGAAAAAAAGATGAGCATACAAAGTGGCATTGTAAATGTGATTGTGGGAATGAATTGGACGTCGATATGGGTAATTTAAGACAAGGATTTTCAACTTCTTGTGGATGTACTCAATCCAAAGAAGAAGAAAATATTATTAAATTATTGACTGCCACTAACATTCCTTTTGATTATTAGCATAAATTTGAGGACTTCCCAGAAAAGCGTTTTGATTTTTGGGTAAATAATCAATATATTATTGAATTTGATGGTCAATAGCATTTTTCTTATACTGGCAGTGGGTGGGATACCGAGGAACATTATGAAAGAACTCATCAAAGTGATTTATAGAAAAATTTATATTGCTTTAATAATAATATTCCTATCATTCGCATCCCCTATAATTCACACTATGACTTAAAAGATTTAATACTTAACACTTCGCGTTTTGTGTTGACATAGACGAATGAAAAATCATATTATGAGTTACATTAATTGCTTTTTATTATAAAATATGATATAATTATTATAGAAAGATTAAAGGAGGAAGTGTATGAGTTATTTTAACAACCATGCTCATACTGAGTATAGTAATTTGCGCCTTCTCGATTGCATCAATCATCCAGAAGAGCTGATTGATAAGGCTATTGAGCTTGGTTTGACTGGTATTGCCATCACAGATCACGAATCCTTAAGTTCGCATATGCGAGTAAATAAGTATGCAAAGAAACTCCAGGAAACTCATCCTGAGTTTACTGTAGCGTTGGGTAATGAGATTTATCTTACCGACACTCGTGATATGGGACAAAAGTATTATCACTTTATTCTGCTTGCAAAGAACGAGCATGGATACAGAGGTCTTAAAGAGCTGTCTTCTATTGCGTGGACTAATAGTTACTATGATCGTGGTATGGAACGAGTTCCGCTTCTGAAATCAGAATTGCAGGAAGTTATGCAGAGATTTAAGGGAGACATTATCGGTACGACTGCGTGTATTGGTGGTGAATTAGGTAGTTCTATTCTTAATCTCGATGCTTGCGAAAAGGCTAATGATACTGACAATGCGTATCGTTATCATAGACAGATTATTGACTTTATGGAATTTTGTATTAGCGTTTTTGGCAAGGACGATTTCTATGTTGAGTGTGCTCCTGCAAGCAACAGTGATCAGATTACTGCAAATAAGAGAATGCTCAAAATTGCCCAAGCATTTGATGTAAAGATGTGCGTTGGTACGGATGCTCATTATCTAACTAAAGAAGATAGATATGTTCACAAGTCTTATCTTAATTCTAAGGGTGGTGAGCGAGAAGTTGATTCATTCTATGAATTCACATATCTTATGACTGAACAAGAGACAACTGATTTACTTTTGTCTAGCTTTGACTTAGATACAGTTTACTCTATCTATGACAATTCTAATGAGATCAAGGATAAGATTGAGTTTTATTCTCTTGAGAAGCATCAGTCTGTCCCAGAAGTAGCAGTAACTCATTATAATCGCAGCGACTGGTCTCGCGTTCCCGCGGATATGATGGATACTTTTCGTGATGATTATAAGGTACTAACTTCCTTGATTGAATCTGATAATGAGCAAGAGAAATATTGGATTCAGGAGTGCATCATTGCAATGCAGGAGAAAGGTCTGATCCACAAGAAAGAGTATTGGGAAAGACTCGAAGAAGAAGCAAGAGTAAAGAGAATTATTGGCGAAAAGTTGCATACCTGTATGTTCGCATATCCTAATACATTGAAACACTATGTAGATTTGTTCTGGAATTGCGGCAGTACAGTCGGCGCAGGTCGTGGTTCTGCGTGTGCAGCTTTAAACCATTATCTCCTTGGTATTACTCAGCTTGATCCCCTCGAGTGGGACTTACCTTTCTGGCGTTACATTAACGATGAACGTGTTGAGTTAGGCGATATTGATCTTGACTTGGCGCCGTCTAAAATTCAGAAGATTTTTGCCGAAATCCGCAAGGAAAGAGGAGAACTTGGTCTTATTCAGGTTTGCACTTTCGGTACAGAGGGTACAAAATCTGCAATCTTGACTGCGTGTAGAGGTTATCGTTCTGAGGAATATCCCGACGGTATTGATGTTGATGAAGCACAATATCTGAGTTCTTTAATTCCTCAAGAGCGTGGTTTCCTGTGGCCGATTGAAGATGTTGTAAATGGTAATCAAGAGAAAGGCAGAAAGCCTGTTAAAGCATTTGTAACTGCGGTTTCGCAGTATAAAGGCTTGCTTGATATTATTATTCGTATTCAAGGCATGGTTAATAAAAGAAGTAGTCACGCTTCTGGCGTTATCCTTTTTGATGAAAACATCTATGACTCTGCTGCGGTTATGCGAACTCCTAAGGGCGCGTTAATTACACAGTGGGATCTGCATGACCAAGAGGCCGCAGGTTCCGTAAAGTATGACTTCCTGCTAACAAGTGTACAGGATATTATTATTCAGACCATTGAACTGCTTCAAGCAGATAAAGTTATTGAGCAAAACTTAACTCTTAGAGAGGTTTATAATAAGTATCTGCATCCATCTATTTTGCCGCAAGATGATGAAGCTATGTGGAATGCTCTGGCGAATGGTGATGTGATTGGTTGCTTCCAGTTCGATAGTGCGGTAGGGGCACAGGCAGCCAAGAAAATTCGCCCGCACAATCCGTTAGAAATGGCGGATGCCAATGGTTTGATGCGTCTTATGGCTTCTGAACCGGGCACAGAAACTCCGATGGAAAAATATGTTCGTTATAAGCATGATATTTCTCTTTGGTATAAAGAGATGGACAATAATGGCTTGACTAAACAAGAACAGAAAACTTTGGAACCTTACTTCTTATCTTCTTATGGCGTGCCCCCTTCTCAGGAGCAGCTAATGAAGATGTTGCGGGATCCAGATATTTGTAACTTTAGTCTGGCTGAAGCGAATGCCGCGAGAAAGATTGTTGGCAAGAAGCAGATGAATAAAATTCCAGAGCTTCATCAGAAAGTTTTGGATACGGCGAAATCCGAGAAGCTAGGTAAGTACGTCTGGAAGTTTGGTCTCGGTCCGCAGATGGGCTATTCATTCTCCGTCATTCATGCTCTTGCTTATAGCTTCGTTGGTATGCAGACTCTTTATCTTGCTACACATTTCAATCCTGTGTACTGGAATACAGCATATCTTATCGTTAATAGTGGTGCTATTGATGAAGATGAAAGCGAGCAGTCAGATTATACAAAGTTAGCAAAGGCGATTGGCGAAATTCGTAACAAGGGTATTAAGGTATCTCTTGTTGATATTAACCATTCTGAGCTTGGCTTTAAACCCGATACAGAGAATAATCAGATTTTGTTTGGCTTAAAGGGTTTAACAAATGTCAATAACGATTTGATTAAGACTATTATTGCAAATCGCCCATACGCATCTATGATAGATTTCTATTATAGAATAGCTCCTAATAAGCAAGCTATGATTGCTCTTATTAAGGGTGGTGCGTTCGATCAATTCAAAGACCGCAAGAAGACTATGGTGGAATATCTGTGGTTGACGTGCGACAAGAAGAAACGATTAACTTTGCAGAATATGCCGGGTCTTATTCGTTATGATTTAATTCCAAAGAATGATACTTTTGCTTTGCCAAAGCGAGTATTTGAGTTTAATAGATATTTAAAGGCTGAATGTAAGGATCCATTTGACCATGAGAGATACCATCTTGATGTAAGAGCGATTAATTTCTTGACTGAGATTGATTGTGAAGGACTTCTTGATGGTGAACTCGAGTCTTGGTATATCAATATTAAGACTTGGGATAAAGTTTATCAGAGTTATATGGATATTTTTAGAGATTGGATTAAAGAGAATAAGGATAGTATTCTTGATGAGTTGAACTCTCGTATCTTTATGCAAGATTGGGAAAAGTATGCTAGTGGTAACATCTCGTCTTGGGAAATGGAAGTCCTTTGCTTCTATTATCACGACCATGAATTAAGTAATGTAAATACTGCTAAGTATGGTTTAGTTAACTTCTTTTCTCTTCCTGAGGAACCGATTATTGAGAAAACTTTCAAGAAGGGTGCATCTCTTATTCCAATTTACAAGCTCAACCGCATTTGCGGAACTTGTATTGCAAAGAATAAAACCAAGAGTGTTGTATATCTTTTGACAACGACTGGTGTAGTATCTATTAAGTTTAGACAGGAATATTTTTCACTGTTTGATAGACAGACATTCCGCCGAAATAGCGATGGTACTAAGACTGTCATTGAGAAATCTTGGTTTAATCGCGGTAATATGATTGTTGTACAGGGTATTCGTCGTGGTGATGAATTTGTAACCAAGAAGTATGCAAGTTCTGGTGGACATCAGTTGTATCATATTGACGAGGTATTAACAGATGGTTCGCTTATCCTTAGAAGCGAGCGAGCAACAGGAGAGGAAGAAGATAATGGAGAAAACTAAAATAATTGCTATTTGCGGCAAGGCGGGAAGCGGGAAGGATAGTATCCTTCACGCTCTCGTCAAACGTTACCCCGATAAATTTAACGAGATCATTAGTTGCACTACTCGTCCTGCGCGACGGGGAGAGCGCTATGGCGTTAACTATTATTTCTTGACAGTGGATGAATTTACTACTAAGGTATTAAATGGTGATATGCTAGAAGCGACGGAGTTTAATGGCTGGCATTATGGCACTGCTTTATCGAGTTTATCAAAAGACAAAATCAACGTTGGTGTCTTTAATCCAGAAGGTATCCGTTGTCTTATGGAGGATGGTCTTATTGACTTAACCGTATATTATGTACAGGCTAGCGATAAAGAGCGTTTGCTGCGTCAGCTTAAAAGAGAAGAGGATCCAGACGTTAAGGAAATTATTCGACGCTTTTCCGCAGACGAGCAAGATTTTAGCGATCTAACGGATATTGATTATCAGGTACTTGCAAATCAAGATATAGGAAACTTTTTTCAAGCTATTGATCTTATCGCTGGGCAGTTTTGTTAAATTTGCCTATCAAAAATACCAAATATAGTATCCGTCTAAAAAATAAATACAAGGGGTGTTTCTATTGCTACAAGTAAAGAAAAGAAATGGTATCCTTGTACCATTTGATAAGCAAAGAATTGTAAATGCTATTAACAAGGCTTTTATCGAGGTTGATGGCATTCTGTATGAAGAAGATACGGCGAAAGATATTGCCGACGAAATTAAATATAGCGTAAAGACTGCGGATGATATTATCTCAGTTGAAGAAATTCAAGATATGATTGAGAATTTCTTAATGCGCTCTGAAAGAAAAGATGTTGCCAAGGCTTATATCAGATATAGATATAAGAGAGAAATGGTGCGCTCTAGTAATGATGACTTTATTCAAGCATTCTCTGAAAAAGTTAGCGGCTCTTCTATTGAACGACAAAACGCTAATGTTGATGAGCTATCGTTTGGAGGTCGTGTTGGCGCAAGTTCAGACCTTCAGATGAAGAAATATGCGCTTGATTATTGTGTATCTGATATGGCTCGCAATAACCACCGCGATAACGAAATTTATATCCATGATTTATCCGCATATGCAGTTGGTATGCACAACTGTCTATCTATTCCTTTTGATCACTTGCTTGCCGATGGGTTTAACACTAGACAAACTGATGTAAGACCCGCAGGTTCAGTGAATACTGCATTTCAGTTGGTAGCAGTGATTTTTCAACTTGAATCTCTCCAGCAGTTTGGTGGCGTAAGTGCAACACACCTCGACTGGACGATGGTGCCTTATGTGAGAAAAAGTTTTAGAAAGCACTATATTGAAGGCTTAAAATATATTGAAAATATCTCCGATAAAGAGCTGTTTGACCATATCCCAGATACTGCTGGAATTGAAGATAATGAATATATGATTTATAATAAAGCATATCAATATGCTCTTGATATGACTGTCAAAGAAGTACATCAAGCGGTAGAAGGTATGTATCATAATCTTAATACTCTTCAGTCTCGCTCTGGTAATCAGCTGCCATTCACATCTATTAACTATGGCACTTGCACTTTACCCGAAGGTAGAATGGTAATTAAAGCATTACTTGATGTCTCTATTGAGGGACTTGGTAAACTACATAAAACTTCTATCTTCCCATGCGGTATCTTCCAATGTATGAAGGGTGTCAATCAAAAGCCAGGTGATCCGAACTATGATTTGTTCAGACTGGCTCTAAGATCTACTGCAACTAGACTCTATCCTAACTATGCTAACGTTGATTGGTCTGGTAATGCAGGATATGACCCGAATGATCCCAAGACCTATTTTAGCACGATGGGTTGTCGCACCGCAAATGGCTGGGATATTAACGGTATGGGTCAAACAAAAGATGGTAGAGGTAATATCTGCCCTGTAACTATCATCATGCCTACTCTTGCTATGGAAGCAGTCACTCTCAAAAACGATGATAAGTGGGATGAATTTAAGTCGTTGACTCAGGAGGAAAGAACCAAGGTTGGCATAGAACGATTTATGGCCCTACTTGACCAGAAAATTCATGAAGCTAAGGATATGCTTCTAGAACGATTTGATTATATCTGCTCTCAGCCAGCAGAATCCGCAAAGTTTATGTATGAAAATGGCTTAATGGCTGGCTATGATGGCAAGACAACTCGTAGTGCATTAAAGCATGGTACTCTTGCTATTGGTCAATTAGGTCTTGCAGAAACGCTACAAATTCTTATTGGTCAGGATCATACTACTTCACAGGGTATGGAGCTAGCTAAGAAGATTGAGCAGCTCTTCCAAGATAGATGTGCGACTTTTAAACAACAGTATCAGTTAAACTTTGGCGTTTATTATACGCCTGCGGAGAATCTCTGTTACACTGCTATGACGAAGTTTAAGGATAAGTATGGAGAAATTCCAAACGTAAGTGATAGAGATTATTTTACTAACTCTATTCATGTTCCGGTATGGAAGAAGATGTCACCTTTTAAGAAGATTGATATTGAAAGTCAGCTAACTGGTTATTCTTCTGCTGGTTGTATTACTTACGTTGAACTTGATAGTGGTGTCAAGAATAACATTGACGCTCTGGAAACTTTGGTACTTTACGCTATGGAACATGATATTCCGTATTTCGCCATTAACGTTCCTAACGACACTTGTCTTGAATGTGGTTATATGGACGAGTTTAATGATCATTGCCCAGTTTGCGGAAGTCATCATATTCAACAGCTTCGACGTGTTACAGGCTATCTAACCGGTAACTATACAACTGCTTTTAATGCGGGTAAAGTTGCCGAAGCCAATGATAGAGTAAAACATTCAGGTCGATTGGAGGAATAACTCATGCAGTACGCAGGAATTATTTATGATGACTTTTCAGCCGCGCCAGGCGTGTGCTTATCTTTCTTTGTCCAAGGTTGTCCTTTCCGCTGTGAAGGATGTCACAATCCAGAAACATGGGATTTCAGTGGAGGTAGAGAGTTCACTCAAGGAACTCTCGACTCCATTATTAAAGGACTACGCGCCAATGGTGTGCATAGAAATCTTTGTATTATGGGCGGAGAACCTCTTTGCCCAGAAAACTCTTTCCTTACTAGGTTGGTCGTAACAACAGTAAAGAAGGAATTACCGGATACTAAGATTTATATTTGGACAGGTAATACCTATGAAAACCTCGCAATCTTTTCAGATTTAAATATGCGAGAAATCTTTAATAACGCGGATTTCTTGATTGATGGCCCATATATTCAAGCTGAACGCGATTTAACCTTACCTATGCGCGGCAGCCGCAATCAACGTATTATTGATTTGCACGAGGTGTGCCATGAAGAAGCGTGAATAGATCAAGAGAGAAGTTGCCTCAATGAATGATAAGATTTAGGCTGGAGTAGAATCCAGCCTAAATCAAATTGTTCAACAGGTTATTGCATATAGTAATAAACCGGAACAATCAAAGACTTTATTAGATAAAACACAACAGTTGTTTTATGACTCCCTTGCTCAAACTTATAGCACAACTTCGGGTGAGTTAAAACGAATTTATTCTAGAACAAAGGATTTTGAAGTCAAGGATATTTTATCTTTAACATATAATAAAGATAATAAAACCTTGAATGAAAGAATCACAGAGCACTGGAATAAAGCATCAGAGTATTCTAATAAAACGGCGATGCAAGCATATTTAATTGATAAATATGATAGACTGCTAAGAAACGAAACGCAGATTGTTAAAAATGCCGTTATGTTTAATAAAGTAGGTACACTTAGTCAACTTGCTATTGTTGAGAATAGCGGCGGAGATTGTGATGGCGGCTGCGCTGAATATGCAGGTGAGTGGCCAGTAGATGAGGTAATCCTTCCTCCGTATCATCCTAATTGTTGTTGTCAAGTGTATTATGATGATACAGATAATGAGGATGACATAGAAGATTTGGAGCTAGAAAATGAAGATATTGTCTAATTCAATTCTTGGAGGAATAATGATAGCAATAGCAAGCTATATTTACCTACAAATAGGAGGTATCGCTGGCGCTTTCTTATTCTCCATTGGATTATTAAGTATATTAAATATGGATTTTAAGTTATATACTGGCGCGATAGGATTTTATCACTCTTCATTGCAAGACATGAAGATGCTAACAACCATACTTATCGGAAACTGCATAGGCACATCTTTACTTTTGATGTTTCCTAACGCGGAAGCCCAGGCTTTAGTTGCCACCAAACTAGCTTTATTACCGGGTATAGTGTTTATTAAAGCAGTGGTTTGCGGGATGTTTATGTATATAGCAGTAGCTTGTTTCCGCAATTCGGCTTACTATATGGTTCCAGTATGTGTAGCAGGATTTATTCTATTTGGTGGAGAACACTGTATCGCTGATCTATGTTACTTTATAGCATCTAATTCATTTGATTATAGAATGTTTCCTTTCTTTATTACCACTCTCATAGGCAACTCTACGGGAGCAATTTTAATTGACAAAATTAAAGTTTTATGATATTATAATAATAGAAAAGGAGATTTGTGTATGACTTTATATGAAATCAACTAGGCTGCTTATAGCAACCTTTCTAAGATGACTAAGGCCGACGTGCAGAAGGCAGCTGAGAAGCTAGAAGAGTTTCTTACAAAGCACGACGCAAAATATTATCTCATGCTTAATGTAGAAGGTAGATACTATACTATGTATACCTATAATCAAGAGCATGATGTTAAAAAGATGGCTTACGAGATGATTGATGTAGCAAAAACTCTCGGCGTCCTTAAAGGCATTCAGATCGAAAAGGATATGGTAGAGTTCTGGATTCAAAATGGCAAGACCTGTGAAATGTATGCTATGTTCGATTATACAAAAGGAGTGATTGAAGTATGAATCAGACAATGGTAATTCTATATGATCCATTTGCCATAGACTCTACAATTTATGTGTTTCAAGATGGACATATTATCAATCAAGCGTCTATCCCATCTGATGCTTCAACACTCGCTGCTAATATCGCGGCGTATGCAGATGCAACTAATATTTTTTCTGTAAAGATTGAGGCTTCACCTTCTTTAGTAGAAGAAATTAAACAACAGCTAAATACAACTAATTATACAAAGCAAAAAATTGAAGTGGAAGGTATTTAATAATGTATACTTTGAAAACAACTACTGTATATCGCGTACCTACGGTTGAAGATGCTCTTCGTCTGCGGGAATGGCTTGATAAGAATTGCACTGGCGAGCTAACCGGTTTTAAGTATACCACCAAGTATATTAAGGCTAAGGGTGAAATTATTGAAGAGTATCAACTCGTTACTGCTACTATTACTATCGACAATGAGAAAGAACCAGAAGGCATTATGCCGATTATGATGGAGGATGTAAACAATGGTTAAGTTTCAGAAAGTATCTCGTTTTGCTGACATTGATCTCCCTCTGCCGACTCGAGCAACCGCAGATTCCGCAGGTTATGATTTTGTAGTCGCTGAGGATATTGTAATTCCTCCATATGACTTCCTGAGAACCAAGATTCAGGACGACTTGTTCGAGAAGGAACGCCACGAAGACTTCTATGGTTTTATCGATCCTCTTACTCTTGATGATATGGCAAGCATTACTAAGGCCCTCAAGGCAAAAATTCCGCTTGTATCTACTGGTATGAAGTGTCATCTGGAGCCAGGTCAGTATCTTGAACTAAGTGTCCGCAGTTCTACTCCCCTTAAGCACTGGCTGATTATGGGTAATAGCGTTGGTATTATTGATGCTGATTATTGTGATAATCCGGATAACGAGGGCGAGATTTTCTTCCAGCTTATCAATCTTTCTCCTTTTGCTATTCAGCTTAAGCGCGGTGATAAGATTGGACAGGGTATTATTAAGACTTACGGTGTAACCGATGATGACTCTGCGACTGGCGAGCGTTTGGGTGGTTTCGGTTCTACAAACAAGTAATGAGTCGCCTTTTAGCTTTAGATCAAGCGTCCAAATGTACCGGTTGGGCAATCTTTGAAGATGGTAAGTTAGAAAAGTATGGTAAGATTTCCTTGGACGATCCTAATATCGACACTAGACTAGTTTAGTTACGACAGAATATCTGGGCTTTAATTGAAAGCGAGAATATCGACGAAGTAGTATTTGAAGATATTCAGCAATAGAACAATGTCGCTAATAACGTCTAGACCTTTAAGATCTTAGCGGAGGTTTATGGAGTTATTTCAGAACTATTGCAAGAACTTCATATTCCTCATTCAACAGTTCTCGCCGCGTCTTGGAAATCTACATTAAGCATTAAAGGCAGATCAAGAGCAGAACAAAAAAAGAATGCTCAACTCTATGTAGAGTAGAATTATAGCGTTCATGTTATTTAGGACATCGCGGATGCTATCTGTATTGGTACGCATCATATCAAGCAAAATTAGTGCGCTTGGTGAAAATGTGGTCTAAATAAAACAATCCTCCTTCCCATTTTCTCAAAATCTTTGAGAGGTTTAAGGAAGGAGGATTTTATGCTTACTTTTGTTACTGAACATTTAGTTGAGATTTTTTTCGGCTTGGTATCTGCGGGAGCACTTGCTTTCTGCAAGTATCTATATAGCCAATTAAAAAACTACAAAAAGTTATTAGCAGAAAGCAAAGATACTGAGCTAGAAAAAACTATAGACTCCCGTATTGAGCCAATTTAGGAAGAGATTGAAGAACTCCGTAAGTATATTATGGAAACTAAAAGTATTGAAACTTCGCACTTGGAATTGATTGTTGCATCATATAAATTCCGTTTAGTGCAATTATGTAAAGAATATATCAAATAGGGATATATAACATAGGATCAATATGACTAGTTAAGTGAGTTTTACCGAGTATACTCTGGACTGGGCGGAAACGGTCAAGCTAAAGAATATTATGAATTAGCTATAGAATTGCCAATTAAATCACAATAAAAAAAAACGGGGACTTGTCTTAATTTGACAAGTCCCCGTTTTTTACTTTTAACCGTCTAAATATTTCATTGGTTTTGGAAATTATTTCCTCGCCATAAGTAGCTATTAAATCAGATAATAGCTCCTCTTGTTCAACGGTTAATTCTGTCTCATAGCTGAACATAGCAGCATGAGTTACCTCGTGGCACAACACTCTCTTCATCATAGAAGAGGATAAATTCTAATTGATATAGATACATTTAGTATCATTATCACAAACGCCAGAAGCATAACTTCCATCGCTTCTAGCAAGAGAAGAAGAAGTTGGAGGTACTAGCAATACTCTCCAACTCACTCCATTAATGTTAAGCATTTAGGTTTAATTGAGCAATCTTATTAGTTAGGCTAGTCATTTTCTTCTCCAAGACTTGACGTTCTTCTGGAGAAGCTCCTTCGATCATTTCAACAATGTCGTCAGAGAGTTCTTGCATATACTTTTCAAGTTCCTTGACTTTTTCAGCTTTATCCTTATGAAGTTGCTTAGATTCCATATACATACGACGAGTTACTGGACTGCGGCCTTCGCGGGAATCGCGAATATCAATCTCGCGTCCACGTTCTGGATAATAAGGATAGCTCTCCCAATCCTCGTCACGACTACGGTTTTGCCACGGTGTACGACCTTTTACATCACCATCTGGACCTTCATAATACATTCTTCCATACACTCTATCCATATCTCTCTTTTTAGAGTGGCGATGGCTCATTGCTTTAGTTTCGTCCTCTTCTGCCTCTTCCATCGCTTTAACAATAGAACAGTAATATTTGGCTTGTTCAAGGTCTTTAATCATGTCGATAGCCTGACCTAACTCTTCTGTATCTACTGTATCAAGATGGCTTAGCTGTGCCTGAACACAGCTCATTAAGGTATCTTCCATGCTTTTTAGTCTTTTCATAGATTAAGCCACCCTTTCAACAATTAGATTAGCGTTCTGCACGCTTACTGGAATAGTAGAAATGTTTCGTACACTTATTCGACCACAACAACCACGTGGGATGTCGATAAAGATTGAACTGAATACATTTCCATAGGTACTAACAGCAGTTGGAGTATAAATCATGGTTGTAGTATTGATAGGTTCGCCATCAATAGCAATAGCCAATGAAATAGGTCCAGCAGTACCATCCGCGGGAACCGCAATATTACCGCCAAAAGACACGCGAAAACGCGCTCTACACTGACAGTTAGTTAAACCTCGTAAAGTTACTTGACCACTACCACTACGATGCATGGTAGAGGAGTTGCCGGGAATGGCAACGTTAGTGAATAAAACATCTTGATTAGCCGCGACTGTTTGCACAGCATTAGCGGTAATTTCCATAATACAAATCCTCCTTGTTTATTAAGAATTAAAGGGGCTTAAAGCCCCTTTAATTAAGCAGTGATGCCGCAACCATAAGGTGCGGTTCCGCAGTTGCAGTATGGGTTTGCAACTACGTAAGCCGGAACAGGTGCCTTAGTACCAAGCTGGTTAACTAAGTAGTTGTTCTGAGCTTGCTGAGAAGCCGCGAGACGCAGTGCCTGATTCTCGTTCTGTAGATCACTGATTTTCTCCTGGCAGAGATAATCAAGGATAGCGCGAGTACCAGCGTTCTGACTGTCGATAATATCACGGGTATGATTTGCCATAGAGGTCTGAATAGCGCAAGTATTAGTAGCCATGTTATAGTTAACATCAGCAAAACCACGCTCTAGAGCTCTACCATTCTCGCAGCAGCAATCAGAAATCTCACGAGCAATATTATTCTGTCCAATAGTATTGTCATAACGAGCCTGATTAATTGCATTTTCAACCTGGCATACGCCCTGTTGAGCAGCGAAACGGTTAGCAACAATATCAGAAGTCAAGCCGTTAGCAAGCTGGGCAGTCTAATAGCCAAGAGAGCAAACAGCATTATTTACTCCTGCAAAGCTATTAAGCATACCTGTGTTCATTGCATAGAAACCATCGCAAAGACCTTGCTGTACTCCACGCACTCCATTTTCTAGACCATTCATATCAAAACCATAAGCGATTTCTTCACGAGTGGTAGTTCCCTGGTAAGCAGGAGAGCCAGCGCCCATGCCGCGACCGAAGCCATTGCCCCACATACCACCATTGAAACAGAATAGGAACAAGATGATAATCCACCATGCTCCGTTGTCCCACATACCATCATTGCGGTTGTTACCACCAGTAGCAGCCGCAATATCAGCTAGACTATAGCCATTAGAATTATTGAACATAAAATGTTCCTCCTTTAAATTAGATGAGTTTAAAGGCCAAGCATCTTTTTAAAGGCGGCAAATTCTTTGTCGAAATCTATTCCCTATTGTTTAGCTAAGTTACGAGCAATTTGCTCAATATCTGCGGATCGACCATTCTTGGCTAGATTTAAGAGGTTCTGACCCATTGGGGTTTCACCCATCTAGCTTTCTAGCAGATTCATAGCGAGTTGCTAAGGATTCTGTCCACTCCTAAGCATTTGGATAAGTTGCATTTCATTCATATTTCATCTCTCCTTAAAACTTAAATTTCTCAGCCTATTGCGGTTGCGCCGCGACTGGCTAAGGTTCGACAGTTTGGACTAACTCTTGTTTGCCCGAAATAGCTTGCTTCAGTTGCGCTAGGGTAGTCTCAAACTCTTCTCTAGTCACATACTGAGGAGAGTTGATGACTGGTTCATTCTTTAACTCATAAACATTTAATGTAGCTGTACCGTCCATGTTTATTTGTTTAGTATAAATACGTCTGTTCGCCAAGTCGGGGAAATAAAAGATAGAGCCATCGAAATCAATGCTGATTGCGCGAGCTTCCTCAATAGAGGAAACTGGGCGACCTTTAATACCCATTTGCGGCTAGGGCTGCTCCACATACTAAATGCCCGGTCTTGGATACATAGGCTGTTGTGGATAGTATGGATAATTAGTTGCCAAAACTTTTTACCTCCTAAAAAATATTTCCTTTGACCTTTCATTTATATATGAAAATCGTCTATGGACGATTTTACATTTTTGCCAAAATTTTTGCCAATTTTTTTGAAAAAAAATAAAGGGAGCCTAATAGGCTCCCTTTTTCTTGTTATTTATGCTTGTTAACTTCAGACTCAATAAGCTGAGTTAGATAGGTATTTAAATCACCAGTTGCTTGCTGAATATAATCTTTTGCGTCGTCACCTAGAATTGCCAAAACCGCGTTCATGGTACGATTAAAGGCTTCCTTCTGAGCAGCTTCATCAAAGCTACCTGATTTCTTTAAGCTATCTACATAAGTCTGATTAGTCGCGATTACGCAATCAACAACAGTCTGATAGATCATATCAGTATACTTCTTAGCAATCTCATTGTTGGTCTTAGAGTTTAACTCATCTCGCTTAGCAGTTAAGAAATCTACGAGATATTTAGTTAAGATACCGAACAATGGAATGATACATACCTCGATAATTTGAATTACAATATCTGGCATACAAATTCCTCCTTATTGTATATAATATATAAAACAATAGGAAGTATGATTATCTCTTTTTGTCCAAATCAAATCTCTCCTACAAGCGGAGCCTTAATGTAGATTCTGAGATTTCTGGACATTCCTTTGCGAGTCTAGTAATCGGTTCATTCTTGCGGAAACGCTGATATAGTTCCTCGAAATTCGAGGGAAGAGGTTTCCTTGGTCTACCAAACTAGACACCATTGGACTTGGCGGCCGCGATTCCTTCAGCCTGTCTTTGTTTAATATAAGTTCTCTCTTGTTCAGCCTAAAAGGATAATACCTATAAGACAAGATCAGAGATAAATGTGCCCATGACGTCTTTACAATACGACGTGTCTAGTAATGGCATATCTAATACTTTAATATCTACTTTCTTAGTCTTGGTAATTAATCCCCATTGTTCTAGAATCTCTGAATAGTTGCGGCCTAGTCTATCAATACTTTTAATAATAATCATATCATTTGGCTGAACTACACTCACTAAATCCTAGTAAGCTGGACGATTAAAGTCCTTACCTGATTGTTTATCGACGTAGATATTATCTTTATCTACGCCAGCTTCGGTTAATGCAATAATCTAGCGATCTAGATTCTGATCTCGTGAAGAAACTCTTGCATATCCATATAACACCTTTATCACCTCAATATATAATGAAAATTTGGCAAAGCTGATTTAACAACTTTGCCAAATTTTTTGGTAAAATTATTTAGTTACTCCAGACGCGACTAGAATCTTCTTCATGTTCTCCGCGAGATCAATAGGAAGGCAGTCCGCAGAATAAGTAATTGCATCTAATTCCGCGGTTGTAGTTGCTCGTCTTACTAGCATTAAGAGGTGATTGCAAAGAGTGATATTATATAATTTATGCGCGGTCGCGCTTTCCGCAATACTCTTGATTTCCTATGCTGTAAACATACGACATAACTTCTTATCCGCGTGGTAGGGATATCCCTTGGCTCCTTGTTCGATAGCGGATACAGCAGTCGTTAGGTTAATTTGATCGGTCTCTTCGAGGCTAAAATGCTCTGTGCCTTCGGTTGTCTCAACGTCCATACCGTTTATAATAGCTTGATTACAAACGGTAGATAGAGCTACTAGCTTGTCCTATTGATTTTTGGTAAAGTTTTTTGTTTCTCGCTCTGTGGCAATTTCTTTCTCAGATCTTTCGATTGGAGTAGTACCAATAAGTTTATATTGATAGATACCATCTTGCGTAATGAGAGGTTTATCAAAATAGTGAGTCTACGCAAGATTATACTTATCGCCATATCCTTCGTCAATAAGTACCCAATCAGTTAGATCGAGAGGAAGAGAATATTGACCTTCGATGCGAGCAATATGATTATTAGAGTCTATTAAGACATAGACTTTTGATTTAAGGTTTAGATTTTCCATGGTGTGTCACCTCCTTAAAGGTCGGCGGAAATAAAAGCGTATCCGCCAGTTGTATTATCAGACCTCTGTAAATAGCCATACCAATCTTGTGATGTAGCACTACTAAAAGTTACAAGCACGGACGCTTTAGTTGTGCCAACGTCAAGAATCGATATGTTTGATATACCGAAAGCACTTGTGTTTCCAGACATGGAGCGGACAATAACTCGATAGTTACTCACAGCGTTAAAGCGGATTGACGGATATGTACGTTTTCTTTCGTATGGCAGAACAAATGTTGCGCTCGTAGCACCAGCTGGAATAAATGTAGCATTCGTAATAACAGGCGTATTTCCATCTTCTATTTTTTCTGCATAGTACATACATCTCCTCAACTGATCCCCGAAATCCGGGATTTCATTAAGAATCCAGTTACCAGAAGAGTCTTGATGAGCAAGGGTCTGCGTGTCGCCTAATTCAAGTTTGACGGCTATAATTGATACATTATCTGTTAAAGTATTTATTTCTACTTGTGCTAAAGTATCACTTAACTATTGAATGTACATTCCAGGACTTCCATTTACAGATGGGAAAAACGTCTATCCTTGATTTATAATAGCATTATAAATAAAAGTACCTGAATATAAATTTCCATCAGTACAAAGAATTGTCCCGGTAAAAGTTTTACCTTTAAAGTTCTATAAATTATCAAAATACTGACCAAAATAAATACCAGAAGTATTTAATGTAATATAACCATCATTAACGCGAATTCCTTCTCCTGGATTAATATCAAGTTTCCATCTATCTATTGTATATCCTATATCTGTATATAATTTAAGTCCTCTCTGATTAGCCGGATTACCAAAATACCAATTATCTAATAAATTAGGGTTAGATGGATATTTATTAGGAGTTAATTTTACCCACGGCTCTGTCCATTTTCCAGCATTGCTCATACAACAATAATTATCATGGTAATTAAAAATATATAATCCATAAGCATTATTTATATCTTTTTTAATTATAGTAACAATTCCAAGCCATGGAGAAGCATATGGGACACCAAGTAGAGTTGATGGATCTACCATAAATGTTCCACTAAGTTCTTGCGCACTTGCCCAAGTTTGCAAATTTTCTGGATGAATCAAACCATAATCATGCATTGCACCAACTTGCTCAGCAGTTACTTCATGAGGATTGTTCTTATCCGCTATATGCTCATTCAACTCAACCTTAGTAACCAAGTTCTTCGAATCTTGACCTTGCAAAATACATTTTAAGCTCACTTAAATTCTCCTTTCATCTTCAAAAAAGTACACTTAACTGGGCTTTGGTCAATCATAGATAATTTTCTTAGCACATCCTTCATGTATATCTGAAAAGGTAAGATACCTACTTGAAGGGAAAAGGGTTTCTATACTTTTTCCCAATTTTTTATTATCTAGTTTCTGGAAGTATTTTTCCCACAAAAAAGTGTACTTTTTCTCGGAAAGTCTTTTGGCATTTTTAAAAGAGCTAGATACGAAGGAGGTTATAATCTTGCCTAAGTGTATTTTAGCTGAGCAAGGTGGTAAAGGCGGAGGCGGCATCTCGCTTATGTCGATCGAAGTCACTACCCAACCTAATAAAGTCAGCTATGTCGCAGGAGATCACTTTGATAGCACCGGAATGATCGTTACTGCGTCTTACGGAACTGGGCAAGCGGTTCTAGCAACCGCTGAAATCAGTGGATATTCTGTATCCCCTGAAGTATTAACCGATGGTGTTACATCAGTAACCATCACTTACTCAGAAAGTGGAGAGACTTGCACTACTACTGTTCCTATTACAGTTGTTCACCGTCTTATCGCGCTCGCTGTAACTACCAATCCTACTAAGACAACCTATGAGTATGGAGATACTCTAGCAACAGCTGGTATGGTTATTACAGCTAGTTATTCTGACTCCAAGACTGCTGCGGTTTCTGGTTATTCTTGCTCTCCAACAACTTTCTCAACTGTTGGAAACCAGGTAGTTACAGTAAGCTACACTGAGAATGGAGTTACTCAAACTGCGACTTTTAATGTCACAGTCAATCGTAAATCTGTGACCAAACCTACATGGAAGAATAATCTTACATATAACGGAAGCGCGCAGTCGGTTAGTAGTGCCAATTACTGGAATAACTACAACGCTAGTTACATGACTATTGGCGGTACGACATCCGCAACTAACGCCGGCACTTATATTGCTACCTTTACACCAGGAAGCAACTACCGCTGGGCGGACGGAACGACCACCGCGATCAACGTAAACTGGACAATCAATAGAGCAAATGGTAGTTTGAACGTAAATCCAACAACAGTAGCCTTGAATGGTAATAACTATAGTTCCGGTGTAGCTGTTACTATTAGTCGCGCTGGTGATGGTGCTATTAGTTATAGTCCTACTCACGTAAATGGTTTAACCATGTCTTTAAATGGCAATATTCTTACTATTAAAGGTAATGGTTCTACTGCTATTGCTTCTCAGACTATTACTATTAGTGTCGCACAAGGTACTAACTATACTGCTCCATCTAATAAGACTATTACCGTTAGCGCGCAATATTGGTCTTGGGGTTCTGAAACCGCGACTGGCGACGCTGCTTGGTGGGCCGGTTTGAAGAATTGGGTAGCTAATGTTTCTTCTTCTGAAAGAGCTGCTTGTGTTGGTAAAAAGAAATTAGTTAGTTTATCTACTGCTGTTTTAGGTGCTAATGCGGCTACTATGATTTGTATTGGCGCAGATCAAGATGGCTCAAAAACTCTTACTTTCCAGACCGCTGGATTACTTCCAAATACTACTGTTTTCGGTAGTAATGCTGTTTGGATTGGCTCTACTGCTAGAGCACAATGTTAGAACTTCTATAACTACTGTTCTGCTAAATCGTCTATTAAAACGGTAAGTAAAGGTACTTGTCCAGATTGTGTTAGTGGTCAAAATGGTACAGCTACATATAATAATGAAACCGTCTGGATTCCTTCCGAAACAGAAATGGGTTTTGATGACATGTATTCTAGCTTGACAAAGAACAATTCCACGACTTCTAACTCAGAGTGTACCAAGGGTTATAACACAGCATATAGCTATTATACTTCTAATACAACAAGAGTAAAGTATACTATGAACGCCAATGGTTCGTTGACGACAAATCCGGGCTGGTATTGGGAACGTTCTCGCTACTACAACTACTCGAGCTACGTTTGCGTTGTCAACGACGATGGATCTGCGAACCACGTCAACTTCTACAGCAACTACGGTTACCTCGCGCCCGCTTTCGTCATTGGCTAATATCTAAAACTTTCAAAAGTAGGACAGTATAGATTAAAATGTCTGCCGACTTTCTCATATATTTCAGTGAGAAAGAAAGGAAGGTAATATTTTGTCAGTAAAATCTAAAGACCGACATAAATCCAAGCGTGAATGTCTCCAGAAATCACGTGAATTGGTCAGTTACATTTTAGTCTTAACTCGTCCTAGAGAGTTTGACGCTACTGGAAAACAAATCCGTAAACCTGGACTACTTGGAGAGGGACAACCTCTCCAAGCGTTCGGTTTTGATATTATTAAGTGCGGAAAGGGCATTCATGCCGCCTGCTATCAAGCCTGTGGAATCTACTTGAATAGCTAGGAAACTTTAATTGCACGAAAGAAATATTGGAATTAGGCAATCGCTTATTGCGATAGCATCTTTCGTCAAATCGACCTTTGTATTTTCGAATATGCTCAAAGCAATTAGAAGAAAAGACGCTCTTTTGAACATTTAGCTCGATTAACTAAAGCTATGAAAGATAGCTTATTAGATCGAATTAATCGAGATAAATTGATTTATGAACACTCCTATTAGAAACCAAAAACTTATAGGAGAGGTCGATAATGATATTTCAAGATGTCAAGTTCTGTATTTTTCGTTCTCGCAACTACAACAACTCGAGCAACGTTTGCAATGTCAACAACGATGGATCTGCGAACAACAACAACAACTACAACAACAACAATTACCTCGCGCCCGATTAGATGGAACTATCATGTTGCAAGTCAAGCTGCGTAGCAGCGCAGACGAGCAACGCCTAGAATAGTACCCCAGAATATATTATTATCCATCTAATTATGGTTTATTCTGGATGCATTGGCTCGTTTTATAGAGCCAAGAAGGGGAAGGAATAGAACATAACAACTACATTGAATAATATATTATAGGTAGATGCCTTTTCATCTAAGGAGAACTTGACTATTTCGTCATAGCGACGGATAAATAAATACGATTGCAGATGTGGAACTCGCGAAGTTGCCACTATTACTGCATGATGAGGAGAGAGAAGTTGAATTAGTAGAAAACTTCTTTCGAGCGTTTTTGTAGTTTTGACGCACTGTATGATTCGTCTTATCGAGTTTGCCGCAACGTCCGATGGAAAGATAGTACAATTAACTTTGAAGAAAATAGGATAGAAACAATCTTGCAAACAGAAGCTGACCTGCGAGCTTGTGAATACAAGCAGCTTGTGTTCAGTTGTTTCTCAATTATCGAACGTGGCAAACCAAGAGATATAAGAGCGTGTCATATCAACGACAGACTGGTATAGAACGCATTATGCGAACAATCTCTATTACCAGAATTAACTCCTAAGTTTATATATGATAACTGTGCAACTCTAAAAAATAGAGGTATTGACTTTGCTTTAGCAAGAGTAAAGAAACATTTACAATAGGCACATAGAACATATGGATTAGAAAATGATTTCTTTGCTTTAAGAATTGATATACGCAAATATTTCAATTCTATAGACCATAAAGCTCTAAAACAGATAGCTAAAAAAGTGATTAAAGACCCACAAGTCTATGAATTATGCAGCTATTTGATTGACACTTTTTCTTTTAAGCTAACAAAAGATAAAGTACCTGTTCCCTGTAAATAGTATTATGTTACCAAAAAACATAAGTATATACGTGCGGATATTCAGTCTTTCCGATCGGGCTGCAAGTATTATGAATACGAGGAAAAGAGCCTTGGTCTTGGAAGCCAAACATCACAGTTATTTGCATTGCTAACTTTGAATGAAGTTGACCATTTTATTAAAGAAGAATTACATATCAAGTTTTATGGTCGCTATATGGATGATCTATATCTTCTATATAACGATAGTAAATATTTAGCGAAATGTAAAAGAAAGATAGAAGAAAAATTAACAGAGATAGGTCTTTCACTTAACTAGAAGAAGACTACAATCTCTCGAATAACGCCCATCCCTCCAAAAGAGAAGGTGCATGGAACTCCGTTTAAATATCTTAAATGGAACTTTTATCTAACCACTACTAATCGCGTAATTCAAATACCATTTGCCAAGAAAATTGCTCATCAACGCAGGAAACTCCGCAAGATGTAGCAACTTTGGCTTTAGGGCAAAATCCTTACTAGTGAGATTCAAAAATCTTATCAAGGTTGGCGAGCACATATCTCTAAAGGTACTTGCTTCTATATTGTCCAAGATATGGATAATTATTTTCGTTCACTATTCAAAGGAGTTGAAATTAAGTAATGTATGTATTAGTAAATCGTGAGAATATTGTAGTTGATATTCTTGAGTATATTCGTTACATTAAACTACAATCTTCCAATGGCATTGTCGTTGCCTGTTCGGAAGAAGAAGGCACTGGGGTTATTGGCTCGGATTGCGACACTCATTACGTCCTAATTCAAGCCGATACAGTAAACTCACCTAATGCGGTACGCATTATTGAGGTTGATGAAGTTCCATCAAATGTTACGCCTAATCTATATAAGTTCGATAATGAAACCCAAAGTTTCGTTTATCGTTATAGCTTAGATGAAGCCAAAGAGCTTAAACAAGAGAAGAATAAGATGTTATTCGCAGAATACCTAGCTTCTCATCCATTAACATGGAACGATGGAAAAGAATATGGAGTTACAATGGAGGATCAATCCGAGATCAGTCTTAATTTAAGTCAGTATCAGATCGCTGTCTAGACTGGTATTGAATCTCCTACTCTAGAGTGGCACGCTCGACATGAAGAGTGTGAACCTTGGACATTAGAAAACCTTGTTGCTTTATCTATGTCCATTTCTGCGGCTGTGTATCCAATGTATCGTAAAATGCAGCAGTATAAAATCTCTATCTATGGTGCTACTTCACTAGAAGAACTTGATAAGGTAGAGCTAAGTTATGTTGAAGAAGCTAAATAAGTTTCTTACCTTATTCACTGTTGGCGGTTCGCTCTATTTCTTAATAGAGCTAGTATATAAAACCTGCATCAGTGGAGGTATGATACATTGGTCAATGTTTCTCTTAGGCGGACTTTGTTTCGTTCTTATTGGAGAAATTAACGAGGTTATACCTTGGGAAATGTCTATCATTAAACAAGGAGCTATTGGAGCCGCAATAGTTACCTCACTTGAATTTGTATTCGGCGTAATCCTTAATATAGTCCTCAAGCTAGGAATTTGGGACTATTCAGGATTGCCTTTCAATATATTGGGGCAAATTTGTCTTCCTTTCTCACTCGCTTGGTTCGGTCTAGCTTTAATAGCTATCTTCCTTGACGACTATCTCCGTTGGAAATGGTTTGGAGAGGAAATACCGCATTACCATCTTAAAGACAAAGTTTGTCACTAAAACAAAAATAGGGGAGAACCTAATTAAAGGTTCTCCCCTATTTTTTTTATTTACTTAACGTCAATAATGACAATTTCGATGTCTCCCTCAATAGCTTTGCTAGAGGTAAATGTAATGCCAGTACCAACAGTTGCCTGCGCATCATCAATCTTGTTATAATCTTCTTGATTACTAATCCAAGTAATAATTGGTGGTACATTACCATTCTTACCGCAAGTTAAATTAGTATTGCTATAAGAATAGGTGTAAGTCTCACCAGAGTGTACCCAGTCCTTCTGAGCAAGAGTAACAGAATACGCCAAAGTAGTTACTTTCTCAATCTCATTACCAGTCTCGCCCTTACTATATACATCTAAATTAGCTCGCGCATCAGCCTTTGTTGTAGCGCCAGTACCACCAGCGGCAATCGGCAAAGTACCAAATTCCGGCACTCCATCTGTCGATGCAAATAGAGCACCAATACCATTCAGTCCCTTAATACCAGCATCCGCATCTCCAACGACTATGCTTCCCGCAGAAATCGCGATTGCTCTTACAGTATTGTTGTCTCCGCCAATCAAAATAGCATTCTTGATAATGCCTGTGTCACCACTAACAAGTACGTCTTCTGCGTCAATAAACTCAACTTCGCCAGGCGTCTTCTCTTTTACAAGAGTCTTAGCATTAACATTGTATCGACCATTTTCACTGTCGATTACTAGTTCTCCACTATCTTCAAAGAAGTACGCATAGCCAGGATGGACAGCGTAATTAGAGAAACCATTGATAGACTAGAAGTCATCTGCAGTACCGTGATAAATCTTAAATAGTGCCATTATAGGCCCTCCTTTATACTCTCTAAATATATAGGTTATTTTAAATCGGGTAGATTGCTAAACGAATCCCAAGTCTTTAAGGTTTCATCTAATGCACTCAATAGCTAATCAATCTTTGCTTTTGAATAAGTAGTAACCTTGCCAGTTTCGTTTTCTGCACCCTCGATAAGAGAATTGATATAATCAATAGAATAAGTCTTGTTATCAATATTCTCTTTATAAGTATTCTCAATTAAACTAGAAACGCCGCCAGTTAATTGCGCGCGATCCCATGTTCCAGCATTAGTCTTATAATACCAGTAAGATACGTCTCCACCATTATCGAGCAAGGTCCAAGTAACAGCGAAGAGCTTGTGAGAATCAATGGTCTAGGTGTAATTTGCTTCAATATAAGCTACACCATTATCAAGATTAGCTTGATAATCTGCTCGTTCAGTTAAATGATACTCTGCTTCAATATTTAAGGCGTCTCCTACTGGGCCTTTAATACTCTTGCCACTAGCTTTCCAGCCATTATCAGTTAAAGAATAAATGACACCAGTATCACTATTAAGATAAATATCGCCCTTGCGAGCGCCCTCAATAGCAGTAGTATCTCCGTCTTGAGCTATATCAAGTCCCGCAAACAGTTTGCTACCAGTTGGAATCTTAAATGCAAAATTTACAGTATCTTCACTGATAACCTCTGCTGTAACATTTCCTTCTTCTGTCGAACCAACAAAAGTAGAAGTGACCGCGGGCTTCAGAGCTTCAGGTAACTAAAACTCTAGTTGCCATTCAGTACCCTCCTCGTTCGTTAGAGTCTTTACAACTCGCGGAACCGCAGGCTTAAAGCCATCATCACTCTATGTATATGGAGCAATTGCGCTCGTAATAATATTCGGTAGAGGTTGCTGAATAGTTGCTTGATATTCAAACACGCAAGTGGTATCATTGGTTTTACTTGTTACTTTGTAAATAAAACCAGTTGGTTCATTGATATAATAATCACCAACACCATAATCCGCAAACAGTGGATTAGTAACAGTTCCGCCAGCTTTAGTGCCTAATAAATTACCATAATAGAACTTAATAGCACGTGGCAATTCAAAATGGAATTTAGGAGCATTAACAGTGCCGACATTGGTTACATTCGGTTCAAAGTCTGGTGCTTTTGTTACAGTCTCAGGAGCTGCCATTACTTGACTGCGCGGTAGATGGAAAGTTAAGATAGGATGCTCATGCAGAGTATCTTCTTCTGCGTAACTAAAAGTCACGGTAGGCTCTTCATTAGCATTTAATACTGTATGAAGAATATTGCTATCTAAAAATTCCTAAGCTACAGCTACTTGTAATTTAAGTACAGGTCGGTTAATATCAGTAATGTCAAGTTCGACCTTTGGATGTTCTCCCGCGGCAATAGGTGTTATCTCTGCCTTCTCTATAACCTGAGATTGCGGTAAACTAAAATGCAAAGTCGGATGATCAATATCATCATCGTTATACTCAACAACTGGGTTTTCATTTGCGTCTAAGACTGTTCTCTCTAGCATAGAAAGAACTTGTGCTCTCGGTAAACTAAACATAATTACTGGCAGATCTGGATTAGACAAATCTGTTTTAACTTGCGGCTACTCATTTGCGTGAAGCACCTCCGCAGGCACTGTAATACTAATCTTAGGGGTATTACCAGTGCAAGATGTAATGAACTTATAGCTAAGTCCGCTACCCTCTCCCGCAGATTCGTTATATACTTTCTACCATAAAGTAGAGTTTAAATTCTGTCTATTGCCAGCATTTAAATCATAATTCTAATTAGTTAGATAGTTAGGATCAGTTGGCTTGCCATAGGATACCATGACAAATTCGCCTACGGAGATAGGAGATGACCAACCTTTATTTAAGTCTGTCTATGCACCATTAGGGCCATAGTAAGATGAAAAGACTTGTTTAATTTCGAAGCTCTGTCCAGCAGGGCCTCCGTAGAAAGATTGCATGCCTATACCTCCTTATCCTTGAGATGGGTCGTAAATAAAGTCTACAATAACATTTTCAAGATCGCCATATGGATTATCTTCATCTAGTTTGTAAACACCATTTAGACCTTGGTTTAAAGTCGCACTACCCTCTTGAAAAGCTGCTATATAAGTATCATTTGCCTCATTATAGCCATTCCAATAGGTTTTATATGCCTCAGAAGTCTAGTCAGCAGGCTCTTCTCCTAATGCTTTAATAGCAGCTTCAAGTGCTGCTTTTGCGTCCTTAATAATTTTTTCGCCCTATTGCTTCTTGAGTTCTGTCTCTTCTTCATCCTTAATATAGTTTTTAGGACGAACAAAATACATACTCGTAATAGCAATGTCTTCGTCTAATTCATAAATACCAGTACGACCGATCATGATCGTTTTACTAGCATTCATGACTACTTGTGCTCCAGGTGGAGCTTGAATACCAACTTTGGTAAACTATCTGGCGCTAGAAGCATTTACAACATCATTGTAAATATCAATTCCAGAGGAGATATAATGTCTTCCTTCGCCAGTGCTACTTGTGTCTACTACGCGATAGTAGATTTGTCCAATAGCTGACATCGCCCGTTCCTCCTTATACTCGTGTTAAAACTTCTGTTGCGGTAATGCTCATAGTACCATTATAGGTTAATGGTAGAGAATATTGCGTAATCTAATAATTACCATAGATATTACTATCTCTATCTTCAATCCTAATAATATTATTAGGCTCCATGTAGTATTTCGGCAAACAGGTGAGAGAAATGGTAGTATTATAACACAAGTTCTAATACATCAATTCTCGTATTTGATCAAAACAGCTAGTTCCAGTAGTGCTTATTGAGAACATATCATAGTATTCATTAGAAAGTACGAAGAACCTCTAACCAATACCTTGATACTTTACAATCAAGTCTTGATCTAGTCCTTCAATAAATACAACGTCCGGAACTTCACTATTATATACGGTTTTTATGTCATTATTATTAACAACTTTAGTCCTACGACCAATATTCTTAACAGAATACTTACCAAGAGCAGAACTAGTGTCTATAAAATCTAGCCAGAAGTTAATAGAACCTGGGTCATTAAAAACCGCGGGATTCCAGTGGTTAGTAGCATCCCAATTCTTATTTGTGGTACTATAAATATTACGCCATTCCGCAATTAACTCGGTATCATAGTAACTATTATAAACGCTATTACTTACCTATGCTTCAAGAGCGTGACGATAAAGCTCTTCACGCCATTCATCGCAAGGTAATCCAACAAGAGTAGCCTTATATCCGTCTACGCTATATTCTGACAAATCATTAAAGTCGTAGCGAATAATTAAGTTAGATTTTTCGTTCTTGATTTCCCACATATATTGTGTCGCTAAATCAAGATCTGGTTTATCATCAATAGCAAGATGGTAGCGGATAGATACCTCAACTCCAGTAGAAGTCTTTCTCTTACCCCAAACATAAAAATCATTCTTTACATTATCATATTTAGGATTGCGAGTAATTGCGGTGGTTGTATCAAGATCGGTGAGCGAGTATAGAAATTTAGCGTTATTATACGAGCGCACATAATCTTCTGGACTTAGTTCTAATAACGGACTGCCTGTATTCAAGTAATTCTTTATCTCTTGGAATACAAACTTACCATCAAGATTATAGAAATACTCGTAATTGCCTAATGTGCCTACAATCTTATCTAATAGCGTTACGACTGTGTCTCCCGCATTTAAGACTAATTCGCCTGGATATGTAAACTCTGTATATTTATATCCTGCATCTTGTCCATAAGTAAACATATGCGGGTAGTCTTCCTAAGACTCGAAACTAAGACTCTAATAATCGTTAGAAAAATAGATCGGTTTATCACCAATATATCTTACTAACATTTTGGTTTCATCGTCTATATCAGTGATGATGATATTCTCTACAGCCTCGCCACCCCAATGGTTTACGGCTTCATAGATAATCTAAAAGATAGTAGGATAATGAATCTCTACGTCACCATTATCTAGTGTTACAAGGCTTTCATGGAAAGTTGTTGAAGCCGGCAATGTACCTCCAGCGGTTCCATCTAATAAGCACATCTTATCTTTGCCAGTAATAGAGATATTCCAACCGCTAGTAGAACGATTGATATTGGCTGACGATAATACAAACAAGCCACATGGGAACCAAATAATGTCACCATAGTCTTTATAAGATCTTAATGGATTATCATATCCAATAAATACTTTTACTTTCTTGTTAATAGAAATCTCATTATCAATATCTTCGAGATTGCTATTCTCTGCTGATGCTAACATAGTGAGATTAATGGTTCTTCTAACCGCAGAAGAACCATTAACACTTAGACTGCCACTTGATATAGAACCCTAAATCTCTTTAATAGGTTCTTCATCTCTAAAAGAAAGAAGCACTATCTTAGCATACTAGACTCGCATATGCAATTTATCTAGTTGAGTTAGAAAATCCATGTCACTAAGATACTCAAACATAGATATTAGCTCCCTTCTATTATATATTTCATAGTTGTTTGCGTGGTTAAACACTTGTAGTTAATAACCGCGAATTGTGGCTTCTATAAAGCGATATATTTAATCATACCGTCCATTGGACTGAGTGTATATCGTCCAGTTGGACCGAGAATGACAGGCTGCTTATCGCTTCCATCAGGCTACTTACCGATATATAAGATAGTATTAGGATCGGCTTCAATATCAAAAGCAGTAATATCGGAGAAGGTATAATAAATAATGCCATCTGTCCATTTACCGTTTTCATCTTGCTTAAAGCCTCCAGAAACATTATAGATAAACTCGACTTGCTTGCGGGTTTCTTCTTCTATAATGTCATACAAATTAACTGTTTTATAGACATTATAGTTCGTATTATCTACTAAGATACGTCCTAATTTATCAGTCTTTTCGACACTATCGCTATAGATACGATACGGCGTTTCGCCTGGTCCATAGTAATACTTATAGTTTTTTAACACTTTATCAGTGCCACTAAAAATACCAGACACTTGACCCCAAATACGCGATGTATCAATAGATCCTACTTCACCAACCGCATCATTGCGTTCTCTTGTTAGTGAGCAAACATAATTCACAATAATTGGATATTTTACCGAGGTCATTGATAGTGAGTTAACACCTTCCCGCACACTATATAATCTATTTGGAGCAACAATAACATCACTGCCATTAACAGATAATCTAACCGCGGAAGATGGTGCATTATTAGCTGCTTCTTTTAAAGCTCTCCAGCGCACTAGCTCTGCTTCTATTTCTTTAGTATCTTCTTCAGCTTTCTATGCCTCAAGCTCGTAAATCTTACCATCAAAATCAATAGTAGGATAACGTTCAATCCAAAAAGAATTAACATTCACGAGAGATAGCTTATATCGGCCATCACCAACTGCGATTTCTTCCTATTGTTTAATAAGATTATAAATATCATTGCCTTCCGGACAACCTAAATAAATACCACCAATCTATCCAAAAGATGTTTGTATCTCGGTAGATACTTCGTTATTAAAGATTCCTACATCTATAATACCAACTTCATTAAGGTCATCAATCGTATTCTCTAATACTTCATAAGCAGTAGCAGAGAACTCAAAGATCATACGACCTAGAGAAGCATTTGGCGTCATCGACATATTGATTAATCCAATAACAATATTACCCTCAGTAGGAGATTTATAGAGTTTATATGTAAAATCATTGAGGAACTACTCAGCTTTCTCTCTGAACTTACGCTCTATAAAAATATTATTATCGGTAATGCTACTATCAATAGGAAGATAAGATGGAACACTTTCGTCTCCTCTTGTTGCAGTAGATATACTGAACTTATCCGCAGGAATAACTAACTCGTTATTATAGTAATATCCATCTGTTTTTAGAGTGAAGAAAGTCTAATCTTCATCCATCTAAAAACTAATTAAACCGCTAATAGGAAACTCCGCGTAGTAAGCATATCCATTCTTGGATAAGTGCGGGAATTTGTCTCCTAAGGTATCTTGCTTGCTTGCTAGTGTCGTATGTTTAAAGCTACTTAGCTTTTGATTAAATTTTAATCGTAACTATACTCCATCTCGATAGATATATGAATACTCAAAATCTACACTCCTAGATGGAACAGTCATACCGTCCTCTTGTAAAGGAGCACTACGCAGTCCTTGTGAGTTCTAATATTGGAAAGCATATTTATATTTAATACCACTTTCAATAATATAGTCAATATAAAGTAACGTATCAGAGAACTCTTCTTCAAAATAGTTGAAGTATTTTAGATCTTCATATACTTGATAATTACTTTCTTCTGACGTGCGAGTGAGCACATAGCAACCCGTTAATGGACTCTTGGCAGTAAGATAAATCCGCATACAACCATTTTCACGGCAAAATACATCAGCATCATCAACTCTAATAGACACATCTGTCAAAGATTCTAGATAAACCTTAATAGCCTAAAAGTCATAGTAAGTGCGGGTTTCATACCCATTACGCGTTACGATCGAGAAATAGACTCTATAAGACTCGTTGTTAGTAAGCATGGTTTTAAATCTATGTGAACAATTCTTACCGCTAACAGCTTGAATCCAATTAGATGATTCAATTAAATCTTCGCCTGCTTCATCATATAAGTCAAACTTATATTTCTCTAATGGTTCCTCAGAAGCGTTATCAATATAGTCCCCTATAAATAATGGAGTTAAGCTAGCTTCTGTTTTTATGCTAGAAGTTACATCCATTTTTAAAGTTCCAGCATTTTCAATATAAACTTCTGGTTGCGCAATGGCCTTAATTATCATGACTGTAGACCACTCAGAAAATAACTAAGCATTTATCATAGCCTTTTTCCAAGAAGCAAACTATTTTAAATCATCAGGAAATTTGCCATCATTCAATATTGGATCATTACCAGAAACCGTACCAAAGCGCAACTGTATCTTGTAACACACACCTGGCGACCAAGGCTTTCGCAAATCCGAGGTCAAAATTTTAATTCCATAAGGACTGGCTTCTTTTGTTAAGTCAACATTCTTATAGATAATATTATCTGGATATTTTGAAGTATTTACAATGCTAGAATTTGAGCGCTATTCAACTACTCGAATTTGAATATGTTTAATAGTCTCGGCACTAGTTACTTTCTATAGAGTATATTTAATCTCATAGTCTGGCGTTGTAGCTAAAAACGCTGGCTATGTACTCTATAGAGTAGGCGGATAAATACTAATTGGCATATTCCGCGCCTCCTTTTCCTCTAACTCTATATATTATAAAAAAAGTTTTGGTTAAGATAATTAAATTCGTCCAAGCAAAAGAAAAGAGGAAGAGATTTACATCTCTTCCTCTACCATAAACATAAGTGCTTCGGCCATAGCAATCGAGATATTTAAATCCTCAATCTCTGTCATTTTAATTTTAACAAGAGGAACATCGACTTCTGTTTCCATAATTGCATCTAGTTCCTGATTAACTGTATCTCGGTTATTTTCTGGAATACGATACTGAGTAGGATTATCAACATCAAGAGTGCCATAGGTTTCCGCGATTGATTGACGAGCCATATCAATATCTTCAATAATAGGAATTAACATCTTGAGGTTTCTCACTACTGCGAAAGATACACGCGCGGGAAGCCGCATTCCCTCATTCGACGCTAGCTGCGATAAACCTTGATACATAGTAATAATATCTCTATTTAACACGTTTTTCTCCTTTTTATCCCGCGTTTACTGCGTTTGATAACGCAGTAAACAAGTCATATGTGATTGTATCTCCTTGCTTCACTGTCTTTGAAGCACCACACCAATTAGAACCATTATTATAAATCGTATGAGTGATTAATGTACCAGTTGTAACATGATACTATCCAGTCGATCTTGCTGTTCCACCCTATCCCTATTGACAATGCTTCCAATTATATTTCTATGCTGCTTTATCCATTAATTCATTCCATTTAGATGCAGTTAAACAAACAGAAATTAATTTATCTCTTGCTGGAATATTTGTCCAAGCAAACTGAAGAGGTCTGGTATAGAAATAAAGTGTGTTGTGTGCGCTTCCTAGACTTTTTGTTGCAGAACTACTAGAGGTGGATTTACCAGTTCTAGTTTCAGTACCTTCATTCCAAGGGGTATATCCAGTTATATTACCTTTGTCGTCTTTAATAGGTGAACGAGTTCTAGTTTGTTTATAATTAACACGCTCTGTTTTAGAGGTTCTTGTCGCAGATATATTAGCTCTTACAGACTATCTAGATCCAGCTACATAACCATTTATCGTGACCGACCCTTCTTTTGATGAGCTGGTTCCGCCATTACTTCCGCTTCCTCTAGTAAAAGTCCAAGACCATTTCGTAGTACCAAGACTATATTTTACCTATGTTGTATAACCAGTTCTCGTCTAACGAGTTGTACCACCACTCCAATTTCCCCAATGTATCTTAGAGACAGGTTCATCAGAAGGTAGTGATGTCCAACCGGAAGTGCTATAGGAAAAATTAACGCCCTCGCTACTTGCACTATTAAATTTTAGTGTTACCGTTGGCATTATCTCACTCCTTATCCAAACGTTGCACGAATACCTTTTTGAGTAGCTACGCTACTAAAATCAATGGCTGATCCTTCAACTTTAAATGTGCCGCCCTTAGCATTTAGTGTCATGTTACCAGCACTCATGATACTAATAGTACCACCAGCAGATATAACAGAACTACCAGAGCCATTTAAAATAATACTAGTAGCTAATAAATAAATACTATTTGCAGCATCTAATTTAATATTACCATTACCCTCTTGAGCTTGCAATACTACGCTACCACTACCGCCTGTTGCAGCAATACCAATATTATAAGTCGTATTACCCGCACCAGAAGAACCAGTAATTCCTCCAAAATAACCATAATTATTCGAAATAGTACCAGTATCACCGTTTAAAAATAAGCCTCCGCCACGACTTACAAGAGCATTGGATTGAATAGTCCAACCACCGATGCTACCTCCAGTGGCAACTAAATTACCGCAAGTAATCGAACCATCAGAATTAAGAATTGTACCTCCGCCGGTTAAATATTTATCATTTATAGTCCAACCACCAATAGTACCACTATCTGCCTTAATTCTTCCTGAAATGTCCGCGGAAGTGCAATATAATCTTCCAGTATGAGTTACTAAAAAGTTAGCTGCACTAGTATCTTTAATTGAAGTAGAACCTGCGTCTACATCTGAGCCAGCCCAGAAAGCTGCATTACCGGTACTGCTAAGACCTACAGTATCAGCATATAAGCTATTGCGTGTTAAAGTCCAACCACCGATATTACCGGTTTTAGCATAAAGCTGACCCTTTTTAGATACAGCAAAATAAGTGCTTTTAGCACTTTCGTATGAAGAAGAACCTGTCCAGATAGCACCATCAGCGTTCTTGTCACTATTAAGTTCTACATATCTACCGCTAGAGCTACTATATAATCTATTCTTTTTAATAATCCAACCGTCTTCACTATTTCTACTAGAACATCCAATTCTACCAGTCGTAGCATAAATAGTTCCTTCAATCGTAGCAGACGTAGCTAACAGAGCACCATCATAAGTTACTTTAAAGACACCACCGCCGACTTTAATAGCATCTGTTCCTTTACCTGGATTAAGGTCAGCAAGATTAATGGTCATGCCGATGGAATTATCTCCACCACCACCGCCGCTGATAGAACCAGATTTACCATTAATATCAATGCGGCCGCCACCACTCATGGCTCCAAAGAATGCGGTACCGTCTTCCATTAAGCCAAAGACATTAACACCTGCCTGATAGCCATATAGACCTATCTAATTTTGCCCACTATCTTTACCCATTACAACGCCAGTAAATCTATTCTAGCTGTCTTTTGATCCCGCGCCAACTTGCGGAGCAAATACATACTTTCCATCGCCAGTATCAAGAGCAGTACCATCCCAGCCATTAATAGCTTCGTTGCCGTAAGTATCAAGATACATAACAATAGGATGAATAAGTCTATCATTACTATCCGGAATAGCAAAACTTAATACGCCTATATTGCTCTGCGAATTATCCTTAATACTCTCAAAGATGAAATTAGAAGCTGGCTCTAAATATTTCTTACCATTGCTAGTTACAATACTTAGGATATTCGTATTAAGCGATACAATGTTGTCATTATAAATATTAGTCTTATAATAGAAGTTAATATCATTGCTATAAAAAGATGGTGTCAGACCTGCGGAATTGTACTTGATATAAGAAGGAATACTATCAATATTAATGTCATCAACAGAGGCAGTGCCTAGAATTACATCAATAGGATAAGAAGCGTAAATATCCACGGAACTATTAGCATCTTTAATGGTTACTTGAACCTTTACATAGAATGCTAATTGCGCGCTTGGACTACTTTCAGAGATAGGATCTTTACCACGCACGATAACTTGGTCAGTAGTATCTGTTAAGATCTCTCGGTCTTGTACAAATACATTAATTCCTTCCCATTTGTAAGTAATAGAATACTTCTTATTACCGTTAATTAATTCTCCATCTTTATAGACATAACAACGAACCTGTAGAGTATTCTACCAACTATTGTTATATCTCAAAGGCTGTAAACCACTAAGTTTTACACCCTCAGAATTACAAGGACGAATCGCTGTGATATAAGTAGTACCATTAGTACCCTAGTCGCCATCCTTCAAGCAAAGAATCTCTTTATTAAATAAATAAGTAGATTCAGCAATAGTTCTAATCTTTACAATTATAGTGTTATTACTGAAATTAACTCTGTATTTCTATTTAATATTGTAGTGCAAAATATTATAATTGTCAACCCAAATATTCTCAAGCATGGAGTTATCCGGATTGTAGGCTTTAGATTTAGAGGTAGGAATCTCGTACTCTTTATTCGCTGCATCTTTCATTAACCATGATACAAAGTAAGAAGTGCCGAAGCCTTCCTTCCAGGCTAGATTAACCTATAGGGTACGCTCTTTCTCTGCGTCTTCGATAGAAATATCTCCATTAGCATCATAGCGAAAAGAGTCTTCACCAATATAGCTAATAGTTACATCATCTTCGCTTTCACTATTCACAATAGTATGTTCAAGTGTACCGATATATTCACCAAAAGAATTATATACCATGCAATAGAAGATTACAGAGCTATATTGCAGATAAGAACTTACAACTATCTCTGACTACTTTTCTCCTTCCGGCACAGAACTGTAACTATCATCTGGGTAAGACAAGTACCAGTCACCGACCAGAGATTCATCATCGTAATTATTTTTAATCTACAATTTAATATCCGCGCCATCAGTTACTTGAACAATAGAATAATCATAGTTAGAATTACGGTTCCAAACCGCAATCTCCGCAGTTAGAGTAACATTATTATTATAAACAACTACTAATTTATATCTCTATTGATAGAGTACATCGGTTGCATCAAGAGTAAGAGTATCAGAAGTCCGCTTATCCATTTTCTTCCAACCGAAACCTGCGGCTTTGACATACTTATCGCTACCAACAACCACGCTCAGATCTCTCTCATACCATTGGCAAACGCAATTCTTACTATCCATAATATCATCGCCATTATAAATTAAACGGCCAATCAATTCTAGAGTTGACACCTTATCCGTAAAAGCAATGCCTTTAGGTGCAGAAATTGTGAGGTAATAACTCGTATCACTTAGATCTTGCAAATCAACATATTGAAGAGAAATATCTTTCACAAAAATGTTAGCAACAGTTGTGTTCTCTTCATCTGTAACTATGCCATTCTTAACAATCTTATCGTAGACAAAATCTTCTTCAAAGAGCTTAATAGATTTAAGTCCCATTAAATAGTTCTTCTGCGCCTTTAAGATAATTGATTGCGGCGAGTAGACCGAGAATCCATATGGATTACCATTAAAATTCTAGAGATCTAATCTATAACTTACGCTACTATTATCCTTGGTATAAAACTCAATTTCAATACCGTAATTACCTTTACTATGCACATTATGGAATTGTGTTAAGAAAGATGCTTTAACTCTAATATATTCGTAATTGTTCGCATACTGCTGGAACAATCCGTGGTAGCCATTTGGATTATATTCTTCATCATTCTAAAAGATGTAGACAAAACTACCGATCTCCCCAGCTGGCGCGCCCGCAATTACTCCATAGCTCTCACTTGGGTCATAAGCATTACCATATAGTGCATCAAATGCAGGAGATACTTCAAATACAGAATTAGTTAAATCAGATATTTGCGCGCTTGATAAAGATTTCGCGGTTACCAAGGAGGTAATCAATTTCTTGTTAGAAAAGTTACCTTCAGGAACTTTGACATAAATAATATCGTCAACAGAGTAGCTTTTGCTAGTATCCTCGCTAAACGCGGAAAAAATATTTCCATTGTATCTGACTTTATATTCTCCGGTATCAGCATCTACGATAGAATAGATTGTAGCTTGAATAGTTTTATCATATTGGAGCTATTTCAACTTTTCTTGAGCAATAATATCCATAGCTTGCAACAGCTGTTCAGATATATTATTCATTGTTTATCTCCTTTCACTCCTATAATAAGGAGAGGTTTAAACCTCTCCTTATTACGTCTTTCTTCTAGCCCACTGTGCTGCATCATTAGTAAGACTAATAAATGCTTCTTCAATTTCCGAACGGCTAGTAACATTCGGGAATTCTACTTTGTCAATATGAACAGTCTGTTCGATAGTACCTTCTGTTGGCATAGTGGAAACAGGATTGAGTCGCTGACCCATAAGGTTCATCGCCGCGACTACATTACCATCAAGAGACTTCTCAATAGACTTGAACAAGTCAGAACCAATGGTTCTTACTGCTTGAACGGCAGCCAAGATATTTTCGGTATCTTCTTTATTCAATACTAGTTCCTTTTCATGCAAGAACGCGAGTTTTGCATCTTCAAAAGTACCAGTATAACCGCCTGTTGCTAAGCCATAATTCTTTTTCAGTTTATCAAGAGCATCATTCCACTTATCCTAAGTATCGTAACGACCTTGCGCCCATTCTCCAACGTTAGAACCCTGTGTATAATCCTTAAATTGCTCTCCGCCTTGAGTCTCATTTTTCCACTTATCTTCGTTCTTAATCTTCTCATCACGTTGTGCTACTAAAGCCTTAAAGGTTTCATCACCATACTGGAACCAACCATTAACCAAACCTTGTTCGATCAATGCTTTATAGTCTGTATTCTTGTCATACAAGAGTCCAGAATTACTAGCAGCATTCGATGCCATTTGAGCGGCAAGGGTTTTCGCTGCTTCTACAGCTTCCCAAATCTGAGCAGCTAGAGCCGCGTACTGATCCGCAGCCTATTGTGCCGCGGTAACTTGATCCCATAGAGCTTCAGAAGCCTCTTGACCACGCTGAGCAAGTTGATCTGTAGACTCAGAAACCTTGTCAGTTTCATTAGCCAAATTATCAAGAGTAGAGCCAGTTTCAGAAGCAACATTCTAAACTTTATCTTGATAATTCTGGAAATGCTGTTGCGCTTCATCTAACAAACTGCGGAGTTGCTCCTCGAAGTTTGTAGTATTCTGTGTCATATTATCAAGGTCTTTAGCGTAAGTATTATCAAATTTATCAATTAAATCTGTATTATCACCAACAATATCTTTTAGCTATTCGCTGTTCTTTAATAATAGATCCTTGATACTTTCTCCAGAATTTGCCACTATCTGTTGCAATTCCTCAGAGGTGATACCCGTTACATCAGTAATGGTATCGCCGGTAAGAATGGCATTATCAATCAGGTTCTTATTGCCAGCTTCGGTCATGTCTGCGATTGCATTCTACTTCTCTTCTTCAAGAGATTTAATCTTTTCAGTATAATACTGATAGATTTCTTGTGCTCGCGCAGAACGTTCTTCATCAGTTAGAGTCATGTCAGAATAGATGTCCTTAATCTTATCCTAACATTCTTGCCAAGTGTCTACAATCTCACCAGTAACATCAGTTACTTGCTGTTTAGCTATATTGTACCATTCATTCTCGGCATCAAGCAACTTTTGCTGAGCATTCGCAATATCGTCTTGGTTAGCTGTGAACTGATAGTTCCAGTTACCTTGACTATCTCTTGTTAGCTGAATTTGATTCTTCGCATTTTGCGCGTCTTCAAGAGCCATCTAAGCCTGCAATACTTGATATTTAGCATTGAGGATATCTAGATCATATTGAGATAGCTTATTACTTTCTCTACGCTGATTAATCTCTTCCTGTAGAGCCTTTAATCTTTCTTTATGCGCGGAATTGGTAGTATCATCAATATCTTTTTGTAGCTTATTATACCAAGCAGAGACTTGATATGCCTCATTAACCTTGTCAAAGTAGCGCTCATTTTGTTCGATATAATGGTCGTATTTATCTTGCAGTAAATCAAGACCTGCGCCATTAGATACCGCTTGACCGAACTTATAAACCGCTCTCTCGATCTGATCGAGATACATATCTTGTGCGGTCTCCATTGCTTCTTGAGCAGAAGATAAATAAGCCTCTTGAGCATCGTTAAATTGCTCCAGATATGCATCTCTTGCTTTCTTGAGTGCATCATAGCGAATATCGCTTTCATCACCATTTAAAGCATCGAGGTTTGCTTGTGCGGTTTCAAGTCTCTTAGCGGCCTCTTCATACCAACCTCTCTGGAGCTTAGCAGAAGCGACTTGTGCTTCGAGCTTTTCTTGACTAACCTTCTGTAGACGATTAAATCCATTCGCAGTCTTATAAGTTACACCTTGTAAATTATAAAGCTCCTTGATAGTATCAAGAACCGAAGTATTATGATCTAGCTAATCGGTAAATGCCGCAAAACGTTCAGCTGCTGCATCAACAGCATCAGGAACAATATCCTCAATGGAGTTAACCCATTCAACGATCGCTTTAGCAGAGTCCGCAATCTTACCTTGCAGATCGGAGATTTCATCCATGATATCTCTACGTGCGGCATCATCGGTAGTGCTATCATACAAGGCCTTAAGCTCTTCATATTGTTGCTTATATTGCGGCATTAGATTTGCTTCTGCTTTAGCAGCTTCCGCGTCTAATGCTAAAGGACTATTAAACTTGTCATATCCCATGAAATTTTGAGTTAGAGTATCACCGAAGATCTCAGAAATCTCCTTAGACAAATCTCGAACCGTTTCCTTCATGGACTTAACATCTAGGACAACCTCAAGTCTGAACTTTATTTTTTCTAGTTTCTTATCAGCAATAGAACGCATATTCTCTTCAATATTATCGGTTGTGTCTCTGACTTCATCAAGAGTGCTTTCATATTGCTTAAGAGCATCAGCTCGTTCATCAAATAACTTCTTCTCTGTGTCAAGTTTATTCTTGAGCGCAGTATGCTGTTCCTCAGTAATCGTCTTACCATCGACAGCAAGATTATACTGTTTAACTGCGACATTATAAAGCTCCATATTTTTCTTCAATAGAGCTTCATAGTTAGTTATTTCACCATTAGAAGCGATCTAAGCATCAGAAAAATATTTTTTAACCAGTGCAGAGTCTTGAGCTAAATATTTTTGTGCTTCTTTAAGTTTTTCATTATATAATTCTTGTTGTTTCTATAATGCTTTGATTTCATCTTCATAACTAGCTAATGCTTCAGCACCCCAAGCTCTATCGGTCTTATTTCCAAGATCATCAAGCAAATCATCTTGACGTTCAAGTTGACGGTTAATATTATGGTAACGATCTTCTACTTCTTTAAGGGTTTTTAAATCTTCTTTATCATAAGTTTTACCCTTACTTCCGCCACCGCCACCTTTACCGCCTTTTCCTCCGCCGGAACCCTTACCTGCCGCGACATTACCTAACGTATGATTTAAACCAGTTGTCGTTGCGCCAACTTGAGCAATCATACCCTCAATATCGTTTGCAGCAGCTCCTGCCGCGTCTGCCATACTTTGATATTTAGCAGAGGCTTCGGCCCACGCCTCTTGACTTGTATTTGCTACATCGTCAAGCATTTTTTTAGTTTCGTTTAAAACGGAGGCTTCTTCGCTTACGCCAGATGCACCAGAATAGGTAACTGCAAAATTACCAGTTGTGGTCGCGCCCTTACCTGCTGCAGCGGCTTTCATATTCTATATTGCTGCCTAAGCAAAAGCAGCAGAAGATTTTGCCGCGGATGCAAATGCAGAATTCCAATTCTTCGCAGTTACTCCAGCGTTAGAATTTGAAGAATCAGCAACTTTCTTCTGATTATCGTTTTCTGTATTTGTTGCAGCTTGACTATTTAATTGTTTTAAATCTGCTAATCCACCAGATAAAGTAGCTTGAGCTTCTGCGGAAGTCATAGCAGAATCAGTCTCTTGTCCCGCCAATACCGCAGCAGCTACTGCCATCTACTGATAAACTTGTTGTTTAGATCTTAAAAGAGTAGCCTAATTTTGTAAACGAGCGACAGTAGCTTCTGCGTCCGCGGCTACTTCGGTACGAGCAGCAGCAATCGCATTTTGCACCATCTATTCATTTAGTTGAACAGTACCATCATTTAAAGATTTCATGCCTTGAATAATACCTGGGAAGGTGTTATTCAATTCTCTTACATCAGTCGCAGCTACAATAAATTTTTCACCAATTTTAGATGCTTGGTCTTCAATATCTTGCATAGCATTGGCGATGCTATCAAATTCTTCTTCAGCCTAGGTATGAATCTCTACATCAACGGCATAATTCTTATCTAAGAGATCTTCCATAGCATCTAAGAATTTCTCTGGATTAGCTCCAATCTCTACTTCCCAGTCATCAGACGACAAGATTTTTTCTACCTTGGAACTAGCTTCTTCTGCATCATCAACCAGCTTCTAAAGTGACAATTCATCAATCTTTTGTTGAATAGCCGTTAATGCTTCAATGAATTTTTGACCGCCAACTTCCCACACGTTAGACACTTCAATAGCATCTGTTTCAAGTTCTGGGAATGCTTCTTTCAAAACATCAAGCACCTATAAAAGATTCTTGTAATCTTCATCATCAGCAATATTATCTTTAGTTAAATCGCCACTTTGTAGCTTTTGAATAATATTAGCTGCATAATCAAGCCCACTACCATCACCGGTTAGGTCTTTTAATCTCTCTTGGAACTGAGTCTAGATTTCAGTTTCTAGATTTAATTGATGAAGTGCTAATGAACCATTATCGCCAAGATAATGCATTGCTTCGCCAGTATTCTTGGCAGTATCGCCAATATCAGCGAGTAAATTTTTGACAATTTGTCCATCAAATTCTAGTCCTTCAGTATCAAGGTCTAATAAATGATTTTGCCAATCGTCACCGAATTCATCTTTTGATTTATCAATTAAGCCGAAGATATATTCATCAACAGTATTTTGATCAAGAAGTACTAAACCATCTGAGGTTTTAAGCAGAGGAGTATATGCGATTTCAACACCACTATATTCACTGCTCTTACCCATAACAGTAGAAATTTGATCTTGCATTTCCTTAAAATCATCATCATTATAGCCTAAAGACTATAATTGATCTTTATACTTAGCAAGATTTTCTTTATTCCAAGTAATGGTACCACGCGCTTCGCTTAGATCAATGTTACCAATTTTCTCGGTATCTGGAGTATATCCTAATTCTTTAAGTTCTTTTAGTTCATTGATATAATCAGTTATTTCGCCATTTAAACTTTCCCAATCAGTAACTTTACCCAATACATTAAGATTAAAACCGTTATCTAATAAAGTATCTAACTTCTCTTTACCATTATCTCCGAGTTTATCAACAATAGCATCATAAACTTTAGATTGAGCAACAGTATCTGTAAGATTAGTAAAACCAGATAAGTATTTATCAGCTAAATCACTAAAATACTGGTCGATATCATCAACATCGTCGAGTACTATATCTTGAGTAGTGAAAATTTCTTTTAACTTGTTTACATACTGCTCTTTAACCGTCTAATATTCTTCTAATGTATCAACATTTTCTAATTGCGCACCAGCTACTGCACCCTCAGCTTCCGCCAGCTGTTGAGCATAAGTAATCTAATCTTGCTCTAATTGTGTCAACTTTTCGTACTCTGGAGCAACTTTGCCTAACCATTTAGAAAGGTTTTGATATACCTCAGATTCTTGGCGAACGCTTTCCCATTTGTCATCAGAAGCAATTTCATCTTTTAATTCTGATAAGCGAGTATATACTTCAATAAGATCATCAGCGTCTTTTAGCGTTACACGTAAACCGCTTCCACTTTCAGTCGCGTATACATTGCTTATACCCTTTAGTTTATCTTGAATAGCATCAACGACTTCAGTTTCATCATTCTTAAATGCTCCACCACCAAATTTGAAAGAGTATTTATTAATTGCCGCGTCGTCATCGTATGTAGTATTATTTTCTAATATTGAAGTCTTCTGTGCATCTACTGCCTTTTTAGCGTCATTAAGAGCTTGTTGTGCAGACAGACGATTAGCTTCCATGATCTTCTGATTAACATCATCATACTTATCATTTAGCTTATCAAGAGCATCCCATTCAACACCAAGAGCATCACATAACTCTTGTGTCTTCTACTTTAAGTTTTCTTTCGTTTCTGTGCTATTATCACTAACGCTCTTTAATTCTATATAAGACTTATATAGCTCATCAACCGTTGTGCGCTCTTTTTTATTCGCTTCAGCAGCTTTATTAGCGCTTTCTACATCGGCTTCAGCATTATTTCGACGCTTTTCTGTATTAGCATCAATAACAGCATTATAAATAGCAAAAGCTCCAATGATCGCTGTGATGCCCGCTAAAACCCAAGTTAAAGGATTTGCATACCAAGCCGCTGTATTTTGAACAACCGCAACAGTATTACCTTCCACTGCAGTTGTTTCAACAATTTTTTGACGAGCAGTTAATTGTGAAGCAAGTGCATTAGCTGCTTCAGCGCCAGTGCCCTCAACAACAATAGCATTATAGGTAACTCTTGCTTTAGTAACAGCTTGAATACCGGAGATAATAATTGGTAGAATCATACCAACGCTTGTTAATGTCTCTACAATTTTATCACCCATACTCAAATCTTGGTCATTCCAAATGCCCCCAAGACTCTTGATAGATTGAATCATCATACCAAGTTGCATTAAATGATTAGCTCCATTAACAATTTTATCAGCCCAGGTTTCTTGTTGAACAGTTGCTTGATAAACTTTAAGTCTATAATCAGCATACGCATTAGCAGCAATATCTGTTGCATGAGCAGAGTTCTGTTGAGCTTCTCCCACTCCAGTTGTAGCAGTTCTTAATCTCTCCAAATAATCCTCAGAGACACTATGTCTAGCTAAACTATTATAAAGTTTTTCTAATGCTTCATCAATCTAAGTAATAGTTTCTTGAATTTTAGTTTGACTTTGTTGTAGCGTGCTACTACCAAGATCAATACCAGTCAATTCTTGATATTGAGCCTTTAATTTCTCAACAAGTTGAGTATTTTGAATATCTTCTTCACTTAGCGCAGCCATCTGCACTTGGATTCTATTGATGCCAGCAACAGTGCTATTTAATTTACTATAAGAGCGAAGCATAGCTTCAAGTGATTTCTCATTCTTCTTAAATTCTAAATCTGGAACTTTAATTCCTTTAAGAATATTAGATACCTATTGTAAAGTTGTTTTATATTCCTTAGCATTCTTTGCTGCATTTGCTTGCGCGGAACCTTTCGCAATCAACTTCTCTGTTTCCTGCGAATGAGCTTGTGCAACATTCTAATATTCAAGCGCCATCTCTTTAATAGAAGTAATAATATCCTTATAACCAGAAAGCTATTTTATTTGCTCTTCTGTCAACATTTTAGCTTGACTGTTTAAGAAATTCTACATCTCAATATCTTCTGCTTGAATAGCTTTTTTAGCTACTTCCGTATCGGTGGAACGCGCAGAGTCAGCAACCATAGTTAGTGCAGCTTGACCAAAATCCTCTTTGATCTTGCGTTGTGCAACATCAGCTTTACCGATAACAACAGAGAAATTGTAAGCTATGTCTTGTAGTCCCTTTGCAATCTAATCGTGATATACAGCGGTAAAAACAGTACCTGTTGTTAGAATAATTCCTTTCATGCCACCCATTGCATCAATTACATCTGCAATACCAGTTAACAAAGGAGTAATATTATCATCTACGTCAACGAAAAATTGTGGATTGATAAGACTGTCATAAATATCCTCAGCAGCCGCTTTCACTCGATCTCTCGCTCCTTGCCAAGACTCAGCATAGATTTCTGCCTGCTCGGTTAAAGTTCCATCAGCGTTTTGAGCAAGAGCCAAATTATCTTTAAAGAAATCCCAGTTATCCATTAACGCAATTAATTGGGTCCACTGACGTACACCAGCTACGGTCTCAGCCAATGCGATCTTTTGATCTTGAGCAAGAGTTCCCCACTTGCTACCTAGATCATCTAGAATTTCATCCATGCCTTTTAAGTTACCATTTGTGTCTTTAATCTGTACACCAACAGTAGCTAATGCTTGAGAATATTTATTTAAAGTAGTACCATCTTCCAGAGTATCACCCTGTTGTAAACCTTGAATACGAGAGAACAAGGTTCTAAATGCAGTACCTACTACGCTAGCACTTTCACGAGTTTGTGCAGTTACAGTAGCAAGAGCAGAAGCGGCATACTCATAACTTAAACCTACAGTATTACCAATAGAAGCAAACTTCTCAATACCCTTAGAGATTTCATCGGAACTAGATGCAGTAGCAGCACCCAATTTAACCATTACATCCGCGTAATGTTCAAGGCTTTCACTACCATCATAGAAGTTATTCCAAATGGCAGTTAATTGCTGGGACGCGGTTTCCGCGGTTGTGCCAGCTACATTAGCCATTTTAATCGTGGTCTCAGTACGATCAAGCACTTCTTGATCACTTAGACCCTGTTGATAGTAGATTAAAGATGCATCAGTGTAGTCTGTGGTAGTTGTACTTAATGCCTTAGCGGCCTTGTTTGCTTGTTCTGCAAACTCACTCATGTCTGACGCCGACTTGCCACTTACAATACGAATTTCATTAAGCGATCTATCTAGATCTTTAGTATAACCGTACGCAGTTTCTAAAGCACCAACAAAACCATGTAAAGCACTAGAGGTTAACTGCCAACGAACAGTATTCTTCATAGTTACCCATAAAGAATCTAATAATTTATTAGATCTTTTTAATGGTACTTCTGCTTTAGCTACAGCAGAAGCAACAGACAAGAAAGCCTCTTCGCCCTACGCACCGATTGCTTGTAACTTATTAGCATAATCTTTTAGGGATATACCGCTAGCCTATATGGCAGCAGAAAATTTAGATAGATCTAATTTTCCAGTATTTACATTTGTGGCACATTCTAGCGATTGCTATAACTGCTATGCAGCTAGAGACGCTTCTTTTAAATCCGAAGTAATAGCATTCCCAGTTTTAAGTTTACTGAGTTTATCAAGAGAAGTAAATGCTTTCGTTAAAGACGCTTCGAACTTACTAGTATTAGCATCAACACCGATCACATAGGTTGTCATGCGTTTTGCCATTGTCCTTTTCCTCCTTTATCACCTATATACATAAAACAAAGGCTCTTGAGAATTAGTATCCTCAAGAGCCTTTTAATTCTCTATTTTATGTAAGATTTTAGTTAGATGTTTTAATCTTTTCCAACCACGTCTTTGATTACTGACAAGGTTTCCATACCTTCACCATTCTTAATCTTCTCAAGAATATCAGTAATCTGCGAATCTAGACCACCTGCGTTGCTAGACATGGACTGAATAATGCCCGCCGCAGACGAATTATAACGAGCAATATCGTTAATGGTATCATTAACCAAGCTCTTCATAAATTCAATCTCGTCTTCTGGAATACATGGATAAATAGCATCAATAATGCGATTTTCCTCTAGTAGATCATAAGTCTTAGATACTTCATTTAGTTGCTTCTCAGTAAAAGAGATACCTGCGTACCATTTACATACAGCAATAGAGAAATATACCTCAACTCGAATAGGACTAAAGCAACCAGTTGCTTCATCAAGAGCATGGTCTACAATAAACTGAATAAACTGTGTCTTCTCATCAATAGGAAGATAATTGCGGATTTCCAGTGTGATATCGTCATTGAGCTTGTAGTTAGAAACCGCTTTCTTGGATTTCAACCCTAGCTTGGAAAAAGTCATTTTCATAAGTATTAACTCCTTTAACTCTCTTTTATATTTTAATTATACTAGAAAAAGAATCTTTTGTCAAATTAATCCTTGCAATATATTGGCATTAAGCGAACCCGCAATAGTAAGAGTGTTTATTACTGCTGTAACCTATTCACTACGCTTATTAGCCCATACATAGTTCATATCATGCTTAGTAATATCACCTGGGTCCTCCGCACCCTAAAAGCTGTTATCAATCTTATCAACACCCTAGATTTCCGCGTTTACTTTTTTATATCTACTCTTGCTTTCTAGATTATCACAAATTGCTTTTATGATACTCATAACTGAATAGATGCGACCATTATACATGAGAAATTGTGCTTTATCTATGCCACCATGTCCTAATGGACTACCAGAACCTGCGAGCCATTGTGTAAAAAATGTTGCCGCGACAGAAGCTCTAATGGTATTATAAGCCTAGTAAAAATCACCCTATCTACTAGAAGTAGAACCGGTAGTAAAGTTAGGACTATATCTATGTGCAATAACATTATAAGCAACATGACGAGCATTATTATCTAATTCCATAGTCTTAAATACAGTAGCTATTCGTGTGCCACCAACCAAATGAATTTTTCGAGATTTAGCTTGTTGCCATTTAACAGATGCATTAGTTCCCACCTAAATCTCGACTGTCTATCCATTAATCATGGTTGATAGAGTAAAAACATTACTAGTAATTATATCGACTTTAGATGTTCGCTTCTAATTATTTGACTAAAATCTGTCTGTGCCTGCCTAAGATACTTCTATTCTATCCTAAGAGCGTTTTACTTTTTGTAAACCATTGATTAGAATTTCATTAGTTCTGGATTCAATATCCTACAAAGCGGTCTAAATCATCTGTCTAGCTAGCTCTTCACCAATTACTGTTGAAAAAATTTGAGTAATAGTGGAACCAAAAGAAGCCTAACTAACAGCTTGTGCGTCGCCAGTTAACTTTTCTGCCGCGCTGCTAAGGTATCTCACAATCTTTGCTGCCGCTGATACGCCCTCTTTAGATACAGCAGTTAACTCATCTTGACTCTCGCTCCATCCTTCTCCTGTTGCAAAGATTTTTTGAAGTGCCTTAAATGCGCTTAGTTCTGCGTCGTTCGCACTTTCTCCAATTAACTATAAGGCTTTATCAATCTCATTAAAAAATGCCGCAGCGTTATCCGCGCCCATCGGTCCCTTAGATAAAAGGCTATTATAGGTACTCTACATTGTATCAATGGTCTTGTTGTAAGCATTGCCATACTCTCTTAAAATAGCGTCATTCATCATGGCTGCTATCTAGTCTAAAGTCTGCTCTAATTCACTTCCATCTGTGATGCTTTTGATAATTTTTTCCATACTCGCGGCCGTTGGTGTCTATTGATTCATAGTTACCAACATCGCATTTAACTAATCTACTGTAACGTCTCCACGTGCTTTTTCAATAGCTTGATCGCGAAGAGGATCAAATATAGATGCAACCTATTTTGTTAAGTGTTTTGCCGTTTGAGTTTTATAGTGGATATAAAGATGATCTACATATTCATCAACATTGATAGTCATGCTCTACGATCCAAGAATATGATTTTTTGCCATATTAATAATTCAACTCCTTTATCTCAAGATACAAAGAAAAGGGAGGACTAATTATCCTCCCTTAATCTTAAGTTAAGTCCTCGTCAACATCGCTAAATGGCAATGTTCTTACTCGAACTGGTTCTGTATATTTAGACTCCGCGTCATTAACCTCCAGAGTGTTTATTCCCCCGTTGCCGCGCAAGGCTGTCTCTTTTCATCGGCCTCATTTACATCGTCCATAACAACCTGGATAGCAGCAAGAACTTTCTTAGTAAGATCGAACTTGGTATAACCAGGGAATGCGTCGACTACGAAGCTGAAGGTAGACGGATCGCCGCTAGATGCCATAGAGAAAGTGAAGTTAGACTGAACCTTACCGTTAGGAATTACAAATTCCGCAGGCATATCAAGACCAGTATTTTCATCACGGAACAGAGTAGAAGCCTCAATGTAGAAGTTCTGACCCTTGATCTCCGGAGTAATCTCAATCAGCATAGTGTTGGAAACCTTCTTGATATAGTAATCAACAAGAACAACCTTGCCAACCTCAAGATCAGTATGACCATCAGCACCGTCTGCGTAGCAGGTTAGAGTAGTCTTACCATCAGCATAAACTACCTTAGCAGGAACACAAGGCTCAACGTCAACAGTGCCAGCGTCACTCAGAACCATGCAGAAGATGTCTGCATTAGCGTGCTTGTAATCAGCTGCAGCGCCAGTACCAGGAGTACCAGTTGCAGTACCATTCCAGCAAGCAATCTCTGGAATTTCAATAGTATTCTTAGCAGTTACCTGTACCTGAGAAGTCATGTGAACATAAACAGGCTTACCTTCAGTAGCTGTTGCTAGACCCGCGCCAGAAAGAATGGCTAGGCTCTCTAGACTAATCAGAGCGTCTTCCATGTTGAAGGTTAGAGTACGTTCACCTTCCCATGCGATCAAACGAGTATTACCACGACCGCCAGTAGCGTATACAGTGGTAGAAGCGCCCTCTAGACTAGAAGTTTTCAGAGAGTCGAAATAAATGACAGGCTCATTCTTATAGAAAGAGCGGCCGCCGAGGGTCATCTTAGACTTAGCACGAAAGGCTACGTCGCAAATTTCGCGTACGCCAAATCTCATAATTTATTTCCTCCTTATTTGTTGGGATGTAATTCTCTCATCCAAGATTCGACTTGTTTCTCGGGTTTCCCGCCCGCAAGTCTAACTTTAAGGTCGGTATCCCATTCAACAAAAGCAGTATATCTCTCAATTAAATCAAATAGCTAGAACATATTTAAGTGGCTACATTCACTCAATGTTACAACCTATGCTACTGTTAAAATTGAGATATATCGTGTTAATATGCTTTCATCACTTTTTCCCTTTTGTTCAGCAACCTTGCGGCGATTGCGCATGATCTTGTCAGCAATCTCTTTTGCGCGATCGTTTGCAGGATTATAAATAATATTCTCGCCTTGAAATAAACTGCTTACACATAAAACCTCACGCATTACCTATTGGAAAATAGCAAAGTTACTATCATCAATAAGCGCAGTCTTGGCGGATTCACCCATAGTGGTTAGGATGATACTGTTCTTGGTAATCATTGCTGTATATTCGGGAAAAAGTAATTTAAGCAATGTAATTAAAGCAATCTTTTTATCTTTATCTTGCGATTGCTCTAATACTTTCATCAATACTTGAAAATTAGTCAAAGACGCTAAAAGAGTTTCGTCCTATACTAACGATTCTTTATCTAAACAAATATATTGAATGGCTGTAAAAAACTGCTACTCACCCATGTAGGCTATATCCTTAATGGTCGGGACATGGACAGTTAATTGTAATTCAGGAATAGGAATATCTATCCCGGCCATTAAAGAAAGTCTATAATCAGTCATTTACAGGATTTTTCTAGTCCTCATGACCTCTAACAGCTAGATAGGTCAAGGACACTCCCGCAAATTCTTCACTATATACATAAGGTGTAGCAGATATAAATTCAAGTTCGCCGATACCACTCAAGTGAGTTTTATCGAGCATGGCATCTATCTCGCCCGCAATACGATACGGCCGCAATTCAAAGTCGCCTAAATCCCAGTTGTCATAGTGACAGATAATATCAATACCAAAGGTATTGTCTCTATATTCTGGGTTACTTGCATTTCGAATAACAGTGCCATAAGTCAATCGAATATATGTTTTTTCCTTGCTGTCAATCTTAACTTTGGGGACAGAAGAAATTTGATGACTAGTAAATAGTTCCTTGATCTATTCTCCTGTTGGTAATGGTTTAGATTGCCAATCTCTTGATTCATAGCAGAGTAGCTTCAAAAGATTAGGATTTGATAAAATGCGGTCAATGATAATCGCCGCATCCTTTGGCATACCTAGCAAGCTAGACTTGGGGTATTCATATGAGTTATGTTTCATGCGCACTCACCTCAATATAACGATTCAACTACAATTACTTTTTCTCTTACATCATTACCTTTGACCCATTGTAATGTGAATTGACCACTTGTAGTTTTATTCCAAGTCACTGTAGCTGTCTAATTTCCAGTTGCTTTTACGCAAGCTGGCACATCTTCAAGTATTTTCCATTCTCCGTCCACAACATCGACGGAGTAAGTTGCCGCAATCTTCGGCTTAATAAAAGTTTCACCAATGATTGTAGTATCAGGAGTCGGGTTAATTGGTTCAAAGACCAAGCCATCCTTCATCTCTTTCTCAAGATCATCGGTGGTATCATTCCAATAATTCTCTTCCGCGTTAATTTCTATAATATTCTTCATACTAATAGAGTCTGGAGCTTCAACTCTCCAACACTTTCCCGCAAAGATAAATTCAGAGTATCTATCAAAAGCATGAAGTGTCTATTCATTGCGCGGCATGAGAATATTTAAACTTAGATTAGGAGTATCAATTCTCTATTGATTTTTTTGAATAGAGTTGATCTGTGTCTCTACAGGACCTCGAATAGCAGCGTATGTCGCACACCAGTTACCATCCTAATCCTTGAATTTAATCATATATCTACAGCGTCTTATCTCTCCACGGAAATAGGCATCTTCTGTTAATTCTTGAGTGTAAATAAGCCAGCGTGTATCGGTTTTTTTCCATTCAAAGACATCTCCAGGTTCATATCCATGTTCATAATCAAGAGAAACAATCTTATCATCATAGTCTTGCTTCACTTTATCTGGATTAATAAGAGCGCGAATCTCTCCATAAACCTCCATATCTGGATCTTCTCCAGAGGGTTTAAGCTCAATTATTTTATCAAATTTTTGAACCATCTCAATCGAAACAGCTTGATAAGAATATAATAACGCTCTATGTAAAGTGCGCTGTTTATCTCTAATCATGCGGTCTTCCTAGTGAATACCGCCTTGCCACTCGAATCTCTTTCGCATCATTTCAAGATTATTCATCTTCAGTCACCTATGTCAACAGGTCAATACATCTAAATACTGTTTTTCTATAAATCATAAAATCATTACAAGCCTCTGAGGTTAAGCCCTCTAACTTTGACAATAAAATTAGTCCTTCTACTTTATCCTTGTAAAGATGAACCAAGCCAGAAATTTCTTCTAACATAGTTTTTAGATGTGTTTCCCAATCTTCATCGTTCTCGCGCATAGGAATTAATTTCCATAACTGATTAATCAATCGCTTCATGTCTTGATCTATTACAGTAGACGGGAAAGCAATATCATACTTATCCATCAAAAGTACTCGTTTCACATAGAGTAGACCAATTAGATTTAATTGATCCATTTTCATCAGTTATCTTTCTGCGCTTGTAGAGGCGTTGCATATGATGCGATTGACGCTCAGCCTCTTTTTTAAGTTCCATTAACTTAGCGAGATGGTTTGCTTGAGAAGTCATTTTGAAATCGCTACCAGAATACTTCATTCTTGTTTGCTCAACAGACGCAACTTGACGCTGGAGCCAAGTATTATACATAAGTAGCGCAAAAATATTGATTTCTTCGGAAGTCAGATGGCAGTTAAAGCTCTCCGCAGTTAGATCATAATCATATAGCGGAAAACGCGGAAATTCGAACCCTGGAATGGCATCAATCAAAATATTTTTCAAATCTTTCTCGGTGTCTTCCTTAGTCCATTCCATGTACATATCATCTGTAATCTTACCAAAGAATCTATCATATATATCTTCAAAGGGTGTGGGATCCCCTTGAATTGGGTATTTATCCATGGGGATGACCTCCCTTATTCTTTAGTCTCCGTAGTAGGTTTCTTAATAGTAGTAATAGAAGAACGACGACCCGCAGCACTTGCACCAACGGTCTTAGCAGCTGGCTTCTTAACCTCACCATCTGGCTTACTATTTTCAACCGCCGCAGTTACATCAAATCCCAGCTGAGCCTTAATAGCCTCACGCTTGGAAAAATCATTTAACGGCTTAGATACTGCGTACTTTTTAATTAGGTCTTTTGTTCCATTAGGCGCAAAATCGAGAGCATCCTTGAACTCATCAAGAGAACAAGTATCCATCCAACTAGGAATCTGTGCCTCAGTTAAATAATATTCTGGTACTACATCACCATTGATAAGATAGCGAATTACTTCATCATCATCAACAAATAGATAATTATAAAGTAGTTCTTTACCACCTGGCATCATAGACAAAGAATTTAGCTCCGAAACAGCGAGACGCTTTGTTTCATTAGGAGAAAACTCTCTGCGAACATTTAGCTCTGGGATATTATAAACTACGAAACCTGCACTTTTATTAGTAACATTACACTGTTCTTTCATAAATAAAACTCCTTTTTCTCAATATAATAATTAAGAGGGGATAGGGATACACCCTATCCCCTCGATTAATTAACCAATTACGTCAAGTTTGCCCTAAAGCTGGGTATCAACGTAAGAGAAGATGTTGTTAGTCATCATAACACCTACGCCAACCTTACGGTAAACCTGGATGTCACGAGACCAATCATCATTATCATTGCGCTCACGCACATGAGTAGTACCCTCAAACGCAACCTTAACCGGCTTATCGCCAGTACCAGAAGGAATAACCCAAGCATAGCCAGGATCGATTACCTTGCGGCTGTTAGTCTCGTCTTCAAGAGTCTGCGGTAGAATAACTACGCGAACACCCTTGTAGTTAGCGAGATAACCGTTGCTCCAACGCTCGTTACGAATCTCATCAGAGATCCATCCGGTAGCAGGAACAATCTTCACCGCAAACTCACGAGTGCAGTAAATGGTAGGAGTACCATAAGCACTAGCAGTATTAACCAGACGATCAAGAGCTGCTTCATCAAAACCTGCAACGCTTGCACGGTTAGCAGCGGGAAGCTGATTTACAGCGCCCATCAAAGCCTGAGCGATCTCACGATAGATGAGTTCGTCCATGCCATCCATGATAATCTGAGTAAGCTCTGCAAAGTTTACGCGACCATCAAGGAACTCTTCGAAGCCGATCTGAGCAGCTCCGCCGATAGCACTGGTACCAACCTCGAAGCTCTCAGAACCGAGCTTGAAGGTCTCGTATACACCAGCCAGACCAACGTGAGTAATAAACTGCTTAGCGCGAGTCTTACCAGTTCTACGCTTGAATACGGGGCGATCGCCCTGAGCGAATGTCTGAATATCTGCAAACTGACCATAAGCATTAATTAGACGGTTAGGAATAATATCGTCCATGGTCTGTTCCATCAGAGAGAATACAGTACGCTTATTTTCCTCGTATAGATCCTCAGTGCCAACAAGAGCATTGAGTTCACTACGAAGAGTTTCATTCATAGCGTCATAGGAGAAAGTCTCTCCATTATAAGAAAAATTGGTAGAAGGAGTAGCATTAGCTACATTCTTCATCAACTGTAGTAAATTAGCCTTATCCATTATTTTAACCCTCCTTTATCAACCAATGCGCTGAACTTTAACGCCAGGCTGTAAGTCAGGCATGGTGTAAACCTTTACAACCACGAACTTAGGATCTTCGTCTCCACCTGTTGCGGTTTTACCTTCATCCTTAGTCAGATAACCATCAATATCAATTTTGAGCTGATCGCCAACACTTAGAGAACCGGCTTCAGCCTTAATTGTATTAGTGGTCCAAATGTCACCATTAGGAACAGCGATAACACGCGGAACCATCTTAGTACCTTCCGGCATTGCCTGTGGATAGGTAAAGGATTCAACTTCCTTCTTGAAAGCTACATTGCTACCCTCACGGACAGCTTCGCCAGTATAATCAAGAACAGTCTTTAGTGTAGAGGCAGACTGACCAACAGGACTATAAACGCGAGCATTGTAGTTATCCTTAATCATTGCGAAATCCGCATCAGTCTCGCGATCCTCATAGACCTTTACCTCATTAAATACCATGCGCCACGGACCAGCACCAGTAAAGTTGCACACGCCAGTAGCGTAGTCATACTTTACGAACTGACCATTTTCGAGCAATTCAATATCACTCTTAGCTGGCAACTGAGCGTATACCTGGCCATTACGCTTTGCGGAAAGATGGTTCGGCTCAACCTGACCATATCCATATTTTACAAAAGTAGCGTTACCTAAACGCTTTGCACTCTTAGCCATTTATTTATCCTCCCTTATAGCTTTTTCTCATTTGCGCGAATTGCTTTAATCCACTCTGGAGCAGTATCAGTCGGGTTTTCAAGGTTGAACAAACCTTGTGACTGAGAGTCATCACTCTTGCCTGCATTCTTATCAAGGTTAAAGTTTACCTTGTTGCGAACACAAAGAATGGACAGTTTCGCTTCAATGTCTTCTAAAGAGTAAGTATCAATATGCTCAACAACATCTTTCTTGTCGTCGTCATTTAGCATATAGAAACCATCAATCATGCTCTGCTTTTCCTTACGATCAGTTTCGAGCTTAAATTCCTTGAGAGAAGTTACCTCAGATTCAAGGTTACTCTTCTCCTGTACAAGAGTATCATAGTCACTCTTGAGAGCCTCATACTTGGTAAGTAGTTCAGTATACTCAACTACTTCCTCAAGATTATACTTCTTCTTAGGCTCGTCCTTCTTGGGATCCTGGTCCTTAGGAGCCGGATTATCCTGCGGATTGTTCTTGTTCTTTTCGTCCTCAGGCTTGATATCCTTCTTCTTCTCGAATTCAGGATCAGTAGGTAGTTTCTTATCCATGGTCTCGTGAGAGCCTCCTTCATTCAAAGTTTTCTGTAATCCAGTTAGCATAGAAAACATTCTGGTCTTAAACTTCTAAAACTCAGGGTTGTTTTCTAAGGAGAATTCAGTCTTGAATTGAGCGCCCTCAAAACATGGCTCGACTGTTTCTCCGAGAATACAAAGTTTTTCTATCAATGCTTCATTATAAATGAAAATCCTGCCATCTGAATTACTATCTTTTGCCCAAAAACCGTCTTGAGTTTTTGCGTTTAATTCCATAGATTGATTGTTACCATGCTCAAGAATACGCTTAGATTCTGGGTAAGCGGAGGTCCAAATGTAGCATTCTGTTACCAGATACTCATGCTCAACGCCCTCATCATCAAACTTCTGGAACCAAACTTTGGCATCCGTTGGAACAAAGCCATAAGGCTTTGTAGTTTCAGAGATCTCGAAATTGCCACCCCGCAAATCAATCTTTTTATTGTGGGCTTCGAAGTCCTCTGCTTCTTTATTGAAAAAGCCAACAACAGGAGAGCCAGGTAGCTTCTTGCCCATCTCTGTTGCTACTTTCTTAGTGATGACAGTTCCATTTCTGTTAGGGTTTTGTCCGACATAGCAAACCTTTACCTAACATTTACTGATTAAAGGAGATATTTCAGTCGCATTGATAAATTCCATTGTATTAGCAATAGGAACACTAATATGCAAAGTTTATTCCTCCTTATGTCATACTTTCACGGTTAGCAATCGTCTTATCGCTCTTCTCGTCGTCAGACTTCTCTGGGCGACCAGACTCTTTTGTTTCCGTTACTTTTTTTGTTGTACTCGAACTTGTCTAATTATTCTATGTGTTCTAATCTTTTTTGACCATATTTCCGCTCATTGTGCTACTCATCATGGGTGGAATCATAATCTCAGATAGATGCAGAATCTCATTCTCAAACGTTAGAGTAGCCAGAATACTAGACTGAGAGTGTCCAAGAGCAATTTGCGGCAACATCTTAGGATAACCCATTTGCGCGTGCTCTTTGTACAACTTAGCTAATTCCTTATAGTTAAACTGCGTAGTCTCTAACATCGACACTCTAAACTCGTAATGACCTTTACGATTAAACTTTGATACAATTTTATTTAATAGGTTACCAAACTGTAAAGGTAATTCTCTAATACTAGCTTCATCCGTCAAGATGGCGTTAGTTACAGCTAAGTTGCCGTCCGCATTAAATAGATTGCGAGAAATACCCGCATTATTAAACACTGTACGTTCAACTTTTTCAAGGTCATCAGTCGTGGTATTAGAATTACTATCTTTAGTATCAACAGTAGCAATATCAGCAAAAGTAGTCAGTACATCAACGCCAACTGCGCGTTTCAGCATGGCCACGGCGTTATTGTGAATATCTCTTGCCTCATCTACGTCGAAAATCAAATCACCATTCTTGTCAAGTGGTAATTTCTGGATAATAATTTTTAATAGCTACTGCATTGTCTTCTATCTATCTAGTTCCTGAGCCTAATCAAGATCAATGATAGAAGGAATTACTCCAACAAGAGGTGGAAAGCAACTATCATTCAAACCTAACTTAACAGATGCAGCGGGATCGAGAGCATACCAGCAACTCAAATCTCCAGGATAATCTCCTTTTAGCTTGCCCTGTTTATACAGTACATAGGCTTGCTAAACATCTTTAGGAAAGGTTTTTAGGATTGCCATTCTCTATTGAATATTAGAAAAGTAAGCATCGAAGAACTAGAGATTTAGTTCTACGATTGGATCAATACCAGAATAATAACGATTACGACAATATGATGCGGGCAACTTCTAAATAGCAAATCTATCACCAAAGTCTACAATAATACCATAGTAGACGCCATCCTTCATGATATCGAGAGCGATGTTTCCGCACACTCGTTTAATGTCGGATCGATCGAGATATAACAACACTTTAGAGAAATCATTCAGAATTTTGTTTTCTTTTTCCTTAGATACATCAGTAAAGTATGGAGTTACATACCAATCGTATCTATAAAGAGTGGCTAAGTATTTACATAGTCTATAATAAATACCGCTAGACTCAAAGAAATATTCTGAGATTTCTCTTAATGTCTTATAATCATGTCGATAAATAGCATTTAGGACAAACCCCTTATCGCCGTACCGTGGATTGATCTTCTTGTAAGTGCCAAGATTTACGAGCGCATTATCTACGGAGCGAATACCCACCCGCATTTTAGCGTAATCTTTCGGTGTTGTATCTTCTTCTCCCATTAGATCAAAGCCTTTGTCTCGTATTTCTTGTTGTCTGCGCTTAAGCAAAGTTTATCACCTCCTCAATACCCGGCTTTCTGCATTATATAGTCATACGTTAAAATATTTTCATCCGTGTATGGAATCTCTATTAAGGTAAGACCTTTTAATGCGCAGAATCTCCTCTTTTGATTGTCATTATATTTCTATTGATATAATCCTCTATTGCCACCAAATTTGCTAACAGCTTGATAATGCTATTTACCTTGATATTCAATCAAGAAATCTAGATTACCATCGTCATCAAAGATAGCAAAATCGAAACGTAGAGGACGTCCACTAGGAGCTTTGAGCCCCGCAAACTCATATTCTTCTTTAAAGTTAATATCATTAGCTTCAAGGATTTCGTGTATCTTAATTTCTCCTCTTGATGCTCGCATAATTAAATCACATCCTCTATTTATTATTAAAAAGTCTAATAGGGCTATTATTTAATCATGCCCAACTCAACTAATAAACATGAAATCAGAGAAACGACCGCGTTTTCTCTTTCGCCTACTATCTTCTTCTTGCTTGATATAATATAGACCATACTCAAAGGCAGAAAATTTATCCTTTGTAATAGACTTATTAGCTTGTTTCAAGATAATATTAACGCCTTCATTCTCCTCGCGGAGATTCAGCATTTCATCTCGTAAAATAGAAGTATAAGTGAAAGGCTGTAAATAAGCAGCTCTTTCTTCTGGTTTCATAGCCTAACCCTTTTTAGTGCCTAATAACTTATTCTTTGCTACTCTTTCATCAATTAAAAATTTAATCTTACCTGCACGCATTTGAGTCTAAGCATTACTATGCGCTTCCGTGTTAATAGGAGCATTTGCTTTAATTTCATAGATAGCATCATACTCTGTGCGATCAGTCCTATACTTTTTATATTCTCCATCATCATCATTCTAGACACCGAAATCTGGGAAGAAATCATCTGTATCTGGATCTATCTAGGATTTAACCATATAGTCCATAAGACCGGCACCAAGACCATTACCGTCGATAACTACGGTTTTAGCCTTGAACTAATAATATAGTTTTTTAATCTTAATTGCCTAATCTTCAAAGTGCTCATCGTCCATTGTAAACATATTTACTAATGACTTAATTGCAGGTCCTTGTGGCTATGGTGTAACTTTAAAAACACAGATAACAGTCTAACATTTTTTACGTCCAACGTCCACAGACAATATATAATATGCCCTATCAGATGAGCGTCCAGACGCTTCATACTCTGGTTGAGATAATTTGCGATTACGGTCAAATACCTCACCATTGAAGAACGCATCTTCTACAGTGCCGCTCCAACGAGACTCATACTCTCTATCAAAAGAAGCCTCATTAAAAGTGCCATCTTGCTTTAGCTCTTGGACAAAGTTTTTACTCTGCAAGCCTACCAAAACAGGAATACGCCAAGTACCGCCCATAACGATTGCCTTCTCTGGGTCAAGAACCATACGAATCAAGAGCTGAATCAACTTATTATATGGGAAAGTGTTCTTCCAGCCCGCGGTAGTGACATAAATCTGACTCTTGTTCAAGGTTTCTGCTTCTTGAACTGTACCATCCATACACTCACGGTCAATGTTCATTAGAGGAATAAGAACTTCGTTCAAAATGGTGCCATCTACACCAACACATTCCTCAATTAGACCGCCATGACGACGCTTACCACGAGAGCTTTCTCGCGCAGCAACGTTATCAAAGTAAGAGCCATTCTTAAAGATGTATTTACAATAGTCTTTACCCTCTTGAGTTTTACCTCGACGCCAGTCAATTTCTCGTTCGAACGCAGGAATCTTCTAGCAAATTTCTTGCACCTTTTCTTTTGCGATGCCAGCAGCCTACTCTTTACCACCAGAAGTAACAAACAGTTTGCTTCTTGGATATAGAATACATCTACACATCAACACCATGATTGATAGAAAAGATTTAGAATATGCACGAGGGAATACCATGTATACATACTTGTATCGCATCGCTGCCCGCAAGAACACGCGTTGATAGAAGAAGAAATTAAGCTCTTTCTTTCTTTCAAAATCTCCACCTGTCTGTAAGAAATCAACGAAAATATCTGGATATTCTCTCCAGAAGGCAATATATTGGCGCGCCGCAGGAACAATCGCTCTAACGCGCTCTTCAGATAGGCCAATCTTTTTATTTTTATTAGAGAGGTTTAGCAAATCAGCTAGTGCCATTACCGCACCTCCTCTAAATATTTTTTATCCTTCTCAGCTTCCTCTTGTTTCATGTTTTCAAATTCATTATAATCTTCGTCAGAAAGAACGTTATCTTCTGGATATTCGTAGATTTCATTATCATCTTCGTCTCCACCATCGACATCGATCTTTGCTTCACGCTCTTTATCTTGAGCAATAGCACGAACAGATGCATCAATCATATTACCAAGGTTCATTTCTTCGGTAACAAGAGAACGAGTATAGTGTTGCAGATCTTGTAGAACTTTATCTACCTTATCCATCGGGCCATCAGTATAGTAACGAGGAATAAATCCTTCACGTTCACAAATTGTAACTAACTCACCAATAGAATCTACAAACTCACCAGATTCAGCTTTATTCTGCGCGGCTGTGAGTTTAGCGCTCTTCATCAAGCTGTCATACATCTTAATCATCTTCTGCGCGCCATCAACATCGCCCGCATCTAGCAACTAATTTGATTTAAGTGAAGTCTTACAGATCATAATTAGAGTATCTTTCATACCAGCTCCTTGAATATCATAAGAAGCCATCATATCATTATATAGCTACTCTAATCGAACCCATTCTTCTGGACGATATCCTCGACCCCACTTTAATCTTAGCATTACTTTATCTTCTTCAGTAAGCTAATTTGAAAAGTCATCCTCGGCCATAGAAGGATCATAGTATTCAGGAGTGCCAACAGCTTCTTGTGGCTCAGTTAAAATTTTTGGCTTAGGCGGAGTTCTATCAGTAGCGAGTTCATTTTCGATCTCTTCTCCTGTCATACCTTGCGCTTTCATCTAATTGATCTTGCGCAAGCGAGCTTCTTCCTCAAGAGCCTCGGTATCTTTCCAGCTGTATTGACTCCATTGCTTTAACTTCATCTTAGATAAATATCTACCTAAGATAGTTAAACCAGTTACTTTTTCTGGGTTTTTAGCCCATTTTTCAAGAAGTGCATCCCACTCTTCTTTAATATAAGGGACATCAATCTCTTGAAGAATCCATTTGAAGGTTTCTGGATCCCAGTTATCTACGTGCATAGTTAGACATTTCTTGCAAGTATCCATCTTTCCATCAGGAGGATACTTTTCTATGTTCTTAGAAGTATAGAACTCACTATCCTTCATAGTCTTTCCGCACTTCTTGCAAAAATGCTGTCCAGCCATAAGTATCAACCTCTTTTCTTATTGCGACATTTTTTGCAAATAGAATACCAATTATCTTTGCTTGTCTTATTCTTTGAAAAAAAGAGGTTATTGGCTGGCTTAATTTGTCCGCACTTAGAGCATTTTTTCATAGGATAACCACGACGGGTATACTCCCAAATTAAGAAGTCTTCTTTTGCTTGTTCAGCAATGACTTTGGGAATCTTATTACGCCATAGACTAGAAATATACTCTACACTATAGGTTTGATTGAACTCTTCATCTAATAGCTTCTAAATCTCACTATTAGGCTTTCCGTCAATCTTCCACTCAACGATTCTATCATAGATGGGATAGTCAGCAAGAGCTTTGGTACATAGTTTATCAAAATCTTGCATTAAATACCAAGTATCACCATCGAACTGATCCCAGCTATCTTCTTTTAATTTTGTATAGTTACATAAAACCGCAGATACAGTCTTTGTATCCATTAACGAAATACCCTTGACAACAATCTCCGAGCCTTTTAAATAACTCTTGTCTTCAAGTGGTGGTGTTACTCTAGAAGTCTTTGTTAATTTACACGAAACAATAGGCTGATAATAAGCCTGCTTAATAAGATATTGATCTTTTCGCATTTCAATTAACGCTTTCTTCATGATAAAAGCGTCTTTACCAGAGGCGTGCTTCGCGGCAGCTTCCCAAGCGTTTATAGTATCTCGTAGTTGTTTTAAATAAGGAATTGTATCTAAATCTCTTTGAGTAATCTAAATCTTTGGTTGGAAAATAACATTTTTATCTTCATTAACTAAATTATAAATACCATCTTCGCCGTTCTCTAACTAACTAACAAGGCCTTCAAAAGAGCATTCTCTCTTGTTAACCGTGGTCATACGGTTGTCAGTCAATATGTTGCGTTCTTTTCGCTCTTGTTTTTCCATGCAGAGAACAAGATAATTACCTAAAATCTCAAGATACGCTGGAGTGATATCCGGCGTTTCTGCAATTATCTTTTCAACTAGCGCCTTACGCTCTTCTGGAGACTCTAGAGTATAATCTAATTTAATCATACTTTCATCTCCTTTATGCTTATATAATAACAAAAAAAAACCAGTTTGTCAAATCTGATTGACCAATAAAATTTATTTTGTTATAATAATAATAGAAATAATAAGGAAGGGAAATTACTATGAACTTTTATGATATTCCAGAAGATGCCTTTCCGCAAGGAGCATAGTTCTTTCATCATGTAACTGTTGTATCAATAGCTATTGCTGATGATGTATGGAGCATGGACTGCGATACTGTATGGCATCTTGAAAGAATAATGGATCCTAAGCCATTCGCATTATTTTGTTATCAAGAGGAAAGAGAATGTCTAAATGCAGATAACTTAGATATTCTACTAATGACTGGGGAAGCCTCAGATCTATGCGATTGGGCACTTGAATACTATGAAGATTGTGTGATTGAACTAGACCCAGATGGTACAATTACTTGTTATGGAGAGACTGACGATTATGAAGATTAATAAGATTGGAGCCGCGATTTTCCGCTACGAACGAGAGTTTAGCAAGGTTGCGGCGAGTCAAGGATTAGTAAATCCATTTGAAGAGGAAGATGCCTTCTATCGCGAACATATAAAGGGCGATAATAAGTGTTGGGGAATTGATTTACAAGATCTAGAAAAGTTAGATCGTGCCGGTTTACGTAAGCGAAAGATTGAATGGATTGCCAAGCGCAAGGAATATGTAACTCAAAAGCTATTTGAGCAGTTTGGATATGATGTCGCGGCCAAGTATGCTGAAAAGGATTTAGATAGGTTGCCTTGTTCTAGTGCGGATGGTCAGTGCAACTTTAATTGCCGTATATATTCTCAATGCCAGCAGACTTAAAAAAGTCTACACACTATATTTGAAAAATAGGGCAGAACCAATATTTAGTTCTGCCCAACATCATTTTATTTTAAGGAGGCCGCAATAAAAGTGAAAAAGCATTTTAAGCAGTTGATTATCGCAAGACGTGATTTGAATATGTCACCCGGCAAGTTAGCAGCGCAAGTATCTCATGCGTCATCTGCCTTCCTCATTGAGATGATTAGAGACTCTTGGCCTGAGAAAACGCAAGGCTTTTATCAAGTAAATTATAGACTGGACGAAGATATTTATGATAACTGGATTAATGATGGAGTGACTAAAGTAGTATGTGGCGCCCGCAATAGAGGAAAATTAGAAAAGGCCATTGAGAAGGCTAAGGAATTAGGTCTGATTGAAGGCATTGATTACTTTCCTGTTGTTGATGCTTGCAGAACCGAGTTGATTCCAGAGTCCCCGCAGGGGACTTTGACGTGCGTAGGATTTAGACCCATGGAAGCAGAGAAGATTGATGAAATTGGGAAAGATTTTCATTTATATTAAAATCTTAGTTTTTTCTCTCGTATCTTATTAGAATATTGTGGAAGGACAACTATGAAGAGAATTATCAAAAATAACTATTAGCCAAATAGTGTGCGGACAATTTGCCCTATTTGCAAGAGCGTATTTGAATTTGACTTAGAGGAAGAAGAGTTCTGGGTATATAGGGATGGAGAGGTTTATGTCGAACGATAGATTAGCTGCCCTTGCTGCACAAGAATGCTCAGGGTAGAGGGCACGTACCCCTATCATATAAAAGAACCGTAATCTGAAATCGAAAATGGTTTTCGAGATTTTTGTTGCGTGGGAGAACGAATAGACAAAAATTTTCCAGCTTTTTCCCGAAACACACGTCCCGGGTAGTAGGCGCTTCACTCTGCTAAAGCGTGACAGTCACAGACCCACCCCTGCTTTAGTACGCTAAAGTCTTGCTGTATATTATTATGTATACGCGCGCGAAAAGAGAATTAGTCAAGTTGCACAATGGGATCGCCTTGTGTTTGTGCAAAACGCTGAACCGCAGAAAAATACAAAAAAGACGTTGACAAACCACTTGCAAGGTAGTATCATGTAATCACAGGCAAGGAACAACACCTTGCAAGGCACGCTAAAAAAAATCAAAAAAAAAGTCTTGACAAACAAGACAGGGCGTGATACAATAAAGACACAAACAAGAGAACACAAAAACAGTTAGACAAAAGAAAGTGAGTGTTTCGTATGATGACAAAGGTAGAAATGGCACGCAAGCTGGCTCGTATCCGCAAGTTGCAGAACGACATGGACAACATCAAGCGAGAGCTTGACAGCCTCAAAAACGAGGTCAAGGAAGATATGGCAATGAGCGGAGAACACAAGATTGAAGCAGGCGGTTGCATTGCAACCTATCAGGAAGTCACCTCCAACCGCTTCAATAGCTCGCTGCTCAAAGCAGAGGACAAAGCAACCTATGACAAGTATATTGTCGCAAGCACGACGGCGCGACTGACCGTCAAGTAACAACAATCGTTCATAAGACTAAACCTTAGTAACAAAGAAAGAGGTATATAATATGTATATCAAGTATTTCACTAACGATATGTTTAACAAGACTGATTTCTGTGCGCTCTGTCAGGAATATGGTATCTTTGCTATCCCTTGCGAGGGCGGTATCTTCCTTGACCGCACGCAGTTCAATAGCTTGCCGGGTGGTAAAATGCCGCACTGGCTGTGGATGAATAAGGAATACATCAATAGCGAGTACCATACTCGCAAGGCAACCGCAGAGGAGATTGACGCTCTGTAAAGAGCGTCAATCATAGCAAGAGATAGGAGGACTATACCATGTATGAAGTAAAGGTACTGGGCGCGGAGCGCGCTCTGAAAGCCACTGATGACCTGCATAACACTCTTGCACTCTTAAAGCGCTATGCTATGCAGTTCAATAATAACGCTGTGTTAGGTATTGTAGATACCACGACTGGCGAGCTGCTGACCTATACGGCATAACAAGAGAGGAGATGTAACCATGATGAAAGCAATTAGAAGCATAACGCGCGTTGCAATGCTGCTCTGCGCACTCTGGCTGTTCGCAAGTTGGGCAGAGGTTGTATGCAAGAACACGCAGGTTGAACCGCAATATAATCAGTATAACGCTTTTGTTTTGCTGACTCAGCAAGAGGAAATGAAAAGCAGCGCGGAAATGGCGGGTAGTCCGCTTCGACTTGCTGAGGGTGTGGTAACTCCTATCGACGGCAACACGCTGACCATAGTCACTATAGAGGACGGCGAGGAATGGCTGGCTGAGGCTATTGATGGCACAGAGTTCGCAGTGAATGACAAGCTGACTATAGAGTTTAACACACTGGGCGACAGCAACCTGTATAACGATGAGATTGTAAACTTCTGGTAAGAGCATAGGGGCGGAGAAATCCGCCCTTTATTTTTGTGCAATATGCCATACTTATGTGTGAGCGGCCCGCGCTCGGTGCGTAGTGCTTGGCGCGGGCCGAGTTTTGGGCGTATACAGGTTGCACAAATTTCAAAGCCAAAATTCTACATAAGCAAAATGCACAAAAACTCCTATAATATTTTGTGCATTTTGACTATTGAAATCCGCTATGCCCTGTGCTATAATATAATTGTTCCAAGGGAATGGACACCAACCACTGGAAAGGGAGTATTCACATGAGCAAGTTCGACGACTACTACAACAAGTTTATGGGTATGCATAAGGCGCGTATCATAACCGAAGGTCAGTTCCAGAACATCTGGGCGGATACCGAGGGCACGACCAAGGAGCTTATGAAATGGAATAAGGGGTTGCTGGCTCGGACACTTGCGGATCGCATGGCGCGGAAGGAGCTCCGGGGCTACTAAGCCCCAGCTCCATGGAGGATTATAAAATGACTTTAAGAGAAATTAAAGCAATAAAAGGCGATCACCTCTGGTATAATAACCATAGTATTTATGTGGTCAGCGATAATACATGGGGAGTCTATCGGAAAGATAAGAAGGGTAGATTGAGACTGAGCGACGATATAGTCAATGAAGAAAAAATATTAGATTTAGAGGTGGTTAATCTCGGAGTTAAAGATAACAAACTGATAATTTTTATCAACGACTAAAATGAAACTGCGGAAAGGCGCGTTTCCCATAATGAAAGGAAGAATATAAGATGACTTTAGCAATGGTTAAGAACGTACTCGATAAGGTAGATGCCATGACACTCTTTGATTATGATAGTAACGTCGAAGTTGTCAACTACGAAACTGGCGCTCATTACCGCAGAGAAGATAATGGCGTGATGACTTTAGGCGGGGATCCGATCAAGGCAGATGAAAGTTTTGTACTGAGTTTGCCGGTAGTTTGCATTGAATCTGCTCCGCATAGTGTCTTGATTATCTCTGTACGAGATTAAGACCAATAGAGAGAAGTTACTTGCTAGGTAACTTCTCTCTTGCTTTTTATGAAAAATTTTGATATAATTATTATAGAAAAAAGGAGAAAGGAGAATTTTCTAATGACATTAGAAGTGCTGAAAGCGCTGGCTGTCATTCTGGAGTTCTGCATGAACCAAGATTCTTGCAAGAATTGCCCGATGTCCAGTTCTGTGGAAAAATGCCATCTGAATGGTAATTTGATTCCTTTCGACAAAGTCGACGGCTCCCGTCTGGAGTCGATTTTCCGCACAGCTAGGTCTATAGAAATAAAAAACCAAAATGGCTGAATCTACTTACTCTCGCAAATTGGATGCAATGGGTCGAATTATGATTCCGGTTCGACTTCGCGATCAGCTCGGTCTAGTTACTGGCAGAGAATACTCATTCGAAGTTAGACAGATCAATGGTCGCAATTACATCTGTATTGATTGTGGTGCAAACACCGAGCTTGAAGAAGCTATGAAATTGGTGCAAAAAGCAGGACTTAAAATTGTACAAAATGACGATTGACAAGCAAGCCTTTTCATGATATACTTAATACAACAAAAGGAGAAAGGAAGTTGTTATTTATGTATGAATTTGAAGTTTTGTTAAAGAATGGTGAAACCACTTTTGTGTATGGTTATTCCGAAGCAGATTTCCGCAAGCGCGCAATCCGCAAAGGACACGCAGACTTTCTTGACCAGATCGAAAAAGTTCTTGGTTATGAATATGTGGATTAACTAAATGACCTCCCGAAATGGGAGGTTTTTCCTTGCCAAATTATACAATACCTCGGCCGGCCGCACACAAACGTCGCGGCCGGAGTTTCTGTCAATAGATAGTTTGCACAATTTTCATCTCGCATTTTTGGTACATTTGACGAAAAAAAATATCCCAAAACCTCTTGACTTTCTATGTAGGTAGTGGTATACTTATATCATCAAAAGGAAGTAAGGAGATTTAAAAGATGATTAACATTCGCACGATTCGCAAGTTGGCTGAAAATGATGGTTTAACCTTAAAGAATGGAAAGATTATCCGCTATAAGACGGGTTGGCAAGTTGCTACTGAAGGTGTTATATGCCATACCCCGCAAAATGCAATTAAAGCGGTTAAAGCATACGGCGGAAACTGCGGCGTTTGGCTTGAAAATGGTATCTACTACGTTGATAAGAGCCATAGAGTCAATACCAAAAAGGTCGCATTAGAGATCGGTAAAGAATGCGCGCAGATCAGTGTATATGGCTGGGCACGTGGAAACCTTGCCTATTGCTAAAATAAGAAAGGAATAATAAATATGAAACATTTTCATTGTCCTGTAAATGGTTGGGATTGTCCTTACTACAAAGACAGCGTAAATTTAGAGGGGAAAGAAGAGTATTGCGTTTGTACCCTTGAAAACCCGATGAGTAATTGTAATGACTTTTTCGATATGTGGTGTGAGTGTATATCTGATGAATACACAGACGATTAAATGGAGAGATTATTCTCTCCATTTTTTTAGTTATTTTGACTATTGACAAGCGCAAAGAATTCGGCCGGTCGTGCTTGGCTGCCACGACCGGAATTTCGCGTCAATATGCAATCTGCACAATTTTTGGATCAGCGATTTGTGCACAATGACGAAAACTTTTTTCCCGAAACCGCTTGACAGATCGGCGCCATGGTGGTATACTATATACATAAACAAAGGAAAGAGGTAATCAAAATGAAATACAATCTCTGGAAGTCCACCTACACGAATAAAGTCTATGAGATGCCTACTGACTGGCTTCCTGATTTTCCTGATTTTGGAGGTTGGGAACTTGTTGGGACTATTGAAAAATAAGTCTTGACAAGCTCCATAAAGTGTGATATAATCAATATAGAAAGCAAGAGAAGAGGTCATAGAAAATGAAAATGGACGAATTTGTAAATAAGCTGAACGAATGGATTGACCACTATGGTCAGACCAAAGAAAGTCTGAATGACTTCGTAAACGTCAACGCGGCCTCCTATGAAGAGTATAACGCGATGTGGGCAATCATTGACGAGATGTTCAAGGAGGACTAACGACATGATGATTATGATTATCATTCTGGCTGCTATAATGGCAGCGCAGTTCGGTTGGGCAGTTGATAAGGAACTGCCCGGCATAACGATCTTGTTTGGTGTAGAGCTGATTTTGTTCGCTCTCATTATGCACAACGTTCAGTTTTAAGGAGGTGTAAAGATGAATTATCTGGTCGTCGCGGTTTTAGCAATTATTGCATGGCAGTTGGTGGTAACTATTATGTGCTTTATCACCGATGAGGATGAAACTATTGTCATGCGGACGGCTATTGGCTTTTGCCTATTGCGCTTGTTGACATTATTTATAAATGTGTTTCTTTGATGGTCAGTCGGCGTTACAACCTTTACCAGTTCTTTGGAGTGGTAGAAGGTCGGATCGCAGATTATGATGGTTGGTATCATAATTTTTATATGACCCCTAAAACTGCAAGTAAGTTCGCAAGGGTGTATGGGAAAGATGAACCTATCAAAGAGAACTATTCTATTCGACTTCTGCAGGAAGGTAAAGAATTCAAATCTGCACCTTACAAGCGAGAAATTCTAACTGATAAGGAACTGGAACAGGGGTTCGACGGTTGTTCTGTGGATTGGCTCAAAAAATTTCTGGATAGGGCTTGACAAAAGCCCTTCCAGGTGCTATAATAAATATATCAAAAGAAGAAAGGACTTGAAAGATTATGAAAGCAACTGGTATTATTCGTCGCATTGATGACCTCGGCAGAATAGTTATTCCTCAGGACATTCGTCGCACTATGCGTATTCGCTCGGGCGATCCGCTCGAAATCTTCCTCGATGAACAGGGTGGAGTGATATTCCGCAAATATTCTCCGCTCGAGATAAATGATGACGTGCTGCGCACCGCAAACTTGATAGCAAAGTTTTCCGGTATGGAAATCGCAATCTATGACATAGATTGTAGGCTGACTGATGATGAGTCCTATCCGGAAATTGTCCCGGAAGCATGGGAAGATTTTCGCACGCCGACACAATTTGAAAACTATACTGTTTATCCCATTCTGTGCAATGGTGAATGCTACGGTTATGTTTGCTCTCACAGTCACCGAATTGCAGAGGTTGTAATGATTGTTCGGTATCTCGCCGCAGCTATCTGCTCTGATTAAAAAAGTTATCACAAAGGACTTGACAAACCAAGTCCTTTGTGATATAATAAAACCATCAAGAGAGAAAGGATTTGATCAAATGTTATTTATTGTTTCTGCTGCTTACTACAACTATAAGGCGGACAACACGAGATGGTATACCCATGAGGTGTCTGTTGTTGGGCAGGAAAATGCGCACTTCCTCGGGCGGAAACTCATGGACGCGGACAACGTCCTCTCGGTTGACATTATTGACGCTATGACTGGTGAAGTCATTGAGAACTGGGAAAAGTAAAAAAAACGGCGGGATACTAAAATCCTGCCGTTTTTTATTGACAATCTTAAAACATTGTGGTACACTTCGGCGGCGCGTTGTGGGTCACCACGCGCCGAATTTTTAGCAAGAGTAAAGTTCACTAATTTTTGATCCGAATATTTGTGCAAGTTGACGAAGATTATTTTCCTGAAAAGACTTGACCGCGAGCGCGTGAGGTGGTATAATTAGTACATCAAAAGGAGGTAAGACCTATGATTTTTCCGAAAACTAACTCTCAGTATGAAGATGAATTTAATCTGTCTAATAAGCGCAACGTCCGCAACACTCCGCGCCGTACCTATAATTGCGGTGGTTTTGCTCTTGGCTGTTTTTCGTGGTACTGTCCGCGTGAAAATCTCTTTAACTACAATTTTAACAATTATGCAGAAGCTCTCTCTAAGACGATGTATTCCGTTAGGTGTATGCTTGCGGATTTCGCAGACCTGCGCGTCATTTCTTCTCTTGATGAAGTAGAAGAAAATGAATATCCGATTTTGTTCCGTCACTCCTCTGATGGTGATTTCCACTATGTAAAGCGCGGAAAGAATGGCGTATGGTATCACAAGCGCGGAGCAAGCATCGAAATCGAGGTTATGCCAAAGGAGAAAATTTTTAATAAATGGTGTAACCGCTACGATGGCCCGATTATCATGTTCGCTAAAAAGTTTTTCGCTAAGTAAAATTGTCTATTGACAATTTATCATTTTTTTGATATAATTATTATAGAAAGTGAGATGATAGTAAATGAATTTGTTAATTATTTTTATTGCGCTCTCGATCGTCAATGTGGTGTTTTCTACCATCAAGAGCATTGTAACCATCAAGTCTGGGCCGTGGGTGGCAAGTATTGTTTCCGCTCTCTATTACGGTTATTACAACATCGTTCTGATTTACACTGTCGCAGATTTTCCCCTGTGGCAGAAAGTCGCAGTAACCGCGGGATGCAACCTCGTGGGTGTGTTCATCGTGAAGTATGGCGAACAGAAAGCAAGGAAAGATAAGCTCTGGAAAGTAGAACTTACAGTTCCTACCAAATACAAAGACGCTATTGATTTTGACTTGCACGACGTTCCGCACTCTTACATTGAGTTAAGCGACAAGCACACGCTGTTTAATTTCTACTGCGCTACACAGGTAGACAGCGCAAAAGTCAAGGCTATTGCTGATGACTATGAAGCAAAATATTTCGTTGCGGAAAGCAAAAATCTTTAAGAAAGGGGTTGACAAACAACAAGGTTTGTGGTATACTTTAGATACAGTAAAGGAGTTGATACTATGAAGATTAAGCGTAATGTGGCAAAAGAAGAAAAGTTTTCTGAGGTTCGCCTCGGCACGGTTTTCATCTCTAATGATACACACTACATGAAAACCGAAACCATCGAAACGAATTATGGTGACGCTTTTAATGCGGTGTCATTAAAAACTGGTGGTTTTGATGAGTTCGGTGATGAAGATTTGGTTTGCCCGTGTTATGATGCTGAACTGCTCATTCCGTAAAAGAAAGGAAGTAACAAGATGAAAGACAAGCTGTTAAATATTGCTGAATGGTACGACTGCTTCAATGAACATCCCGAGGTGACTCTTTTCAGTCCCTCGGTGGTACGTCGCAACTGGCAGAATGGTGATGTAAAGCAGAAAGCATGGATTGCTTTTGCAGTATTCGTCTCTTGCTCTGTAAGGCTTTTTCAGTGGGTTGTCTATCTCATTACCCTGCCGATGGCATTTATCAACGAGTGGGTGCGTAATCTCATGGATTAACAAACCACAAGGTTTATAATATAATAAAAATGTTCTAAGAGAACAAGAAAAATAGGAAAGAGGTACTTAGTTATGATGAACGAAAAGAACAAGATGGAGTGCAACGACCTGCTGAAAATCCATGAAATGACGCAGAAGTGTCTCGATGCCAATGCTGCGGACGCTGCTATGCTGGCAACCCTTGTCCAGATGACCCGTGACGGAAAAGACGAGATGGTGATGTATATGCTTCACAAGCTCAATCCCCATGCCATCGAAATCGCAGAGAGCGACGAGAAAAAGGACAAGTCGGAAATCAACATTGGCGTGCTGCTTAACGCCTTGTTCAACTAAGCAAAAGGAACTCGGTGGAGAAATCCACCGAGTTTTTTCTAATCACTTGCACGATGCCCTTTGAGCGGCTCGCGCTTGGCCAGTGCGAGCCGAGTTTACGCGAGTATGCAGGTTGCACAATTTTATTTCTAAAATTTGTGCAGTTTGCTACTTGCTAATGATCCCGAAACCTGCTATAATAATACTTGTCAAGAGGGAGAACGGTTTGAGAGGTTAAAGGCTTCGATTAAGTTCAAGCGATGAACCGAAATCCGGAAAAAAGAAAAAAATCTTTTTTCCCTCTTGACAAACCCTATAAACCATGATATAATAATTACAGAAAGCAACAGAGAGGACTTGATAAAATGGAAAAGATTGACAAGCGCAGACACTATGTTCTGGTAGTAGATACCGAAACCGCAAACACTATTCAGGACGGCGATAAGCTCGATATGTCAAACGTTCTGGTATATGACTGCGGTTGGGCAGTCGTAGACACTAAGGGCAATATCTACGAGACCGCAAGTTATGTAAATCGGGATATTTTCTGCGGTGCGCGTGACCTTATGCAGTCTGCTTATTACGCTTGGAAAATTCCGCGCTATATCGAGGAAATCGCAAGCGGTCAGCGCCAGATGGCAAGCACTTACGAAATCCGCAAGGCTATGCTCGACACGATCGAGAAGTACGGCATCAAGGAAGTAGCCGCTCATAACGCGCGCTTTGATTATAACGCTCTGAATGTCACTCAGCGTTATACCACCGCAAGCCGTTACCGCTACTGGTTCCCATTCGATAGCGTAGAAATCTGGGACACTATGAAGATGGCACAAGATGTTATCTGCAAAATGCCCACCTATAAGAAGTTCTGTCAAGAGAACGGCTATCTGCTGAAAAATGGCGCGGTACGCAAGACCGCCGAAATCCTGTGGCGGTTCATTTCCGGTGATAACGAGTTTGAGGAAAGCCACACCGGACTTGAAGATGTGCTCATTGAAACTCAAATCATGTGGTACTGTTTCCGACAGCACAAACCCATGCGAAAGGCTCTTTTTGAGAACAAGAGAGAATATCCGCCCATGACAGACTTTCAGCGAGAGTTTTCCGCAAGCCTGCGGGAAACTCCGGTAATCAGGTTCGGGGAGATTTAATCTCCCCAATCTTGAAAAAAGGGGTTGACAAACAAGCATAAATCTGTTATACTTAATATATCAAAAGAAGAAAGGACTTGAAAAGAATGAAAATGATTTGCTTTGATATGGACGGAACGATTGCTGACCTGTACGCTGTTCCTCACTGGCTCGACAAACTGCGGGCGGAAGATGCTTCACCCTATGAAGAAGCTGCTCCCATGTGGGACATGGCAAAACTGCGCGAGGTGCTTTTGAAGTTGAGCGCAAACGGCTATGAAATCCGCGTGATTAGCTGGCTCAGCAAGAACAGCACCGAGGAATACAAGACGGCTGTTCGCAAGGCGAAAAAGTCGTGGTTGGAAAAGTACAACTTCCCCGCTGAGAAGTGCCACTTTGTAGCCTACGGCACGACTAAAGCCGACTGTATCCGCCGGATTGTAGACGCTCCCGCAATCCTTATTGATGACAACAAAAAGGTGCGTGATGGTTGGCACATGGGTGAAACGATTAACCCGATGGAAGTTGACCTGCTGGAAGTTCTTTCCTCTCTTGTTTGAGAGGAAAGAACACGCTGAAAGGAGAATAAAATGGTAACTAAAAGACTTAATCTGTCGGTTTTGAATGAAGAGGGACAGCGCGATTGTATGAAGATTGTGGAGCGCATGGGATGGTGTTATGACTACATCGGCGAAGACACCTATCTGGTAAATGTTCCCATTGAGGATGAGAACCTGTTCTATTTTCTTGATAACTGCTTTTGATTAAGAGGTGGATTTTTCCACCTCTTTTTCTTACTCAAATGCGGAATGCCCTCTTGACCTCAGCGGCCCGCTGACAACCGCAGCGGGCCGAATTTTCATTATACACCCCCGGCACAAAAAAATCAATGCACTTTTTGCACAAAAAACGATCCGCTTTTTCTCCCGATTTTGTGGGATCTGACGAACGAAAGTTCTTGACTTTCGGGGTCACAGGCGTTATAATTAGTATAGAAAGTGAGAGAGGGGAACGCCGAAAGGCTTCCGAAAAAAGTTCAAAAAACCTCTTGACAAACCGCTTTCAATCTGCTATAATGGTTATAGAAGATAAGAGAAATGAACGGCAGACAGCGACAGCAAGTTCTCAAAAATCTTCAAAAAACCTCTTGACAAGCTCCCTCAAAAGTGCTATAATAGAAGTACAAAGAGGGAACAACACCTCGGTATCAAACTTCAGTGAGTTTGAAAAGAAGTTCAAAAAACCTCTTGACAAACCGCCGAAAGTATGATATAATAAATACATCAAAAGGGACAAGGACAGTCCGAAAAACCAGAAAGGAAGTTATTTATGAACAAGACTCGTATTACCAAGGCTATGCGCTTCGAGGACATCAAGGCTCTGCTGAACGGCGAAACCGTTACCTATGGCACGACCGTAGAGCAGGCAGTCGAGTTTATCGACAAGGAGATGGGTCTGCTCGCCCGCAAGAACAGCGGTGACAAGAAGCCCACCAAGACCCAGCAGGAGAATGAGAAGTATAAGGTTCTCATCTGCGACTTTCTGGCTAACAAGCCGGAAGAGAAGAAGGGTTACACCTGCACTGAGGTCATCAAGCTCGTTCCGGAGCTGAATGAGTTCAGCACCCAGAAGATTGCGCCCCTCATGCGCCAGCTGGAAAATGCCGGTAAGGTAGCACGCGAGGAAGTCAAGGGCAAGACCCTGTTCCACCTCGCCTAAGTCCCTCATAGGGTGGGGCGTAAAAACCCCACCCACCTATTAAGAAAGGAAGTGTTATTATAGCACAGCGTATCACTGATGCGGAACGTCTTGAACGGATCAAGGCGGTGTTCCCCGATGAAGCAGAAGCGCAAGATATTCTTGCATATGACAAGGCAGTTGAAGCAGGCGAAAAGACGGAATATGACTTACCGCCCGACAAGCTGAAAGCTGCTCAGAAGTTCGCCCATGCAGGCACGCGCAAAGCGCCGACTGTATATAAGTTCAATAAGCGTGAACGCAAGCCGAACGCAACTAAGGGCGGATTGATTGCAGAGCTTGCGGACTTCATGGAAAAGGGTAGCAACTTTAGCGTTTCTAACCTTGCTATCACGAATAAGGAACGGCAGATTTCGTTCATGGTAGGTGACGAAACTTTCGAGTTAACGCTTGTACAAAAGCGCAAGCCTAAGAAGTAAATGGATAGGGTGGGATAACCTCCCACCCCTCCAGAAAGAGGGGAAAGACAACGGCAAAGCAAGCAAAAGAATTTTTATATGTCGGTCACTATATCGACAAAGATGGCAACTATATCCTAAAGGTTGGAACAACTAACGACCTTGACCGCAGAAGAAAAGAACACACGCGCAACTACAAAAAAAGTCCTAACTTTACAATGCCGAGTGATGGCGCGTTTGAGTATGACTTTTCGTTGAAGCTCTCAAAGTACAACACTTTAAGGTATGAGGATAGAACCCGCGAAAAGTGGCAAGAAGAAGAAATAGGCGAGTTCGTAAGAAATGACCGCTTTTTCTGTAAGAAGAAACCAAAAAAGGTTACAATTACCATTCGCAAAACTTATGAAATCTGGCTTGAATGAGCCAGATTTTTTTGTGCATACCATCTATAAAATTGATCGAGATTTTGTGTATTTTGCCTATTGACAAAACGCCTGCGGGTGTGGTATAATAGCGGGCCGGTCGCGGGCGACCCGGCCCGAGTTTCACCGATCGGAACCATATGCAAAATTTTTGTTCAATCCAGCGGCTTTCCATATGGCCGCCAATTTTCCCGAAAGTGGCTCTCTAGTCCAATTTTATTTCCAACCCACCAAAGACTCGCTTTATTAGTTTCATTTTATCTGTAGCCCACTTCACTGGCTTGTTGCTAACAAATTTTTAGTTGATCATAGCGCTTCTCCAGAATACCCGATCGGGTCCAGATCAAAACAAGAGGAAGATAGAATAAAGAAAATGACAATCTTAAATAATAATCGCGGAGGCCCAGCTTACCCGATCGGTCCCGCGTTTCTATTTCCTTTTGATTTTATAATAAAAATATGTTATTATATTAAAAAAAGATATAAAAATATCTCGGTTCTAGCTATAAAATAACTAAAAACGAGATAAAATGCTCTTTTCTCTTGCTATATTGCACGATAATCTAATGTTTTTCATTTAAAAATTAAGAAAATCTATCTTAAATCCATCAAGTAATCATATTTCCTTTTTCAAATTCTCTGTAGCCAACTACATAAATACTATTAC